GCATATGTCACCGAGTCAGGGCCAAATGCTGAGCTATCAGCCCAGTTCCATACAGCCCCAGCTAACTCAAACTTAGTTTTAACAGTTGTTGTATCCCAGTACTTGCCAAAGTAGCCAGTAAACGCACCATTGGTGGTATCTATTTTAGTTGCAGAATCAGCATGTTTAGCATATGTTACCGAGTCAGGGCCAAATGCTGAACTATCAGCCCAGTTCCATACAGCACCAGCCAACTCAAATTTAGTTTTAATAGTTGTCGTATCCCAGTAATGACTAAGGCTATCTCCTAAATCAACATCTTTTACTATATTGGCATCTGCTGGTTCATATACACCCGGATGACCATGAAAGTATGTAGCATAATGCACAGACAAGTAGCCAGTGAATGCACCATTGGTGGTGTCTATTTTAGTTGCAGAATCAGCATGTTTAGCATATGTTACCGAGTCGGGGCCAAATGCTGAGCTATCAGCCCAATTCCAATGTGGTTTACCTAAGTTTAATAAATTTGAGGATAGCAAATTTCCAACACACAATATAGTCAGCATTAAATATAAGGCTATTTTATTGTATATTTTCATTATTTATGCCTTATTGATTAAATAATTAAATATTATAGAAATAACAGCAGTTATTAACGCTGAATATATTAATACTTTTGTTTGAAGTTCCACAAGTTTTTCAGAATTCATTTGAAGTTTTTGTGTTACACCTTTTCTATAATCATTTTCTTCATTTGTACGATTCTCATTAGTTTTTTCTAAAGCAGAGATATCCTCATCCTGAACTTTTAATATTTGTAACACTTGTGCTCTAAATGCAATATATTCAGTAGGTGATAATATACTTATATCATGTTCAAGATTTGTTATTTTACTTAATAACTCCATTAATTTTTCAGATGTTAATTGAGTTGTATTATTTTCCATCGTGTTGTTCTTTCAATAATGATTGTACTGGAGGATGAACAATTACAATGCAAATTCCATCAATACTCAGTCTGCATGAATGTACCGTCCCAGGTTTTATAATCCTCACTTCCCCTGAACCTATTGATATTCCATCATTAAATGATGTAGTTCCTTTAATTTGATAAAACACTTCTTGTGAATATTTGTGATAATGCAATGGAATATCCCCGCCTTTTAATAAATCATTGTTATATACACATTCAAAAATTTGACAATCATTAGATGTTTCTTTATTATTTAATAAAAACATTTTCCATGTGCCCGTATGTGCTACATAAGTTCCTTTATTAAATGGCGTATCAACAACTAATGATGTTTCCAGGGCGGATAATAATTCTTTTCTGTGTGACATATTACTTAAACTCCAATTTACACGAACAATTTGGATGGCCGGGAAAAAACTCAGTTAGATAACTCAAATCAAATTCTTGTTCATGGTTTGTAATACAAAGAATGTTTGATTCTTCTGTATTTTTACATTTCCATATTCCCTTTGTCTTTCCTGATATTCTAGCTAATGATATCAAACCAACCCATTTTGCTTTTTTATAACTCTCTTGAGCATATAAGAATACTCTATTTTCACTTTTATCCAATTTATTCAAAAAGGATTCTTTTCCTTCTTTCAAAGAATTATTTAATTCATCAAAAAATTTAGTTACTACTTTTTTATTCCATGAATAAAGTACATCTAAATCTTCTGTTATATTACCTCCGGTAGTTTCTAAATAAGTTGATCTTAATTGAGAATTAACTAATTGTTCAAATTCTATGAATTTTGATTTTAACATAAAAGAAGCAAATTCTAAATCATTATTTATATTCAAATAATTTACAAGATCTGTTGTAATTTTTTCAAATATTGCACTATAAATTGAAAAGTATAAAGTTACAGAATCATATGGATTTATACCAGATGCAGCAGCGGGTTTCTTTTCAGTTTTAGTTTTAGTCTCTGTTTTTGATCCGGGTGGACGACCTTCTCCACCATCTGGAAGTGTTGGTGTTGCTGGTTTTATATTCCCGGTATACCCTGGGACATTTTCATTAACAAATAATTCTTTTGTTCCATCTGTACTTTCTTTTTCTTTTCTTCTCTTTTCAACGTCAAAGTCATAACCCATTGATTTGACAAATGTTTCAACTGATAAACCACCAAGTTCATAAACTTTTAATGCAAAATTACGAACCTGTTGTTCATCTTTTAAAGGTAATGTTTCAAATTTATATGAGACTGTTTCAAATTTTAGATTATTTGCTATAGCAATATCCATAGCTAATTGAGTGTATATTTGTTCAAGTTCGTATCTAATGGCATTCAAACCAACATCAGTACTTAAGAACGTAATCCAACTTTGTGCGGTTGCAGTTGATGTACCATCTATTAAAAGAGGGGGTACATGCAATGCCCTAAGAATATCAATATCTGCTTGTTTATATTTTCTATCAAATTCTAAAATTTTTCCATCTGGTCCGACATCCTCAACTTCAAGATCCGGGCCGGGCCAAACGAATGAATTAGTTCTTTTCAAACTATTCAACATATCAACTAATGAATTAACTCTTGCTTGTGAAACCACATGATATGCGGGATTTAAGTCTTTATTTGGCAAACCTAATTTAAATATTGTTATTCTATTAATGAGACCATCTATAGTTGCATTATCCACAGCTTGTAATTTTCTTTTTGTAGCAACAGCACCAAATGCTTTTATAAATAGGGATACACCCCATGGTTTATAGTCTTTTCCATTACGCTTTATATGATATGTTACATTAGGATCAAGTATAATTGGTTGTCTATTATTTATAAACTTCATCCATTCCTTTGGGAGTAACTTTACTAAATATTTACCTGCGTCGTTAACTGGATTTTTTAATAGTTTTGTTAAATTATCATTTAATGTAAGTTCTATTAATTCAACTCCCATTTGAGCTAAGTCTGAGTTGATATTTAAATTTAATGTATCAATAGCTTTTAAAGAAACAGGGAGCATATACGTTTGTGAATCATTTAAATTTAATTTAATACCTTTCTGCCAAAAAACAGTAAAGACTGCATCACCATCAGTAATATAGTCGTCAAAAATACGTTTTGAAAATGGTGTTAATCCAGCTACTGGAAATACAAATCCTTTTACTTTTGTGTTATTCATTGGACCATTAACTGAAGTTGCCCAATCATTTAATAATTTTTTTAGTTCATCATTATCCGAATCAAAGTATCCTTTAGTAATACCAAAGTCACATAATAAATCAGCCACTGTAGAACATATACCTTCAACTGAACGCAACTTTCGTGCCAATACTACTACCTTGTTTCTATCTTCAAGAGTTGTGTCTTGATAATCTACAATATCAGTTAAAACAGTTGTAGAGGTTCTATTTGTAGTTAAAGAATAATTATGAACACCAACCTCTAATTGTTTGTTCATATCAAGATACTTTTCTACATCACTCTGTCGTTTTGTTTTTGGTATTTTAATAGTTTTAGATATTTTTTTACTATTGGGCATTTGTATATTCCTTATGATATATGAAGAGACATGGGTTTTACCTGATCAAGTAGCGTACTGTAGTCAATATTTGTTAACTCTTCATCTATAAGTTCTCTCATTCTTCCTACTGCATATAATAACGCTGAATATAAATCTTTCTTTCCAGACATCCTTTTTCCTGTTCGTGGATCGACAGATTCAATATCAAATTTTGCACCCTTACCCGCTGGTATAGCTTTTACTCTTACTAATTGACTTACTAATGTTTCTATATGCCCGGCTGATTCAAAGATTATAGTATTTTCATGATGGTATCTAAGTGGACGTGGAAAAATAAGAGACATATTTTCTATGATACCTCGCATATATCCATTAAATAACATATTTTGTTCTTGAGTAGTAGCATATAGTTTTAATATTGGCATTCCTTTTCTTACTTCTGTTTTATACGTTGGATCATAAATAGGTCGTTTGTTTATTCCAAGACTCATTAAATAATCGGCATCTGCTAAAAGATCAGATAATTCATAGCCACCACCTCTTGAATCCATAGCCACAGAAACAATATTAAATTTTTCCATTAAGTTATAAATTAATTTTACACGTTCTTGTTGACTCATTTTATTTTTTTCAAATGCGTAGACTACAGCCACATAATTTTTTAATTTACATGATTTTCCTACTTCATAAAATGAACATTGTTCACCAAGATTAGCTGTTGCACATTTTGATATATCTCGTTCTTTATTATTTAAGGCACCAACTTTTATAACTACAAGTGCTGTATTATCACCAGATGGGGCCGTATCAACTCCAAGCAAACAATAAGCTGAACAACTCTCTAATGGTTCTAAAAATAAATCATCTTCTCTATCAAAAGATATTTCTTGTCCTTTTACAATACAATCGTACGGAAAATATCCACCCTGTAAATTAAGGGGTATATTTTTATTTTCTGAGTTCCATAAGGAAATATCTGTAGTTGGTATATTTAACTTTTGAAGAATTCTTTCATAGTTAATTCCCCATGTCATTATACGTCTTCCATCGGATGTCTTATAAAAAGTATCTTCTAAATTAAACTCATATACTGAAACATCATTAGCCGATAATGTTTTATCAACAACCTCATCCGGAAGTGTAGTTAAATCTTCTTTATTTACATTTTCAAGTAATGATTTATAATATGCATATTGCATATAAAAATCTCTATACGTATAATCACAAGTAGAAATAGCAATAGACATATTTTTAATTGGTTGTTTATCCTCTGGAAGACTTGGATCATACAATACGTTCATCATAGGATCAAGAACAGCTTGATACAAATTTGAAGAAATCAAAAATGCCTCATCTTGTCCTAAAGTATGACATCTAATACCACGAATTGAATCACCTTCGGTTGATGCCGCTAGTGGAATACCAAGTATAGAAGAACCATTTGTAAAATCTATAGACCAGTATGATGGATCTTTTAATATTATTTTTTTAGGGTTACTGACACAACCTAAAGCAAATTGTACATTTTCTTGTCCGCCTAAATGACATTTTATAATTTTTTCGCATTCATATAAAACAATTTTACTTCCTCTATAACCTTGTCCCGCTGCAGCTACTTGTTTTAAGTTTGGATAAAGTATCGCACGAAGTACATACAAAATTGCTAATAATATTGTTTTCCCCATACCACGAGAAGCAAAAAATAAATTAATTGGTTTACCCAATCCCCAATCACGCAATACTAATGAATGATGGGGAGATAGTTTAAGCCCTAATAAATCTTTTGCTGCTACATCAAGGTGTTTACGATAAAAATAAATAGGAAACAATCTATCAATTGTTTCATTTATTGTAAATTGTGTTTTATTCAATTGGGTCATATAGAGGTTCCATCTGCCTTATAAGTTCTCTGGCTTCTTCAACTGACATTCCCGCATAAGAATAATGTGCAAACAACTCTTTTGAAATTTCTTGTCTATCATATTTACTTAATAGTATCCTAATTTCTTTGTATCTCATTCGTCTGATTAAATCAGGCATGTCAGTAAGGCTCTGTTGAAATCTTATAGAAAGTGCGGCTACACTTTGTCTATCTTCTTGATCTTTAACTTTTGACTTTTCACCCTCATCTATACCTAAATAGTTTCCTAATTTTATATATGTATCTATAAGATTTTTAAGGGCTACATTAAAAGCAATAACATTGCCATCGACTAATTTTTTTATTAGCACTGAAAGTTTACAATAATTTGTTATTGAATTATCTAAATCATTTCTACTTAAAGATGGATAAGCCAATAATAAATTTTTCTTTATTTTATCTATTTCGTCGTAATCCTCGTTAACCAATAACTTTTCCACTGAAATCTGATCATTGTTATCAGAAACAGCATCCTGGCTTTTTCTTCCAACGTATTTTTTGATTCCAGTAGAATTGCCATATTTATATCTCCCTTTCGTGGACTGCGTGGCAACATAGTATCCTTTTGTTAGAAATTCTAGTCTATCATCAAAATAGTCTGATGTAAAAGAAATTTGATTACCATCAAAGTCTAATCCGTTAATGATATTTTCTAGTGCTATTTTTGCTTTCTCAATTGATGAGTTTTCGTCCAGTCCAACAATAAAAACGTAATAATCTTTAATAATTTTGACGTATTTTATTGTTTCTGGTGTAGGAATTAAAAATTTTCCACTATTTTTCCCAGTTTTTGACATAACCTTCTCCCATTTATGTATATATCGTCTATTTTTTTGTATTTTGTACCACGTAGCCGATAATAAGCAGAATAAAATTCATTGAGGGGAGAGATTACATAAAACGTAATACATTAATTAATTTAATACCTACCTAAAAATTTATAAAATTGATTAATTTATATTATATAAGAACTTCTTAAAAATCCTTTTGGACAATTACCATAGTTAATATTAACTATAGTTAGTAATCATCAATAGTTAATATTAACTATAGTATTTTCCTAACTATAGTCTTATACTTACTATAGTATAGTATATACGAAAATTGCAACCCGTTGTGTGACAACAAGTTAAAAAATTAGTTTGATAATGTTCAGCTCCAAACCACTTTTTTGGCCCTTTTTTGGCCTTTTTTGGCCCATTTTGGGGTGTTTTCGGCTGATTTTGGACCTCCCTATAAGTTGTTATCCCACAGTAAGTTACAAATTCTTAAAAAACTAACTCATTACCCAACAACAAGTTGCACTTGTCGGACAACAAGAAGCCGCTCCACAACAACACGTTATAAAAAATTAAAAAAATATCACTATTTGGGAACTTTTAGAGATTAAATTGGTTATACTTTTTATAACCAGAAGGAAGGCACGTAGAATGTTGTATAATTTTCATAATGTTGATTTAGAATTAAAAGTAGAGACAGAATCCTTATTTAAGATACAAGAATATTTTCGCCAAAAATCCCCTGAAATTGAACAAGCGTTTTCAAAATTTAGTACTACAACTAATATTTATATTGACAGTGTAATCTCAAGGTTGTCTACTTCTTTTGATTCAGATATTGACTCATTACAAGAACAACTTGTAACATGCATGTCTTTAGTATTTACTGGAGGTCAACTGCTAACTGATGCTCGTGCATTCCATCAAATCTATGAAATGCTTTTCTATTGCCCAAAACAAAAGGAGTATTCTGATCCCGATAGAAAGTTATATACACAAACAAAAACTATCTTTCAATCAAGATTAGTTTATATGCTAAATCAAATAGTAGATAAATTAGAAAAAAGAATTATAACTTGTCAGAGTTTATTAAAAGTACAAGTAGCCACAATGGGGGATGCAACAGGGATGCATGGAAATTTACCTAAGTATGATGGAGAGGCAGAATGAATATCTTAGTATTACATAATCAACCGTATAGCAACAAAAAAGTCTTAAATAGGTTTCGAGCCGCTGATATCAAAGTAGCCCCAGAAGATTTTATTTTAGTGCTAAAAGTAAAAAGAAATGTACCAACGGAAGTTCTCAATAAAACTTGGGATTTGTTATTTGTAGATTCATCTTCGACAGCATTTGTGGATTATGAACATTACTTACGCAAAATGCGTAAAAAAGGTAATCCAATAATAAAATCTTTTAGTTATAGGACTGTAGGCCAATGAAAATAATCGGTATACATGGAAAAGCAAAATCCGGAAAAGATGAAATAGCTAAAATATTATGTTACTCATACGGTTGTTTACATATTACCTTCGCGGATAAAGTTAAAGAATATGGAATAAAGTATTTTGATTTAACAAAAGAAGTTTGTTATGGCACAAAAACAAAGGAAAGCAGACTCATTCTTCAAGGAATAGGTAATGGCATTAGACAACTTTTAACAAATGATTCTTTTTTAGTCAAAAGTATTAACCGTATTAGTATTGACAAATTAACTCCAAATGATGACTACATAATAAGTGGTGATACCATTGGAGTATCGGGATACCCTACATGGGTAGAAGATATCGCGATTAAAGAATTTAATCTAACCCAATCAGAATTAAAATCAAAAAAGAAGTTAGTTAAAATTATATTAAGAGGAATTAGTACTCTAATTAAAGAAGAATATCAAACATTAATTAATGCAACAATAAAACAAAAGATATCAGGGGATCTTATATGGGTGCAACTTTTAATAGAACGATGCAAAGATATTGATGGAGTTATTGTAATATCAGATGTTAGGTATCAAAACGAAAAAGAATTTATTGATAAAAACGGGGTCTGCATAAAAGTGATAAGAGAAGACAAACCGGATATTGAAACTGGAGAAACCCATCCATCAGAGATTAATTTAGATGAGATAAAAGAATCTGAATGGTTTTTTATTATTAGGAACATGCATAAAGAAAATTGGGAAGAATTACTAACTATTCAAACCAGTAATTTAATAAGTAAATTAAGAACAAAAAAATTCTTTTCACAAGAATATATAAAAACTAAATTTAAGACAAGTGGAGATTTGTATGATTAAGCATTATGCAAGTTTTGAACATCACGGAAAAACAGTATTCTCTGTTTGTGGATTAAGAGGAAAACATAGAAAATATTGTTTATGCTTTCAATGTTCAAAATTTAAACCGGATAAAAGAGACGAAAATTGTGCTATTGCAAATGATGTGTATAACCTGTGTATAGCCCATAATTTAACAACCCCTGTTTTTGAATGTCCAGAATTCAATCCGATTCAAGGAAAAGATGGATACATGATTTGGACTATCAGTTCTATTCAGGAAACTAAGTAATGGATTTACATGAAACAATTTTAAAATTAGACAATTATAAATGCAGATATTCTGGGTGTACAAGACAAGAATTACAGGTTCATCATATTATACCTCGGTCACAAGGTGGCAAAGATACAGAATGGAATATGATAACTTTATGTTATTATCATCATGATTTAATTACACGCAATAAATTATCTGATGAATTTATACTAGGGTTACATTTAGGAAATTCTTATTTTAGGTGGACAAGAGCATTAAAATGGCACTTAATTAAACAACAACTACGGAAAAAAGGCAATAAAAATGAGAAAAGATAAGTCACTTTCTATTGAACTTTATGAAAGAATAAAAGGCACAGTTGCACCAGTATTAGAACAATTTCTATCTATATCTCCCGATGAAAGATTAGAAAGGGAACAACATGGAGAAAATTTGGCAACTATATTAACCGATGCACTTCATCCAGTTATTGAACATACCAGAATTAGCTCTATTCTTATTCTTATGGAAGAGGGTATAGGAAATATGGTTATGCTTACTCCAGTTTTAAGAAATTTAAAAAGCACTCATCCGGGTTTGAAAATAACTGTTCTTTGTAAGAATCCCGCCGCTCAGGTAATCCAGGGATGGGAATGTGTAGATAAAGTCATTACTGAATTTGATTATAATTATTATGATTTGGTTTATATAACCATATGGGGACAACAGCTAGCCCAAAAGTATAGTGAAGAATTAAAACAATATACGAAATATGTCCTTGCATCATCTTTGAAAACATTTCATGAAACAATGCAACACATGTCCGTGGCCTCATTCTTAGAATCATCTACTAATTTGAGTGATACCCATTGCCAAGTCGCATATGATGAGACATCAAAGTCAATACTTGATTATACACACAATAAAGGAAAGTATATTATATTTGCAAATACAGCATTAAGACTTCCCGGTGATCCGTGGAAATCAAAACGTTGGCCATATTATATTGAATTAGCTGAAATAATAAAAAATAAACATCCTGAGTATACGGTGTACCTTGTTGGAACAAAAGACGACGCTGAAGAATTCGAAGGAGTAAAATTACCAGATAATATGGATCTCAAATTTTTTGATTCATTAGATATTCCACATTTGGCATATTTAATATCAAATGCAGAGTTCTTTGTTGGCAATGATTCAGGGCCAGCACATATTGCTGCAGCAGTTGGAACTAAGACATATGTCTTATTTGCACCAACTCTTATAAGCAAAAATAAGCCCCTTGGTAAAAATGTAACTATCCTTCATAAGAATATACCCTGCTCCCCTTGTCAATATACTGAGAGATTTGGAAATTGTGATTGTATAGGTTATATGTCTGCACATGAAGTTTATAATGAAATTTTTTATCCACAACAAACAAAACCTTCAGTATTATTAGTTGGAGATACTTCTTCGGGTGCATTTAGAAATGAGATTTCAATCAAAAGAGTATTAGAAAAAGAATTAAAAATGAAAGTAACAATGTATGAATATAGACAACGAGAAAATAAATTAAAAAGTAATATTGAGATGACATATGAATTACTTAATAATATAGTGCATAACTCATATGATTATGTGCTTATTTGTGGAGGACAAACTCTAGTTCCTGATATTCTTTCGACGCTACCCCGATTATCCCCAAAAACAAAACTTATCAATTGGTACGTGGATAATCGTAAAACTGTTGAACCTTGGTTTGCTAGATTAAGCTCCATTTGTAAGGCATCTTTTTGGTCTACTGGTGATCCTAATTTACTTTCAAAAGTTTTTTCTCAAACTCAAAGACCATGTATGTTCTTGCCTATTACTCCGGATGAACATCTGTTCAAACCTATGCCTGAAGTAAAAAAAGATATAGATGTACTGTTTGTTGGTACACCACACTCTAAAGAAAGGGTTGAACTTTTAGAATATCTTGTTAAAAATGGAATAAAAATTGAAATTTATGGTGATGGGAAATGGCCAGAATCACTAAAGAAATATGTGCATCCCGGAGTGTTTGATAAGGATTTTGTTAACTTGCTAAATCGTGCCAAGTTAGTTCTTAACATTAACATAGTTAATGATGTTCCTTTATATTTTTCAGATAGATATTTTCAACCCATGGCAGTTAAAACTGTAGGTTTGAATAAGCGTGTTCCAAACATAGAAGATATGTTTGAAGATAAAAAACATATGTTATTGTATAATGCACCCGAAGATTGTTTAAAGTTAATTCAAGAATATCTTCCCAAAACGGAGGAACTTCAGAAAATTTCTGAGGAAGGACATAAACTTTATATCGAAAAGTACACCTTGACTAAAATGCTTAACCAAATGTTTGAGGTAATATAATGGATAGAAAAACTAATGTCATGCATGTAACTCCAGAAATGACAGATAATCAAGCTGATATAGTTGGCGTTCTTTCATTTTCTCAATTAATGGTTGAAAGATTAATTGAGGCAAAAGAACAAGGAAAACATGGATGGCATACTAATTTAATTACATTAGAGTACTTAGAAAATAAATTAGATCTCGCTGTTAAAAATAATGATTATCTTGATATTGCTAATTATGCTATGATGATTTATCACAAAAAAGAAATGTTAAAAGAGCTTATTAATAAACATGAGGATTAATATGCCGATTAATACAGAAAAATTTCAAGTGACTATCGTTTTAAATGAACTTGATGGTTCACGAAATAAGAAAAAATTAATAGCATTTGATTCAGAAGAACAACGAGATGGTTTTTTAAAAAAATGTAATCGTCATGTATTATATGATTACTGGAGTTATTCATATGGGTTAACTTTTTTAGAGCTTTCTGATGGATCATTAATTAATTATTCACACATAGTTAGAATAGAAAAAGGAAATGTATGAGAATTATATATGCAAGAATGGCGGGTTACGGTTTTGTTTCAACTCCATCTGATGCCGTAGTAAGAGAGTTAGAAAATTTAGGACATACTGTTTTTTGGACTGATAACTTGTCATATTTACCAACTGACAAATATGATTTTGTATTTTCTCCATATGAATCAGCAACAATTTTGGGGGATGCTATATCTAAGATTTTGGGTGTACCCCATTATGCTCATATTGAAGTTGTACCGCCGTGGAGATATATTCAAAATATAGATTTTCAAAACTATGGTTTGTCAGCAAATGACCCCGAATTACAGCCAGATATTTTCAGAAAAACACGGGCATATTATGCCCAGGTTTTAATGGCCTATAAAAATGCTACTATTTGTAGTACATCTAATAAATGTAGGTTAGATTACATGCAAATAATGAGCGAAAGACAAAATATATTACTCAGATATCCATCTATTGATACAAGAATAATAGAATGTGCAAAAAAGATGTACTCACCTAAAAAAGACCCTAAAAAGATAATTACAATTTCTAGAGCAATGCCAATAAAAAGATACGACTTACTAATAAAAGTAATGAATGAAATTAAAACTCCAAATATGACTTGGACTATCATTGGTGAAGGTCCAATGATTGAAATTGTTAAAAAAGAATTAACAAATCCAAACATTAAATTAGAAATCCTTGGAGTAAAGTGGGGATGGGCAAAATGGTATGAACTAATGAAAGCTAGTTACATGATATATGCCATGGGAGGCATGCCACCTATCGAAGCTGCAATGCTAGATGTAATGCCAGTGGTAATAGAAAATGAATCTACATTACACTTACCGGAATTTGATAAATTTATGGAGTATAACTTTAACAAAAATATGCCCATCTTTAAGTCCAATAAGATAAAAGAAATGGCTCAACGTATGGATGAAGAGATTCTTAATAAAGATGTAGCACCGGACCTTCTTATAATAAAAGATGACTTTCTTAATGGAAAAATGGGTGTAACAACGTCAAAACAAAATGCAATTCAATTAATTGACAGGATGAGCCATGTTGTCTAAATTTTTAATAACAGGTGGAGCGGGTTTCGTTGGCGGGAATTTAGTTAGATATTTGCTTGCCAATTCAGACGTAACCTCTCATGTTACAATTCTTGATAATTTTTCTACTAAGGGTTCCTTAGAAAATGCCAAAGGTATCAAAGATGAATTTAAGGGTAAAGTAACTCTTATTAAAAATAACCTATACTCTGCAAGTTCCAAACCAGAATTGTTTACAATGGTAAAAAAACATGATTATATTATGCATCTCGCAACGTGTGATATCAGTCAAAGTTCTATAAATCCAGAACAAGCCGTATATACGAATATACATGGAACAAGAGAAGTGTTAGAAGCATGCAAAAAATATGAAAAAAGATTATTTTATGCCTCTTCAGCTTCAGTGTATGGAAATCAGTTGATATTACCAATTCCTGAAGATACTGTCTTACATCCATTATCTATGTATGCTGTTACAAAATTAACAGGAGAACAACTTTGTTTATTATACCACGATGAATATAATGTTCAAGTTTCTATTGGGCGGTACTCAAATGTTTACGGGCCTAATTATTTTATTGCTAACCCTTATAGTGGATTAATAACAAAGTTACTTGCTTTATTTAAAAAAGGAAAAATTCCCCAATCAATTGAAGTAAAAGGTGATGGATCTCAAACTAGGGATTATGTTCATGTATCTGATATAATATATGCATCTATGTTAATTTTATTTTCGCCTAGAGCAATAGGTGAAATATTTAATATTGGCACTGGGATAGAAACTAGTGTAAATCAAGTTATCAATTTATTTAGAGAAACTTTTGATGTACGAGTTTATCATACAAGTGATAACCATATTGATAATATTAGACGAAGAAGTTTAAATGCAGAAAAAATAAGATCAAAACTCAAATGGACTCCCACGGTTTCTTTAAAAAATGGGATAGACGGGTTGTTAAGAAATGTGTAAAATTGGGATTATTGGATATGACGCCCCTACTGGATTAGGGGTGATTATTTCTGAATTCAAAAAACATTTAGATATTTCAGAACACCTTATTATTAAACACCCTTCATTTATAAATAGTCCAATAAATTGTACAAAAAATGCTGGAGAATGCAGCGATGATGAGTTTATTACTTTTGTAGAACAATCCACATTTGACATACTTGTTATTATAGAAACTCCATTTAACTGGAATATTCTTCATATGGCCCATAAATTGGGTATAAAAATCGTATATATTCCTATGATGGACGCCATGTCAATAAACACAGTTAATAAATACCATATGTTTATAGATAAGGTTCTTTGTTTTACAAGGTATAGCTTTAAACATTATAAAGAATACTTTAAAAAAAGTTCAATAGTCTCATATCTGCCTTATCCGGTAGATACAGATATTTTTTCTCCAGAAAGACTGTTAAATGTTTCTAATAAAAAGTTATTTCTTCATAACCAAGGCAATGGAGGTGCACATTTTAGAAAAGGTTCTGATTTAATTTATCAAGCATTTAAAAATTTACCATCTCTAACTTGCCATGTTAATAAACAACCAACATTGAATAAAATGTATCATTTACCAAATGATTTACCTAATTTAACTATTAAGACAATGTTATATAATGAACCAGCAGATGCATATTCATATGGAAGGATATATTTAGCTCCCTCTAAACGAGAGGGATTAGGGTTACCTATATTAGAAGCTATGGCTTGTGGTCTTCCAGTGATAACTACGGATGCTCCCCCGATGAATGAGCATGGTAAAAATTTATTAGTTTCAGCAAAACAAATATATTACACTAAAGATAATGATACTCCATTTTTAGATATATCTGTAGATGATCTTATTTGTGTTATAAAATTTGCTTCTAGTAACTTGTCGTATATGACAGACCTTTCAAAAGAGAATAGAGATTATATGATCTCTAATCAATCATGGGAAGCATTAAAACAAAAATATATTGAATATATGGAAAATTAATTATGCCAACTTATACGTATAAATGTAGCTCATGTAAGAGTAAATTTGACGCATATTCACCTAAATACGACTATTTTTTTAGGACAATTTCTCAATGCTGCGGTGCAATCAGCTATAGGGTTTTTTCGTTGGGCATTTTTGCTATAAAAATAAAATCAACGGAGGTAACCCATAAAACAAAACGAAATGTTAGTAAACTTACTAATGGCATACCTATTGGTGAAGTTCCTGGTGATAAAGAGTACACCAAGGAATATGGCGGACATAAAATTGGTGAAAAAGGATATATAGGACCATTACCATAATGAATATATTAATATGCGGAACATTTGATATTTCAAATTCAACTAGACATGAAGTTAAGGTTGCTGATTGTCTTAAAGAACTTGGTCATAAAATAATTCTGTATGACTACAGAGAAAATTTACGTTATTACGGCGAGTCTGTATGTATAACTGGGTTATTTATAAAAGCAAGAGCTACACAAACGGACTTAATAGTTATCTTTTCAGGAAAAGGGCTATCCGCAAAACTTGTTGAATTTCATAATTCAACAAATATACCAATACATATATGGTATCACGATTATAACTTAAACTCTCCAAAACAACAATGGTTAGTTAAGTTAGCCTTAATCAGCAATAAAGTATTTTTAACTACGGGTGATTTAAACTTCAGAAATTTATACCCAAACAAATATAACGAGCCTGCTATATTTTTACCAACAACAGCTTATGATAAAGTATTTTTCCCTGTTGAGATTTCAGAAAGAGAATATGACATATCGTTTATGGGTACGCCACATACGCACCGTATTGAATTAATGCGTTACTTGGTAGGTAACGGGGTACGCCTAGTTATCCATAGTTATCCATCAATGGATTTTAAATGGCCGGAAGATTTAAAACCATATGTAACAGTTGCTAAATTTAATACGTTAGCAAACATAGTTTTGAACAGTTCAAAATTAATTTTAAATCCTAATGTTACTCAAGATGTACCACTTTGTTTCTCTGATAGATATTTTATGCCATTAGCCACTAAAACATGTGGGATTAATGAATATTTTGAAGGATATGAGGAACTATTTAAACATGACGTCCATATGAGCATATGGAAAACGTATGACGAGTGTTTACACCAAATAAAACAACTGTTAACTGATAAAGAAAAACGAATAAAGATTGCTCAAAATGGATATGACTTATATATGGAAAAATACAGACTTCAAGATATGGTAAAAAAATTATTATGAATTTACTACATGAACAAGTAATAAGAAATTACTATGTTGAAAAATGCATAGAATCTGCCACTAAACAAGGATTATTAACGGGGTCGCTCCATCTTTCAATTGGACAAGAGGCGTGTGATGTTGGTATAATAAATGCTTTTGATAACCCGCTAGTCTTCGGAAATCATAGAAGTCATGGACAATTTTTAGCAGCCACAAATAACCTTGATAGTCTAATTATTCAATTAAAAAATGGAATGAGTCAGCATTTGTATGCAGAAAATAAGTTTATCTCCCATGGTGTACAAGGAGGGTTATGCCCTATAGCCGTAGGAAATGCTTTAGCTTTTAAAAATAAGGGTATAAAAAGAAGAGTTCTATGTTTCATAGGAGATGGCACACTCGCTCAGGGTACTTTTACAGAATCCTTGTATCTAGCATCAATTTATCAGGCACCAATAACATTTATTATAATAGATAATAAATATTCCATGTCAAATACTAAACTTCCTTCATGTAAAGAAAATTTTTATTTTGTAACAGACTTAATACGAGCTTACAATATTAAATGTTATGTGTTGTTGGACTCAAGAAATGTTTTAGGGATATATAACATGGGAGCAAATATAGATGCCCTCGCTGGCCCAGATTCTATTTATATAAGATGCAATAGGTTATGTGGCCACTCTTGTTCAGATACTCAAGTGTACAGACCTAAAGAAGAATTAACAAAAGAATACTTTGATAAATTTTCTCCATTTATTTTTTCAAAAAATGAGATAAATCCTGTTATAGCCTATAAAATAAAGACAGAGGTAATAGAAACCTTTGTTAAACATTTACCTGAGTTTAAATATGTGCACTAGACATGAAATAAACCAAGCATTACGTGATTTAATGACAAAAAATCCCAATATAATCTTATTAGGACAAAGTATACGCGACCCATATGGCGGAGTAATGAAATGCACTAGAGGACTAACTAAAGATTTCAGTGATAGAATTATTGATTTACCGATATGTGAATCTGGATCTGCCGGACTTGCAATAGGTTTAGCTATGCGAGGATATATTCCAATATTAGAAATTATGTTTTCTGATTTTATAACGTTATGTTACGACCAACTATATAATATGCTCGGAAAAATATATGGGATGCATCAATTAAACACAAAGATTATTATCCGGACAATGCAGAATGATGATAAAATGTATGGTCCATCCCATAGTCAAGTTATGCACGCTGTAATAGAATCTCTTAATGAAGGAAAGTATCCCTGCCCGGTATCTTGGATTTACACTAGTAAATACAAAGTTTATTCCAAGATTATTGAAGAAGCCTTGGAAAAAGCAAATCCTTTAACAGTTATTCTTGAACGAAAGGAACTATATTAATGAATACACTAGTGTTTTTACCTGGAGGTAAAGGATTTGAGGTTGCTTGGGATTTTATATATAATAATCCAAATATTTTAACTTCATACGATTCAACAAATGTGATGATCATTGATGACCGTCCAATACGTATTAATACCTATGATTGTATAACTGATGAACAAACTGGAAAGATATATGATATCCATATTAAATCGTACACCGGTATACAAAAAACTTTAGATAATCTCAGAGGATTAAGAGATATTTATGTGATCCTTACTACATCAAATATGAAATTACGAACTCAATTGTATGATCAATGCACTTCTTATGGATTTCATATCCTTAATATTTTTGAAGAAGAACTATCCAATTTAAAAATTGGAAACGGTAATTTTATTTTTAAAAGTTCTATAAGCAGATTAGCAACTATAGGAAATAATAACGTTGTCTCTACTGGGTGCATAATTAACCATCATAATGAAATAGGAAATAACAATCTTTTTGGCCCCGGCTGCTTATTGTCCGGTACGGTAAAAATAGGAAGTAACTGTTTGATTGGTTCTGGTGTTGTCTTTGAACCACATGTAGTTATAGGAGATTCCGTAAAAATTTGTTCAAATGTCACGATAAAGGGGAACATTTCAGCCAATTTTTCTGTTAAATCTACTATGGACATGCGATGGCCAGAGGTGTATCAAGGTGCGTTAATAAGAGTAGAAAATCACAAAAAGGAGTAATATAATGGAACGTTTGAATCAAGTAACATTAATCGGAAACATTGGAATGGTATCCAAGAAAGATACCCATACTTACTTTTCTTTAGCTCTTGATGATTCGTATAAGAAGAAAGATTCAAATGAATGGGTTAATAGAGTAATTTGGGTTAACTGTTCTACTTTCTTCAAGGGTACAATTGAAAAAATTGAAAAAGTAGGATTAGCTGTTGGTGATGCTGTTTTAGTAACTGGAAGACTCGCACAGATGAAGAGTAAAGAAGGACAGTTATCTTTGTCTGTCACTGTTGACAAGGTAGTTGTTTTAAAGAAGAAAGTATCTTCTGAAACTAAGCCTTCAGATGAAGCAGAAGAACAACTGGAACCTGAGACAACTGTTACACCCGATCCCGATGAGTTGCCATTCTAATGTTTATATGGAAACAACCGACATATATTATTGTTGATTCTATAGATAAATTGGAACAACTTAGACTTGTTCTAAAAAAAGCTATAGATAACAATGAACCTATTGCTATTGATTTAGAAACTACGGGTCCAACTAGGGCAACTTGGTTGGACCCGTATAATGGGTCTATATTAGGTATTTCATTAGCATTTAATCCTAATGAAGGATATTATATCCCAATAGAACATGTTGGATATAAAACAATTAGTCTTGAAGTAGTAAAAAAATATCTTCAATATTTATTAGAATTGGGTGGTTTATATTTAGGACATAATATTAAATTTGATTATAAGTTTTTATGTCAATCTGGAATAAATTTATACCCTAGATTTTGGGATACTATGTTGGCTCTTAGATTATTAAATGGGGATAGAAGAAAACCGTCTGGTTTGAAAGCAGTGATTCAGCAATATGTTGAATTACCCACGGCTGCAGTTTCATTTGAAGAAGCGGCTGGTGAAAATCCAGCTGAAGAAGACCCAGCAAAATTTGGCATTTATGCCATAAATGACGTTATATATACTTTGTATCTTTACAAATCTTTAAAACCCAGAATTGATAAAGAGTATATGAAGTTATTTTATGAAGCAGAAATGCCATTGATTCCTATACTGGCACATATGGAGCTACTGGGTATCCTAATTGATGTTGAATACTATGGTAAAATACAGATTCCATTAGAAAAATGTAGAGATAAAATTGAAAGTTATTTTCAAATATCTTATAACACAAATATAAATTCCCCGTTACAATTAGGGGCTTTATTGGATAAAATGAGACATGGTTCTGGAATAACTTTGGGTAAAACAGCAAAGGAAAATATTACCACTGATGAAGAAGCCTTAAAAACAATTGAACGAACAGTAGATAAAAAACATCCTTTATACAAATTAGTAAAACATATATTAACCTACAGAGCAATAAATAAAACACTTAATACATATGTAACTAAATTTCCTAAACTGTGCCATATAAAATATTTTCCAGATGGTTCTAATCAAAGTGTTTTACATACTGAGTTTGATCAAATGGTTAATAGTGGACGATTATCTTCTTCACCAAATGTACAAAATATAACAAAAGACGGCGGAATATTTAGTGTTCGCAAAGGATTTATTGCAAGACCCGGATATGCACTTGTTGAAGCTGACTGGTCTGGTTGTGAGTTACGTTTAGTAGCTATAGATTCCAAAGAACCTAAAATGTTGCAAGCGTTTAAAGATAATCCCCGTGATGCAGACTTGCATCAAATTACAGCAGATGCTATAAAAACAGATAGATTTACGGGGAAAACTATTAACTTCTCCATCTTATACGGTGCTACTAAGTACAGTATATCAAGAACATTAAATCGTTCAAAAGAAGAAGCACAAACGTATTTAGATCTTTTTAATCAAATTTATCCGGGTATAGCAGAATGGAAAAAGACTATACAAGAACAAATCTGTATGTCAAGATGCACCAACACCTTATATGGTAGAAAACGCTATCTTCCAGACGATATTTCTATTAAACCAAAAACTTATTATGAACAGAGGATGCTTGAAGCAAAAGTACGTGAATTAACAAATCATATAATTCAGGGGACATCGGCAGACTTATTAAAACTTAGTATGGTAAAAATTGTAAAAGAGTTTGCAAAACGTAAACTTAATGCACATATATTAAGTACTACACATGATTCAATAGTAGTTGAATGTAAAAAAGGACTTGAAAAAGAGATTTCTGAAATATTAAAGGATATCATGGAAGTCACAATAGACGATATATTACTTCCAATAGATATCTCTATTAAAAGTAGTTTTGCAAAAGGATAATTATGCCAATGTGTATCATATATGTTTCAGGTGCAATGTCTAATAATTTTAGAAACTCTGATAAAACTAGGCAGAATAATATTAGATATGCTCAAAAAATTGCATCAAAATTATGGAAAATTAAAAATGTATACATTATTTGTCCACATCTTAATTCACCTTGGGCCACTAAAAAACAATTCTTTAATACAGGAATGACCTATAATGAATTGATATCCAAAGACTTAGAATTAATTGAAAAATGTGACTGCATATTTATGTTACGAAATTGGAAAGACTCTAAGGGAGCTATTTTAGAACATGATTATGCAGGAGTTATTGGAATACCTATTTTCTATTTTGACCAGATAGATAAATTGGAAGAATTTGTTTCTAAAAGAAAAACTGTTAAATGTCATTTATGCCTCACTGTAGGTAAAATTAAAACTTTCAAAGTAGGTCCAAAAAAGCATAAATTATGCGATAAATGTATAGGAATACTTAATACAGTAAAGGAATCAGGTGTTAAAGAAACATTTGAAAAATATTTAATTTTACCAAAACTGTGAGGTTAGCAATGGATAAAGTATTAAAAAAAGTATTTAAATTCAATATCCGTGACCCACTTATACAAGAATTACTTATTAGTTTTACACGTTATCAAAATATGGAAAAAACATTAAAGTTAATTAATGGTCAAGTTTCAGCAACAAGAAATGAGCTACAACAAAAATTAACAGCATTTCTTTTAACAAAAGGAATAAATATAGAACTTTCCGATGAAGTAGTGTTTATTCCACAGTACAAAGAAATAAAAGTATATAAACATGACACAAGAACAACGCAATAAGTTAGTTATTAACGGTATAGAAGTAGTAAATAAGATTTATAGTTGGTTTATTTATAGATATAACCTATACTCTTATATGTCTAAAGAAGACTTAGAAGATATGAAACAAGATGCAATAGTAGAAATGCTATACGTTGTTGATAACAAGTTTGATGAGACCAAAAAGAATAAATTATCTACTTATTTGACGCCAAGAATAACAGGATTTTTTAAAGATCACATAAAGAAACTTTTGCAACGAAAAGATATAGATATATCATTAGTATTGATTAATGATGCTGTGCCAGATCAGTTAACTGATAACTTATGTTCTTTTATTAATATAGATAATTTAAAAATTGAGCAATTACAAAATATGCTATCTTGTTTAGGTATATCCGATCCCGATATAATAAATGATATACTTAATGAGTCATGCAAATATCCAGAATTAAATGAGATACTACAGGCTATGACCTGTATAACACATAATACAAAAGTTATTATTTTATCCTACTATTTACTTGATAAATCAATTGTAGAGATAGCCAGACTTTTAGATCTGAATCCGGATACGGGGTTTATTTACAGGGTAAAACGACAGGGGATACAACAACTCAAAGAAGAGTTAAAATTAAGAGGCATCTTATGATAGTTACTAAAAAAGGCATAAAAACCACGGAATTTTGGATGACTATTGGAACAATAGTTATCCCTCTAATAGCAAAACTAACGGGAGTAAATATATCCAATGAAGCCCTCGTTGCTATAATTGCGTGGGTGGCTGCTAGGTCAACCCAAAAATATTTTGGAGTCGTCGATCAACAGTTAGGAACTCCAGCATGGCAAACAAGTGAATTTTGGGTAACCATGATTTTTGCTATCGCGAAGTCAGTATTTCCAGATTTACCAGAAGAAGCTTTCTATGGTGTATTAACAGGTGTTGGGTTACGTTCTGCTGTAAAGATTAAAGATAACAAGATAGTTGATAAACTTCCAGAAAATATAAAATAAAAAAGAAAGGTAATATGAAAAAGGGGAAAAAGGAATCTGCTGAAACGGAGATTAAAAAATTGAAAGAAATAGTTGTAGCTCTTAAGGAAGATAGGGACTATTTCAAAAAAAGAGCAGAAAGATTAGAAGGAGAACATGTAATGGGTTGGGAAGAGGGTTACTATAAGACTTTTGGTGTTAGCAATTCCGCTGAATTAGGATTAGGATTAAAACTTGGAGATCGAGTTAGAATTATTGGAAAAGTAACAGCCACTAAAACTAAAGTAGACCATGAAACAAAAAGGCAAAGTTCCGAAATTGAAGTAGAGTTAATGGGTATTAAAAAGGAGGGATAATATGCCATATATTAAGGAAGAATCTCGGAAAGGCTATAATGATCTAGTTGATCAAATAGTTAAAATCCTAAGTAAAGATGACTTTGTCAATGGGGCTGGAGATATTAATTATGTTATCACCAGACTCATATGGAAAGTGTTTGAATCAGATAAGTGTTATAATATGGCAAATAGTTTAACAGGTGTATTAAGTTGTGTTCAGGCTGAGTTCTATCGCAGAATAGTTGCTCCATATGAAGATAAGAAGAAAGAGGAAAATGGGGATATAAAGCTATGATTACATCATTTTGGTCATTCATGGTTGGGTGTATATGCATCTTATTTGGTCTTGTTATACTATTATATTGCGGATGTACCATTGCTTACTGGATTTTGGAAAATGCTACAGGAGATAGAGAATTATCTTTAAAAGAGATAATTCAATCACAATGGACCACAATAAAACAACTAAGGATTTTCTAAATGGAACTTAAAATTCTTTCTGGTAAAAAAGCAAAAGAATTAGCAATACAGCATTGTCCTGTGATAATTCAAGAATGGAAGTCCATAAAAGATTTTCCTACTCAGTTTGTTGTTGATACTCCGGAGAATATGGAACGAAATTTACCTTGGCTTATTTCTCAGCCTGAGTTACTTTTCAAAGTATCAGAAAATGATGAGTACTACTTTATTTATTATATTATTTTCCATCCTTTTGACTGGAGTGATTCAGGAATTCCTTTAATAAAAAAATTAGATTCTCATACCTTTGATACAGAGTCAATTTTATTGAGAATAAGTAAACATTCCGGATATAACTATATAGCGACAAGATATCATAATCAGCTACTTTTTTCAGATGCCGGTGTATCACCAGTAGTGTATGTTGAAGCTGAAGGGCATGGAATTATTCCAGAGGAAAATTATGATGACCAAGAGGATATAAATCTTGCTGTATACAGGGCGGAGTGTATTATATTCACAGACATAACGCAGTTAAAAACGTCACAATTGACATTTATAAAAGATGCTTTGATGAAAGCCGGGGTAGACACCCCAGAAGAGCAGGGTGACGGCTTATGGTTATTGTCACCATTTGGTACACAACATAAAAGAGATGATATGTTCAATCATCCGGATAAACTATTTCAAAAAGCATTAGAAACAGGAAGAATATAATATGGCATTTAAAAAAACAAATGGCGAAATTGGGGTAGATCCACCAGATCTTCCTACAGTAAAAGTTAATCTCAATCCAAATAAAAGAATAATAGAGGTATATTTGGATAATGGAGTCATATTTTCATATGAGGTTGATTCACCAGGGAAAGTAAGGGAACATACCTCTGCAATAATTAAAACCGGATATCGTCACAATGATGGTTTAATATTTGAGCACTATCCCCCACATAGAATATTAAAAGTAAAGAGTAACAATATACCCACTAAGTATCCCGATACTATAAGTATCCCGAAAGTGGAACTTAATTAATAATCAAAAAGGAGTAGTTTATGTTTTTAAGGGTAGTTTCATTAATTATTTGTGCATTAATGTTAGTTGGTCCAGTAATGGCAATTGATAATGTTGCCGGTGGAGCAGGTGCTTTTATGATTATGCAAAAAGGATTTAATCCTACATTTGCGTATGCTGTGAAAACCTCTATACCAACATATACTTTCAAGTACAGTAATCCAACGTCCGATTCCTTAGTTAATAAACCAGACCCAACTTTGTTTGCTGTAACAGAAGTAAGTTATGTCTATAGCGAATTTGATGTAGAGGAACGTGGTGAAATGGAAGCTCAACTAATGGTGGAAAAACTGCGTAAAACTTTAGGGTTTGCAGAAATGTACCTTGATTTTGGTGCTTCTGTATGGAGATTTGTTTCAACGGACATGCCAAATGTTATCCGAACAGGCTATTGTACCGGATTTGGTATTGAACCAATTTCAGGTCTCAATGTCGATGCAGTCGGGCATGTAATCCCAATTACAGACGCCCCGGATATGTTTATGACGGGCGTTGCTGTTTACTACCACTTCTAATTTAGGGGGGATTTTCCCCCCTAATAACCATAGGGAAACGCAGAGGATACCATGAAATACAGACTCAAACTAGCCCTTTCGACCATTGCCGTCACATCTTTGATTCCACTACTTTCAGGTGCGTTAACGGTAATAATCATTTCATTCTTGAAGTGACCAAAGTGAGACAGGGCAATGCAGCCACGACAATCATGCCAGAATCTAATCAAATAAGCTATGAATCAATAATAGCTGAAATAGCCCATATTTCAGGTGTTAAAAAAGACACTGTAAGAGAAGTTATGTCCGCTTCAGTGGACATAATAACTACTGCTGTATTAATGGGTAAGAAAGTGCATATTCCAGGTCTTGGAACGTTCTTTACTATTATAAAAAAAGAAAGAGTGTCTCATAATGCGTATACACGTGGACAAACATACGAGCCAGAAGTAACTTTCCCAAAATTTAGATATGCACAAAATTTTAAAAAAAGTGTAATAAGTATCAAACCAGAAAGAAAAGTATAATGTATATAGGAATAGACCCAGGATTATCAACAACCTGTGTTGTTGTATTAGATAACAATGGAAATACTCTTCATAAAGATTCTTGGGGTTCAGAGGCTAAAAGAAACTGGAAAGGGACACAAAGAGACCATCCAGCCAAACGTTATTTAGCCTACCATAATGCTCTATATAGATTTGTAACTCGGAATAAAATAACTACAGCTACTATTATTATGGAAGAATCTATTGCTGGTTTGATGGGTAATGGAAGAAAATTAGTAGAATTAAAGGGGGTGTATCTTATTGCTTTAGCTCGTAGAGTAGATGTTAATAAAATATTTATTATCTCCCCCACTGCAATCAAAAAATATTTTACTGGTTATGGGGCAGCAAGTAAAGAAGAAATGATTGAACGATGTAATCAATTAGGTTATCAAGTTTCTACCGAGCACGAGGCTGATGCAACCGCAATGGCTTATTGTGGCCTTCACTTCCCACAAATGCTACTTCCGAAAAATCTTCAAAGTCGATAATTCTATTATCCAAAGTCTTATATTTCATTTTTCCACTTAAAATTTGTCCTAAGTCTCTCTGGAATTTTGGAGTAGACAAAATTATTAATTTATAAATATTAGTCATTTCTTTTTTATTGCACATATTTTTCAAACCTTTCCATAGTCCAGGAATAAACAATTTCCACTTGATTTTGTTTTTCAAAATCATTCGTGCCTGTTATAAATTGTACCTTACTATTTTCATCAAATAAAACTACAGTTGCATCTTGTGGTAACTTCTTTAATTGTGAAATCAAATCTTTAACTATCATTTGTCCTCCTTTATTCTAAGGAATACAGGAAACATTAAATCCCCATCTGGAGATTTTTCCCGATATTGGATTTCAGCCATTTTACCTAACAGATTAGTTTTGTCCTTCCAAAATGCCTTTCTTTGAGCTATGGTAAAACCCTCGCTAACAGAAAAAGCAGTCTTATTGGACAAGAAAAATAAAAATGCACCAAGCGTTCCTTTCATAACTCCCAAACCTTCTGCATAACCCACAATTTTAAAACTATCCGACATGTTGCACTCCACATAATATTTCAAGTTCATCCAGGTTAGAAAATTTTTCTAATTTATCCAAACCATAAAATCCGGCCTTTGTTCCTCTCATTCTTGCACGGTAATCCACAACTAAATCTAAATTAGAGTATTTTTTTAATATGGCTATTGAAGCCAGACCACAAACAATGACTCTGTCGGGTCCATCCTTGATGCAGATTATTTGTGCTGTTTTAGGCTTAACACTCACCAATGGATAAAGTCCTTTTTCTACCGTCTTAACTCCTATACCCAAATGTGGTATATCCGGAGTGTTATAACTCCGAGAATTTCCAATTGTCCAGTTTATTATTGGAGTACCCAACATAATCTCCAATGCCCGTTCTCCAATTAAACCAGTAGTTAGCCGCTTAACTAACTTATTTCCGTCAATTGCGTAATGCCATTCTTTTATCTTAGCATCAGCTAAGGCTATAACAAATCCATTAATTTTGTCTATGCTACTTTTGTCTATCAAAACTACTTTAGATATAACAAAGTTATAACTCATTTTTTATCCATTCTTCCACAGATTCTTTAGTCCAGCCATATCTCTTATGAAATAAGACCTCAATAATTACCATTTCTTTTGTATCCAAATCCAAGTATGCCCCTACCACTATTTCTGGGTCATTATCCAATTTTATATAGTGTTCTGTGTTAGCTAGACTATTTGGCATTTTTTCAAATGAAAGTCGGAATAACTCTATTTCATTAATCTCAGCCAATTTATAACTAGCATCTTCTGGTAAAGATAAAATACTGCCGTCACTTGCTTTCTTATGGTGCTTTTTCCACATACTTAAGCATATAGCATAACGTTGATCAGTTGGATATTTTTGCATATCTGGATAATTCATACATCTACCCATATATTCTTTCTTTGTTTCATTTCTTTTTGGTTTTGGCATCTTTAATTTCCTTTTTGGAAGATGGAATAACACTAATACCTTTTTTACGTTCAACTATCTTAGCCATGACTACCTCCCAATATGATAAAATACTTTAAAACATGGATCATGTATAGGAATTGTAATTGATTCACCATCTAACGTCATTCTAACTGAATCTAAAACTTTATTATCTTTAACATCACAACTCAACATACCTTCAAGGTATCCTTCAGCACGGCCTTGCATATATGCTCGCATGGTCCCGTGCTGGAAATCAACTGCATCATCAGCAGTTTTAATTAAATTAAAAAATATAATCGACAGCATCACCATAGTTATAATACAAATTATAGTTATAGTTACTCCAACTAATAATGATATTGTTAACTTCATAGCTTCCTCCTGTACGTTGAATTCCCCGCGACGCTGGGAGCGGCCAGCAGACAGAGTAAAAGCGTTTTCATTTGGCCTCCTTCACGTCCAACGAAAAGTCAAAATGGGCATCGGGATATTGGTTATATAAAGCACTCTGCACATCATAGACTTTGCTATGCTGTTCAAAAGATTCTGTATTGACCACCGTTCGGACATGGGTAATGACAATGACCTCGACAATGCAGTCCACCACCCCCGGTACTTGCATCATCTGATTGTGAATATCCGCCAATTCCTTTTTCGTCATCACCCCTCCTTCATCTTTTCGATGAGATTGAAGACGGCACGCCAAGGGTCTTTGTGGTGCCTTCCGTATATCGTAGGATATTTGATTGTCGTTTCACCATAAACACCGGATGATGCCGCATATCCCACATTTGGTTTGATGGAAACAAAGCTTAGATTGATCCAGAACCGCAACCCCGGCCACCGCTTTTCCGCCAACGACTCGGCGAAGGTGAGTAATGTACCGACATGGGGATTACTAAATCCATCATCATCGAATATGTAAGGGCCAGGGATGCCCCATTTCATCAACGATTCCATTGCTTCGGTACACATTTCTGATTTCGTCATGACTTGGCCCCCTTCTCCCAGCACTTCTTGCAGAGCCATATCCCGGCTATTTTGATATAGCCCGGCTCCCCGCAGGCACAGTTACTTGACATCGGAATCCTCCTTTTTCAGGTCGGCGATACTTGTCATCTGTTCTTCAATCGAGAATGCAAATATGCAAAAGCCGAACAGGATCACCGCGTACACTTTCTCCCGTCTGTCCATCATTCCCTTCTTTCTTATCTCGGCGGATCAACCACAATAACCACAAGCAGATCAATAGTAATAACCCGCTGCATATAAACAAATCATCTTCCATCTCCGCCTCCCACTTGGGTGTCTTTGACCTCGGTGAATTTTGACATCTCTTAAGCCCTAAATCTTCGTTTTTGAATCGCGACAGTTTGTCGGGAAAAATGTCACGATTTTTATTCTCCAAAAAATTCTTTCCATGCTAACCACATCCAAAACAACACATACAACGGTCATGAAAATAGCTTTAAAATTAACACTTTTTGCTTTAAACCTGTCTACTAAATTTTTAATAAATCTCATGGCTTATACCTTCTTGGTAGTCTACGCTTCCCACATACGGAACATCTTTGTCCATACCCCACACGATGACGATCACAAGAGGGGCACCAAAGTAACCCGGATTTAGGGTCCCGTTTTTTATCTCTATTTGTTGTTTCATACTTTAGGTATTGAAATAGTTGCCATACCAAATTTTAAACCGGCAAATCCATATGTTATGGAATTATTTGCAACCCTTAATTTATAATCTGCTGTATTAATAGAGTAATGAGGTTTAGAAACAAGATATGAAGTATATACAGTTTCTAGATCTTCTTGCAAAATGGACACCTTAATGGATGTCTTATTACTTGATATTAAGACATGGTCTTTCTTAGCCCACTTAGGCAATGGTACGACTATGACAAAGTCATTTCCTACTTCAGTGACCATAACATCTTGACCCATTCTTCCTGTCATTTTCATTTTATCCCCTTCGTTATTTTAAAGCTCTCGGCAGGAATCGAACCCGCGACCAATTGCTTACAGGGCAATTGCTCTACCAACTGAGCTACGAGAGCACTGCTCCCGAACGAGTCGAACGTTCATAAATGGATTCAAAGTCCACTGCACTGCCATTGTGCTAGAGAGCAATAATTTTATCTATTATATGTTCATGATTTTTTATTACTTTTCTTATTCTATTTATAACTTCAGCCTTTGCTTCTTCTTCTGTCCAAAAAGAAGATTTACCAAATGCACCACCAGTAAGAATTTCATTTTTATAATGGATTGTAGTATCACAACCAAATGAGGATCTAGGATAGCCATTATCAATTTTCTTATTAAGTATAATAGGATAAAATTTATTATCCATAAATACTATCCCATTACATAATGCTCTATATACACCTGGATCATCAGTATCATTGCCATACTCCCATGATTCTAGCACACGCCAAATATATCTGGGAAATAAATTTATAATCTTAGGTTCTGGAGATTTCGAAGCCGCTAATAATTTGTCTGCATCAACTTTTTGTATGCTATCACGCACATATTTTACAATCTTCTGCTGTACACCAATTTTATACTTTTTTTCAAAATTTCTTGAAGAAACTTGATAAGTTCCATAATAGCCAATAGAAGTAACTACAATTATTAAAACTAACACGATATTAAATTTTTTCATAATTTGAATCCTGCCAATTTAATCTTATCTTCTTCAGTCTCATCATTATATTCTATATTACACTTTTGACAAGACCTTCCACCATCCACCCACTTATATGGGATAGCTTTTTCTCTAATTTTGCCACAAAAGTTGCAAAAATACTTTTTCTTTGGTTTTATATATCCTGAGTGCCACGGACCTGTTAATCCTCTTGGCCGATTTAAACCTGTAATAAATATGCACATAAAATTTTTGGACCGCTCGGTGGGTGTATCCGATGCCCATACTCATTGAGTCCGAACGGCCCTCTCCTTCAATATCCCAATTGTTTAATTTCTTTCATTCTAGCTGCTAATTCAAGAGCCTTCATAACTTCAGCTGCTTCCATCAATGTTGAAGCACGCATTACACAAATTTCTTTTTGTGTTGCAATCTCAGTAATTACAAGCCAACCTTCGGTATTACTTGTGAGAGTATAATGATACATTTTACCATCCTTTTTGTTTCAGAGGAACAGCTGATTGTGTTTTATCACGCCGACCTTTTTTCTTCGTTTTTTCTTTAACGGGTTGTTTCTTTTTTTCTTTTTTTGGTGACTTATCTCCCATTATTTTTTCACCTTCTTTCTTTTATGGAGGTGATCGGAATCGAACCGATAACCTTCGACTTGCAAAGCCGATGCTCTCCCAATTGAGCTACACCCCCAAATTTAGTGCCCCCGGAGGGAGTTGAACCACTCATAAGGACTCTCCGTTTCCTATAATGGATGTGCACGTCTCGTCCTTCCAATTAGACGACAGGGGCATTATTCATAATCAAAACAAACTAATTGTCCATTTAAAAAACCAAAGTTATGTGGATTTTTTTCTATCACATCTGGAATAGCACTTAATGCCATATGAGCTATTTTAATACTCAATTTAAAATCAGTGTCTAATATTTCAGTACATCTTGGCATTACATTTAATAAACCAAAAGGTAGATGAAATATAATAGGACAAAGAAAAGGACATTCTTTTTTATAATGTTTCCATACATTATATTCAACTATATTTGCAATTAGACTCTTTAAAATGCAACAAAACCATCCCCAATAATAATTTCTATTATCCAAACGTGGAAACTTAAAAGCATAATTTTTAGTTAAAATTGCATAGCGTGTGCAGCCTAAAGATGTAGTCATACTAACAACCCAAATTTTTAATCTGACCCTTTGTTTGTCTTGCGGATAACTTTGCAATATTGTAATCAAGTACATCAGACAGGGTACTATTGCAGTATGTGGCAGTTACTGTTGCTACTGCAAGTACAGAAATAATAACATTCTTAATTATTTCTTTCTGTCCTACTCCCATAGCCATATGAAGAATCCCAAGTAAATTAATCCACGCTATTACAATAGCTTCCGTTGATTTACGTTCAGATGGTAATGCCACTCCTTCAATACTTGGTACATCTGTCACATCAATTTTTCCATCAGTTAACATCCAATATTCTTTTTCATAGCCTAATGCACCAATATACCAAAGTACATCACCTAATTCATTTTTAATTGCTTCTGCCAATTCAGGAGTTGGTTCAGATAAATCAGCTCGCATAAGTTTTTTCAATTTATTTAATAATTCACCCATCTCACCAAATAAACCCGTTACTGCGTATAACTCATTGGAACCTACGTTAGGATATTCAGCTGTAGTTCTACTTTTCTCTAAAAATTCTTTAAATTCCATTAATCTCTCCTTTTAAGAAATTAAGGTTGGTAGTGTGTAACCATACTTGCACTTTCGATTCATTATGGCCACTCTTGCCAACCGAAATTTAGCTACTTACCAGACTTCTTCGTCTTATTAGTCGGTTTCTGTTTCTTCGTCTTCGGAGTTGCCTTACCCATTGTCTATCACCACCTTAGAGTTTAGTTTAAATGTTCCTAAAAATTATAACAAGAAATCACTGAAATTGTTCCTCAAAATCTGAAATTAATGGCAATAAATCATTAAATTTTTTCTTATGCACCCGGCATAAGGTCCTTAACGTGCTACATGGCTTGAGATTAAAACCAAAAGTTATATCCTCAATTGGAAAAAACCGCCAACCATCCGAATGCTTTGTAAGTATATAACCATTCTCTTCAGTTCTCCAGTACCTAACAATCTCCGCTGTTTCCAATAAATAATGTCTTGAATCGCTATCACTTAGTTTGTGGGACTTCCCCTTCGCGTGGGACGGTTGGTGGTACTGTTTTATTGGCATGTAGAATAGCCCTTCTAATAAGCATTACTGTTTTCTGTGTAGTTTGTTCCAAATTAGAACTATCCTTTATCTCTCCCCCATATATTATAAAAGAATCCAATGGGATATATCGGGAAAACATTCCAAAATATACATCTTTATCAATTAACACATTAATATTATTTCTAGCAAAATAAGCATAAACAGAGTCTTTATTATGCATTTGATACAACCGTGCTATATCCGTATTCATTAAACCATCTAAGTTTACAATATGGTGTTTTCCATTGTCCAAATAAGAAAATTCACCGGAATTAAATGCTCCAATTTTCCAATCAAGTGGGTATTCCTTTTCATCCAAAAGCTTAACTGCCTTAATTTGGTCTAAAGATCTATCAGATGCGTCCCATGAATTAAACGCGGGATTATAAACATGGTTTGTTTGACCAGTAGGAACCACCCATAATAAAGACAATGTTAACATGCCTATTAATGTTACCATTAATACACGTTTTCCTCTAGAAGAAAGAGAGGTATACAACAACACTATTATGTAACCAAATATTAAACAATACTGGGCTAAATACCAAGTGGCAAAATGAAATCTTAGCAACACATGAAAAAATGCATGAATAATTAATCCAATAAGTAACAAAAGCATCACACGATTAAACCTATTAAGGCACATTCCAAGCATGACTAACAAAACTGCAGAGAAACCACCCGCATAAAGAATAAAAGAGTTAAAATAATCAAAAGATTCTCCAAACTTCAATATAAACGTCTGGAAACTAATAACCTCTTCCCATCTGATATCGGGATAAATAAACGCGGAAGTCTGAAACCACATTCCTCCAGTTAGTTTAAAGAAAATTAGGGTTAGAGGTATGGGTAAAATACATCCGGCTAACCATGTAAGATTAAGTTTGGACCATCCATTAGCATACGGTTTTTCAACAAAAAAGAGCCAAACAAAAAATGGGATTACTAACAATGCCATGTCTGTTCGGGACAACAGGACTAAAGCAGTTGTTATTGCTAACCATCCTGCATTTTTTATAGTACCTTCAGAAGTATACTTTATAAACGCAAGGGTGAACAAACCTAATAATCCAATTGTTAACCCAGTTTCCATTCCAGATAGCATGATTAAAAACATTGTAGGAATAAAATGAGCTATAAATGAAGCAATAAATCCATATTTCTCATTTTCAAAAATCCGAGATAAAGTAATTCCCCATATGTAGAAACTACCAATAAATAAAACCATACAAAACAGATATACCTGCAGTAATGTAATTGTTCCACCAGTAAATATTGACATTATCTCAAGTAACCAATACCATAACGGGTGGTATCCAGTTGTAGGAATATTATCTCCTACAGATGGAGAAAAAATAGACCCATTATTGACCATACTTATATAGTAGAAGGTATCATCATAAAATATACGTGTAAATTTTTCCCCTGGTATGGTAAATATACCAAAGATTGTCGTAACTAAAACAGTTACAATTAATAACTTAAATTTCAGACTCATTACTCAACTCCTTTTTCCAAAATAAAAACTAACTTCTTTTGCCGTCCCCATTCCACGGCTTGTTGCATAGTTTGAAAGCAAATATCCATATCAAGTCCTTTAATTGCTTTGCCCGTGTCCATACATAATCCTATTCCTAAACCAGGAATATAAACTTTAGAACCAAGGGGTATTAAAGCGGGGTCAACGGCTACAGAAAATACACCTATATTGTCTACTTGTATATATCCTACAGACATTACAGGATCACCACTTTTAGTTATACTTGAATATGGTTTACCAATAGCATAACCTGTAGTAGTTAATTCAATTGCCTGAAAAGACTGAATTTCCACTTGCATGGTTTCAACATTTACTATAGGCCTTGTCATGAATATTATAAGTAAGCATAAAGTCACTATACTACATAACAAAGCTATGTGAGATATCCAATGCCACGTTGTTTTTGATCTATCATGCATCATTACACCCCATATAAGTTCCTTCTTCAAATGAGACATAAAAGTGTCCATCAATAGATTTAAATACTTGTGAATGTCTAATTGAAGAATTAGAATAATAAATTAATGAATTTTTTATATTATCTATACTACGAGTATTTGTAACTTTTAATAGTGATCTAAAGAAATCAACGCTGTCTACTAGTAAACCTCCCGTTCCCTGCAACTTAGTATTATCCTGATTTATGAATAAGATTGTACAAAAAAACTCACCTTTATTGCTTAAATAAAAATTAATATCTTTAATAGTCATTAATTCAAACTGTTCATTATTATTCATTCACTTTTTTCCTTTAATAAATTCCAGGTACAATCCCATAAAAGCCAGTCAAGAACTGACATTGCTAATACTTCATGGGGTAAATATTCAAGATCCTGAATTGCACATTCCAAACAATCTTTCTTAGCTAAGATACAAAATCCGCATGAAAAATAAACGTCATTGTATAATACATTTGTCCATTTTTTAATGGATTCTTTTCGTGCTTGTTCAAACTTTTTCTTGTTCATGGTTTGATCTCCGGTAGGGTATATGGCACCGAACTTGTGCAAGCATCATTCCAAGTCTGAATAACAATACCATCCTCACGCAACGTCGGATATGGCCCTTCCCGTTTCACCGCCGGCAGGGTATCGGCCTGTATGAACGTCTTGAAACTATCGACCTGGGCTTCCACGGCCTTGAGGCGACGGTCGAGGGCGATAATTCTTTTTTCATAGAGTTTGGCTCCGGCACCAACCAAAAGTACAATCAGTACACCCGCTACTACGATAACCGTATCCGCCCACGCTCGTTTCATGGCCTCCTCCTGTAAACCGTATCGCACTTTTGGTAATCATCATAAACAGTATCTACCCCTATGGTATCTAACTTGTCGCCCTCACTCCACAATTCTATCCACAACAGAGTATCTACCACCGTCGTACATTTGACAATGGTATCGACCACGACGGGGAATATCCAGGTCGTGTCATATACTATACTATCAGCCGGGTAAACGCCGCGATCTTGATCGGGTCGCTCATCAGGGTAATGCTTCCAAACCTGCACCGTATCGCACTTGACGAAGTAGTGAGTGGGGAGCAATTCCCCCGCTCCCAGCGACGCGGCCAGCAGACAGAGTATAATAAGCGTTTTCATGGCTTGGACTCCTTTTTATCAAATGGTCTTGCAGGGAATTGAACCCTGATTTTCGGGTTGAAAACCCAATATCCTATCCATTAGATGACAAGACCCTGTTTTTGGAATCGCTGGGCCGGTGCCCCATAACTCTCCGGCATCCTTACGATGGGTACGTTATACGATATTTGCAAATAGCGTCCAAGCGATCCCACTTAGACATCATCTTCTTTTTTATCAAAGTTTGATACGCAAATTAAATATATAAAACCAAATATACATATTAATGAAAAAGAAATAATGAACAAAGTTAATAAGCCAAAAATAATGGCTAAAATCCATAAAATAATAGAAATAGTTATTAGCCATTCAAAATAATTATAAACTGAATCGAATATTTTACCCATTTAATCACTCTGGTTCCTTAAATCCGGGTCGTTTATACAATACTTTAAATCCAGCTGCTTTATATAGATCTATTGTCGTTTTTGCTTTGTCAAAATCTTTTTCTTTCATAGTCAGCCATTCAGCAGCACAAGGACTTCTCATTCCTTCTTTTTTACACTCTGGGCATAAGTTGTTCCAAGATACATTCTTCTGCATCTTTTTCTGAATCACAGATGAAGACTTTATAAGAATCACTTGGAAGACAAACAGCAACCCATTTATCCATTATACACGACCTATGGAGGGGTTGGCCCCTCCAATCTCAAAATTAGGTGCAAAAATTCTTCTATCTGCCACATAAGTCCATTCAGTATCAGTGCTCTCTCTAACTATTAAAGCCCCAAGTTCTATTAGTCGTAAACAAATCTCTGCTCTTAAAGTTCTAATTTTTTTAGAACCTGCATATAAAGTAAAATCATCCGCCTGTCTCCGAATAACCATATTTGTTTTCTGCAAAGAATTTAATAAATTTCTTTCTTCCTTACTTAAGTCTAACATTTAGTCCTCCTCATCCCTGTATCCAAAGCTTTCATCTGTGATAGAATCAAATATTTTATTAAATAATTCCGGATGACCCGCTCTGGTAACTAAACAATTTACAAACATTTCATACCTGCGTCTGAGTATAGTCATACAATTTGAACTACAGAAGTCATATTCTGAATAACCATCACCGCCACAGCTTGAACAATGAGGGAATTGTTTACCACAAACTCTACATTTTGGCACTATAATCTCCTGCCATAATATAAAGCATTAATGTAATCATTGCTAACTGTTTAGTTAATTTCCTATTAAAATATTTTCGGATATTTATTATTTTAGGAACCCATGCTATAAAACGAACATGTCGGGGTACATCTAAACCTAAACCAAAATAACAAATTTTTTTACTTTTTCTTTCCATACAAAAGGCATAACCTTGAGAATAGGTAAATTGTGGATGTTCTGCATACCAGTAAACAACAAAAGAGTACTTATTCTGAAATTCCACAATGGGAAACTCAAACTCCTTATCTGCCCAAGTTTTCCACGGACCGGAAAGACGCACTATAACCGAATGCTTAGCCATAAAAACCACAACAGAAATTTTCCAAAAAGGTTCCCAATTTCTTCAATTTTTGTTAAGTAACCTCAAAATAAATGCCACCTGGGTCAACTTTCTCAAAAGAGGTTCCGATGAATCAATATAGCATCGAATAAACTCATCAATTTTAAAGTCATGATACCAAACAATTCCTTGATTAGACCTTACAATAAGAGAACAATAATCCGTAGTTAATTTCCAACTAAATGAATAGTCCGTTGAATGAGATATTTCCTGCGTAATATCAATATTGTCCTTATCAACTATTATTTTCATTGTAGGGACTGGCCCCTCACACACTGTAAAAGGATACAAATCAACACACCTTTGGAGAATGCATCAAAAGTATTAAAAAAATCCCTCATATCCCGGATATTAAAAAAAGTTTTTCTTATTAATGTTCCTACTCTATAAATAGACAATATTGCCATATTTGTTTCTGGATAATAGACTATCTTATCCGATGGGGAATAATCTTCAAACGGCCCATCAGTTGGGCGGATGTCAATATACTTATGGGAGGGCTGGCCCTTCCAATCTTGCCCTTGTGTCGTAACTAGTATTGCAATTCCCACTTAACCCCTCCCACTCAGTATACAAAGAAATATTTTAACTAAAATCATATCAATAGCCCACCTAGCGTCTTCATGTTTATTTAAATAATCCATATATAATTTGAGATCATACTCATATCTAACCCACGAGGCATTTCCTTCTTTATCGTAAATTATTATATCATCATTTTCCACCACTATTTCTATTTGCATAGTGCCCTCATCAGAATATAGATTATAAACTGATCAAAATAATTATCATGTTTCGCGGAATAAAGTAATTCTTTCATTGATTTAGGCCATAATGGTTTAGCTCTTTTAGTATATAAACATACTCTATCTTTTTTTGGATAATATGTCAAATAACAAGGAGTTCGACCATATCCATATTTTATGAAAGGGCTGACCCTTCCAAAAGAAATCTCATTTTTAATAATATTAATATGGCTATTTTTTGTTTCTATTGTAATCATCTCTATTCGCCAGTATCAATAATAAGGTTCTAAAAATCGAAGCTTTATTGAAGGAACTGACCCTTCCATAAAGTAACCTTATATGCTCTTTATTAATAAAAGTATAACTTGCATGATATGCAATATCAACCCTTTGATCATGTACTTCTATATTTAAGGAGGGGGACCACCATTGTACAGTTGTTGCTGTTACACTTGTATTATTTGTCATTCCGTTCTATCCGCTAAAATCTCTAATAAAGTTATAATAACTCCAGCCGAGTTTTTATTTCTGTAATTCAGCCGACTGCGACCATACAAATATTCTATATACACATTGTCATGGTTTACGTTTATTATTAATTCCCTGCTGTACCCATAGACACCATAGGTATCGGTATCAGTACCTATGGAGGTACTCATTGTTCCAAATGCCGGGCAGCGAGTATTTGTAACAAAGTGTTTATTAACCATACTTTTGGGTATAACTCCTTTGGAAAGGGTGAACCATACAAAAAATGTATCCCTCTATCAACAATCTCTATGGAAGGGCCAGTATTAATTCGTAATTGCTGAATTATTCTTTTTCTTCGTAAATTTTTCAATTAACTTCCTGATTTCCCAAAATCTTATTAGTTTTTATTTTCATGGCACACTTGCATAATTAAAATCTAGCAACAAATGGTGGGGCTGGAGAATATTTCCAGGAGTCCAACCATAAACGCCGCATACTTTTGGGAACTTCCTTCACGCAATAAGATAAATCTATTGAACATTGCGTTATGGAATTTATTTCTTTAATAATTAATCTGGCGGAGGAGCCAGAATCTTTTAATACTAACTTAATCATACTCCTCCAAGATTATTAGTAATAATCGCACAATATATCCCATAAAATGGGTTATCAAACCCTAATGCATAATGTTCATGAATCTGAATCATACTGGCCCACCCAATGGACGGGCTGGCCCGTCCAATATCCGTAAAACAAACAAATATGGAATAATTGACATAATATTTCGTATGCCTACAAAAATGCTTAAAAAACCCTTTTCCTCCACACGTAAACAGAGTATCCTCATAAACACCCGAAATTGCCTTAAAGGTTATTTTTTTGGTCTTTAACGAATATTGCAAAATATAACCAGTTTTATAACAACTATTCTCCTGATAATACGTCATTTGCTTAAGATCTAAATCAGTTTCTGTATTAATTCTGAATATAATCATTAATTTCTTTTTCCATTTTTTCAATCACTACTTTTCTACGTCGAGTCATTATTATCAATCTACGTGAATACAGCATATTTCGTAAACTATTTGATGTATTAATAAATACACGTTTTAATTTCTTAAAAAAATTCATACATTGGGCGGCTGGCTCTTCCATTGGATGGGCCTGCCCACCCATAGCTATCACAACACCAATTGGCCAATTTTGTTCCGCACCAAATAAAAAATAGTGAAAGTGGGAACAATTGTTAATAAAACCTACAGTTTTTAGGGTCAAGTGGGAAGAAAAAAGTATAGACCACGAAGCAATTTTAGCCAAAGTGGGAGGATCAGAAGGTAAAATGGAGATGACACTACAGGTTGTGGTTTATTGTCACGGTGAGTCATACAGATAGTGGTCGTGCGGAGTCGGCTAAGTTGTTGTGGGACAGGAAGTTGGAGGGGCGAAAATGCAAGAAAGCTAACGCTATAGACCAAAGCCTTTGTTAAATCATTGTCCTACAATAACATACGCCCCACTGTTCAGATGGTGGACACCTCATTGTACGGAAACTGAACAGTTTGATAATGGTCATTCTCACATAAAGTGAAGGTTTATATATTTGCTATAACCTGTTGCTATTCAATGACTTATACGGCTCTCACACGCCCAAAATAAGCTAAACTCCCATATAACCTTTTAACCTCTCTTATTATACTCATAATATAGTATATCAGAATAGAATGTGAAGGAGATAGTTATATTTATTTTATTTTTTTATACAGAAAGAAAGTCATTAAAGAAGCAGTTAATAAATTTATTATAACTTATTATGGTTCAAGCACTTATACGGCTCTCACACGCCCAAAAACAGATAAACCAATACGTCATATCCCTATATCACACAATGACTTAAATATATAACCAATCAAGCCATAAACCAAAAAAGCAATTCAATTTCCATACTCCTGTTAGTTAGTCCTTCCTTATTAAAAGAGTATAATTTTATCTCTTTTATACAGTATAAAAGCGGAATAGTCATATTAATACAGTTAATAAAGGCTAACTAACAATAGTATTCCAATTTACTTCTTTTATTTTGATTGTGGGTTGGCAAGTCCATAGTCGAGTTAATGACTATTCACTAACATCGGTCAAAACCGGATAAAAAAGGTCTTGTTTCCAGGTTGGCCGATGCCATATATAAGGAGAGGATAGTACGATAATCGAATCGGCAAGGTTATATTCTTTTTTATCTTTTTGTTATACATAGACTTAAGCTATAACTAATCCAATGTATAGAGTAATAAAAGAAGCAAGTTAATATATATTTTACCTATTGTGCCATATAGACTTAAGTATTGATAGTGATAATCATACCTTTCAAGTTAAGAATTTTATTCTTTTGTTATTCAATAGGTTATACGATTTTTTGATCTTTTTAGTGTATGTCGGATTGAGATTTTGATTTTTCTTAATCCTATGTAGGGCAATGACTTATGGCAATTCAATCAACTATATGGATTCGATTATCTATGATTAACTTGTTGATTGACAATAGGTTACGAAGGCTTGACATTTCGTTCCGACCTGCCGTTCTTGTTGATGTCGGCGGGACGGTTCCGCCAAAAGGAAAAACGGCTTATACGCGGGGAGATATTATGACAGCGAAGCAATTGGACGAGATGCTGCGGTTCGAGGAAAATTACGAATTTTATATCGACAAGGGTTACATTGTGGGTTACTACGCTGACGACAATATAATCGACTATATTGTGAGGTGATAACATGACACTACAAAAGCAACTACGGATTAACGCTACAATCCGACTACATGGGCAAAAAGGCTATACAAAAGACTGTATCTATTGTGGCGGTATATGTCCGATTTACGGAAATGTGTCAAAAGGCTTTTGCTTTTCCTTTTGTGAGCTGTTATAATGTCAAGACATAGACTGAACATAGAACGGAGAAAAGCCTTTTTCGGTCTTTTGGATTATCAGACATATACAAGGTTGAATAAACCGAAAAGACACACCGAAAAGGATAACGATATACGACAAGGCAAAAGGGCCGATTGTATCACGTATCGACCTTATATGACGTACCGAAAAGGCAAAAAGATAAGATACTTGACAAGGCCGTCCAAAACGGTATTAGACCGTATAGAAGTCGAAAAAAGAGGATTAAACATAGAAGCAAAAGCAAAAGCCGACAAACAAAAGGCAATTGCGGAGTTTTAACCTTTTTAACAGGAGTAATACCATGCAAAATGAAACGAAAAACACTTATGGACTTGCCAAAGGTCAAGCGGCTTTCGGCGATATTGTGACCGACGGCAAGGTCATTTGGAAGTCGGAACGGCAAGCGGCTTTTTCGTTCATTGCCGACGCGAAAAGCTTGACGGTTTACAAGGTTAAACCGGCAGGCGATGTCAAACAAGCCAAGTCATCCGGCCTGATTTTTATGGCCGCAGGCTTAACGGAAGCGGTTTTGCCCTTCCGGGGTACGGTCGCCGATACGGTGAAAGCCCTCGAATTGCTCAAGACTGATTCCGTCAAGTCGTATGACATTACCAAAAAAGACGGGAGTTTGAAGACGGCAGTAGTTCGGACGTTCGACGCGAAATCGGGCGAATTTACGTTTGATATTCGCAACATCGGCAAGGCGATGGCGTTCAGGTGGGCGATCAAAAAAGCCGACCTTATCGACGGGCTTAACAAGTCAAAAACCGATGACGCATGGACGGTCGAAAGTCTCTCCGCCCGGTACGCTGAAGTCGAACCGAAAGGTGGAGCCGTGACCAAAGCCGTCAATACGGCAATGGCCGAGGCAATGTCCGAGTTTTAACCGATTTTAGGCCGCCAACTAATTCCGGTTGGCGGCCTACCTTTTGGTCGAAAACAGGACAAAAAAGGTCTTATTTCCGGTTAGTTAGTGATTATTCACTAATCTACTAATATAACCATTTTGGTTATAGTAGATTCAAGTGAGTGAATACTAACTAACCCTAATCCGGGCCTCGCGTATATAAGAATTGGCGTTTAGAAAGTTTGCCAGGATTTTATGGGAGAATTTTTCTTTTTTTGATACAGAACAGAAGAGATGGGGTGATTTATGAGCAATGGCAAAGTAATGAGATTTATACTAACCGACCCCGATACAGGGGAAGTTACGTATAATGAGGCTTCTTTTTCCGAAGAAGATGCACAAGTGCAATATCGGTACTATGTGGATGAAGTAAAACTTCAGTGTAAACAGCCAATGAGTTACGAGGAATATAAGAAGATGTTACTTGGATGATTACGAGGGATTTTATGGGAGAATTTTTCTTTTTTCATACAAGGAGTAAAGTATGATAACACGAGAATTTATCAGGCGGAATCGCCATATCCTATTTGTATTTGGTGACAACGATACAAGAACAGGGTTTGGTGGTATGGCCAAGGATTTTAGAGGGGAAGTTAATGCAATAGGCATTAGAACCAAAAAATATCCCGGAATGGATAAATCTCATTTTTATACAGATGATGAATTATCAGCAAATCAATCAAAAATCACTAATGATATCAAGAATGTACTTAATTCATCAATAAATTACTCTTATATTTATTTGCCATCACTAATAGGTTTAGGTAAAGCAAATATGGCCACTCGTTGTCCCAAAACGCATACATTTTTACGCCAAGAAATGTTGCGTATTGAGGTTATATTGAAAAACTCAGGCAAGAAAGTGGTTTGGTTCTAACAAGGAGTAAAACATGGGCATTGTGAGAATCGAGATTGAATTTATGCGTTCGGAAGAAAGTATAATTGAAACAATCGAACAAGGATCACTTGAAGAATCCGATTGGGGTTATTTGTGCCAAGATTTTCTACATGAATTGAGGACTGAGCCAAAAAATCGGGAAGCTTTGCTCAAAAAGCATTTCTCCTATGTTCTAAAACATGAAATGTCCACTACTATGGGATATAGCGTCTTGTATTAATATGTCCAGTTTTTTAATTCTTACATTAATTGGTGTAGTAATAGGTTCATCAATTAAGGCAATAATGAATCTCAATACACCAGTTTTGGTTCCTGTAAAGAAGAATTTTGAGAAAGTTGCCAAGAAAAAATTGGAGAAAAATCAGGTTATTCAACCTGCTGATATACAAGACGCAATAGAGAACTTCTAATTTGTTGAATTGGACAATGTAACAATGATTTGTGTAAAATGTGGGAATGATAAATGTGATGAAACACATTTGCTTTGTGAAAATTGTTCCGAAGTTGAACTTCCTACGGAATTAGAAAGAAAACAAATCATTAAAACTCTCAAAAAATATCAGAAGAAACTATCAAGAAATGGCGAATCATCATTTTATACAGACTATTTATTAAATCATTTACAAAGCAATGAAGGGAATAACGATAGAATAATTATATATAATATTCTTTTTGCTAAGGAATTTATAGCAACATGTGAAATACCTATGGAAACTGATGAGGAATTCTAATAGATGTGCAGAAAAGAAATTCACCAATAAAATAAAAAAGAGGTAACTATGACAAACGAAGCTTGGCTGCAACTCGAAAAGCGGATGTCAAAATTTTCGTGAAAAATTACGAAAAGATGGAATTCTTTCCTACGTCTGCTCGGAAGCAAAGATTCTGGGATATAAGGGACTTCGGCATTATTGGAAAACTATGAAGAATCCCGGATATCACATGGAGGAGACAGAATGAATCTGATGTCGGGCAAATTCGGGGACAGATTTGGATGGGCGATTATAATTATCACAGTTGCTTATCTAATCTGGCAACTTTTTTGGAGGCAAATATGACACAACATACAATAAAGGGGAAAGATATGAGACCAAATGGTGCCAGAAATTTGACGGCTGAAGAATCTGTTGAAGGACATTACATTAAAGTCGTCAAAAAGATTTGTGAAACTTGTGGGCATGGACAATTCACAATTTCTCCAGAAAATGGAAAATGTCACAGATTTCCAAAGACAGAAGATGTTGAAAGAACCCATTTTTGTGGAGAATGGAAAAAACGGCCGCGTTGAACACCATTTCAACGTGCATAATAGTAATAATAAAGGAGCGGGCTATGAAAATCAAAATGAAAGTTGCCAAAAAATCCTCTTGGTACACTCCCGTTAAAAAAGCTCCAAGTGGGGTTGACCATTCCATAATAGGGTCGTTACAAGGTCATACCTACGCCGCTGGCCCTGAAAGTGACCGGGGGAAATATGCTTGCTTTGTGTTTAGCAGGCACAATCGTAAGTTTTTTGAGAGAGTATAAAGCAACGCCGTCTAATTGCCAATAACGGTGCTAATCTGGGGCAAACGCCATCAAGTGTAACACATAGGGAGCGGGAACTGCCTGTCTCAGAGCTGTAGGTTCCTAATTAGACGGCACTAAAAATTCCGCTCGAAACGGGTGAGGGGAAATAGGAAACAGACCGACTATTCTCCTCACCCAAAAATAATGGGAAAAAATCGTGAAAGGTATCTTTGACAAGATTTCAAAAGAATGGTTTTTTATATGCTGTATTGTCTTCTTTATTATAGGGTTGACCCAAAGTGATAAAACTTGTTATATTTGCTCTGTTATATGCTTCTGTACTGGTATAATTCTTAGGGAAATAAGAAAAAAAGATATTAATGCTTTAATCTCAATACAAACTATAAGTGAAGAATCATTAAAAATTCTCAAGAAAATGGGTCATGATGGAATTGACCGGGAAATACGACCTAATGATGAGTTAAAAGAACTTGTGGGGAGTATTCGCCGTCAAATGTCCATTGCAAAAGCTAAAAATACTCCGATAAATCCTCAGCATATTATTGAAAAAATTGATGGAGTAATATAAAATGAAGTATTTAAAATTACATAAAGGTGATTATGATAAGGGCGGTACGTGGCATTTCCATCTTGGAAATGACTGGGTTTATTTTTCGGCCCAGATTCTTACTCCGGTATATGGATATACTTGGTGGCATCTTGATTTTAGCATAAATTTGGTCTTTTTGAATATAAACTTTGACCTCCCAATTTGGAAAGGGGCAACAAAATGATATATTTAACAATTAAACGGGATTATATCAAGCACATTGATGGTAATACTTCTGGTGATGGCTTTGTTCGGGTAGAAAAATCTTCAGATGGCCGTGAATGTGCAATGTTCCAAGGCGTTTTACGCACAATAGAGGAAATTGCAATTTTAGGTTTAGCCGAAAAACTTGGTGGATTTTTATGGGCCGAAGAAAACGGTTATATTGTTCTTGAATTTGAAGATTCCGCAAAAGCTGCTAAGTTTGTAGGAAGATTAGGCGGAATTATAGATTCTGAATATGACTTTACCTATATTAAGGCCCCTATTCCAAAAGGTACAAAATTATCTGTTTCTTTTATTTCTGCGGACTTGGATGAAGAAGATGACCCTACTTTCTGTAGTTAGTGCGAAAGATTTCGAAAAAGAGTAATTAAAAAACTACTTCAACTTTATGAAAATGATTTCTGAAAATGGTCTAAGAATTTTGCGAGGAAAACGTAGGTATAGCTGTACCATTTGGATGCCTCAAGGTGTTTCTGAAATGCAAACAGATTGCATTGCACCAGTTGTAGATAAAGATGGATTTCCACATCAATGCCCCCGTAGCTCAATTGGATAGAGCAGATGCCTTCTAAGCAAAAGGTAGCAAGTTCGAATCTTGCCGGGGGTATTTTGAATATAGCATAATTGGTAATGCAGCAGTCTGTAGAAAGGTTCGAGTCCTTCCTCAACCATTTAAACTATGAATAAATATTTAACTTTATTACTTCTTTACTATGCTTGTTGGCCAGAAGGTGAAATCCCTCCTTATTATATAAGGGATAATTTACTTGTATATGTTGCACAATATACAAAAACAGCAATTTATTATCAAGATCAATTGTTTAATTGCAAAGAAAATAGGCTGTTTTGTAGGTTGTTGAATAAAAAAGATTAAAATGTGTATATTTCATAAATGGTGCAATCTCATAAGATTTGGTTTATACCGGCCGAATTCCCTGGAAAACACGGCCCGTTATAAAGTATGCAACAAGTGTTATAAATTAAAATGGAAAAGAAGAAAATATTATCCTAAGGAAATGCTATGATTAGAGGGTTTGCGGCATCACGAGAAGTTGTAATAAATGGTATTAGACTATCTCCTAAAAAGAGTTAAGATATTATTAATCATTCTCCCGATGGTTTTAATTGGGGTTATCACGGTTTCGGCCTGCCCAGTTAGCCCTTGCATTATTATTGGAATTTCGCGATGAAGCATTTGCCAGAAAATATTATATGAGAATAAATAATATTAATATAATTTACAATTATGCAGGTTATAAATTAGATATATTTGCACGTCATGCTGATCTTCCTTATTTACCTTTAAAAATAGCTATAAGTAAGAAATCTTCTATTATTACTACATATGAAGATATAGTTTTTTCAAATTGAATTGGATATAATCAAATTACTTCTTTTAATGTTAGCATCATATGAATAACTTATTACTCTTATACTTTTTTGGAGATGCTACGGGTCTTTTAGACACAATAAAATTTAATCAATTCAAAAAAGAAAGATGGAAAGATATGCTTTTTGAACATATGGGACATCCAGTATACTGGAAAGAAGTAAAAAATTGGGTTTATATATTTAACAAATTGACAAATGAACAGTTATCCTAAAGTATATGCTCTTGGGCATAGAGCAGTAACTGGCTTAAATGGTTCTCAAGTTATAATTGAAGAAAAGGTAGACGGAAGTCAATTCTCTTTTGGTCGTTATAATAATACTTTACGTGTAAAGTCTCATAATAAAGAAATGGTTCCTGATGCTCCAGAAAAAATGTTTAAAAAAGCCGTTGATTTTGTAGCAACGCTGGATTTAATGAATGGTTGGACATATCGGGGGGAAGTTTTAGATAAACCTAAACACCATCTCTTAACTTACAGCCGAGTTCCAAATGGCAATGTAATTTTATTTGATATAAATGTTGCACCAGAAAATTATTTATCGTATAATGACAAAGATATAGAAGCAATACGACTTGGTTTAGAAATTGTGCCTCGATTATATGAGGGAATTTTTGCTTTTGATATTCCTTCTTTAATGGCTTTTCTTGAGAGAGAATCTATATTAGGTGGGACGAAAATTGAAGGAATTGTAATTAAAAATTATAATTTATTTGGTCCGGATGGAAAACCCTTGATGGGAAAATTTGTATCTGAGAAATTCAAAGAAGATGCAAAAAAACAGTGGAAAAATAATAATCCAGGGGGGAAAGACGTAATTGATAATTTAATTCAGGTATTTAAAACCGAAATAAGATGGGAAAAAGCTATACTTCATCTTCGCGAAGAGGGTAAAGTAACTGACGATCCGAAAGATATTGGTCTAATTATAAAAACAGTCATGCAAGATATTAAAGACGAATGTCGGGATGATATTGAGGGGATGTTATATTCTTGGGCGATAGATAAAGTTCTTCGCGGATGTATAAGAGGGTTGCCTGAATGGTACAAGAAGAAATTGATAGAAAAACAATAATAATTTTATTTTTATTTCAAATAGCTAAATATTTACGGTCGGGAAAACATATGGTAGGAATAATGAATGACAGAGGTATAGAAAATTGTTTTTCTAATTGTCGTGAAAATGCAACGCTGAATAATTTTACGGATAACAGAATAAAAAGATGTATTCAACAATTGTTGAAATAAATGATTTGTTACTTATATATTTACTTATGGGGTACTTTAGGTGGTATAATGAAGAAAAAAGTTTTAATATAGATATAGATTATCTTAAAGCATTTCATGGAGCAACGCCTCCCAAAGCTATAGAAGAAATTTTTGAAGCTTTTGATTGGCTTTTAAAGGCTGTAAAAATATATCCGTGGCATGAATTCTCAATGGCGGGTCGTGTAGTATTAAAACTTGCCGGAGTGGTGGAATTGGTAGACACCAGGGACTTAGTACAATGAGCACTTAGATTGGAAACTTCTAAGTGAATAGGGCCTAATTCGGTGAATCCTGTAAAGTGGTAACGCCGAGCTAAATTTCAAGTAAATAATTTTACTTGAATAAATGTGTAGAGACTATACAGCCCTTACCTAAACCAAAAGGCATGGTAAAGACATAGTCCAGACCACAAACTTGTTTGCTATCAAGGTGATGAAAATCATAGTGGTAAGAAAATCCCTTGCCTAAATTAGGCGTGCCGGTTCAAGTCCGGCCTCCGGCATTAAAATTCTGGTGGAGAGATAAATGTGGATGATGCTACATACTCGTGATAGTACTTATTTATTTACTGCAACAATTACGGATAAAGAGTATATACTAAATATGCGTAGATATTGGCACCCCAAAGCTATACTTATTTTGGTGGATAAATGACTATAATTGATATAGATCGTCGTATGATAAGAGTATATGTTGAAGGTAAAACTTTAACATATTCTATAATGTACCATCCAGATGCTAATCAATTTTCTTTTTACCCTGGTGCTACTCCACAAGAGTTTTTTAGAATATGTAGAAATGCAAGTGATGTATTCCATATATTTGGTGTTCAGTTAATCGTTGCTTTACTATTAAGTATATATGCAAATTATTAGGGTGTTTGATAAGGAGGAAAAATGAAAAGGGAAGAATTGAAAGCTGGAGAAATTTATCAAGTAAATCAAGAAGGACATAAACTTCATGGTAAACCCGTGATTGCTTCTTGTTATTCCGTGTGGCTCGACAATCCCAATGATACGTTAGTCATGTGCCACGAAATTGACAAAAATGGGTTCTTTGATAGGGAACCAGTGAATATAAACAATTTAGTAAGAGTAGGAGTCTAAGATGAAAATCGAGTATTTTCGTCACGATGATAACAACAATATCCTGGCTACGATGGTTATTGTTGAAGAAGGTCCAGATAAGGGAAAATATGGACTTTGTTTTACAAAACCAAGAGAAAATGGTGATAAAAAGATGGGCAGAGAAACTGCTAAAGAGAGATTAATTTCTGCCCCTGGAAATATTTTATCAGGTACACAACTTGGTAAATTATTATATAAAATGTTGGTTAAGCAAAAAGAAATTTTTCTACCCTTAGCTGAATACACTGGTGGTAACTTTTTTGTTACCGTTAAAGAAGTTAAAGGGATTATCTTCAATCATTCACGAAAATCCGTTGATTTGGTTTCCAATGGAGATAATGGTGAGGAAATTAGAAGTTGGATTGGAACAGTTTTATCTATGAGCGTATTAGATTTCAAGGTCGGAATTAAACAATATTAAGGAGGAACAAGTGAAGAGAATTTTGATTTCGTTTGTGGCCATTTTTTCATTCGTAATGGCCGGGTGCGGAACCCAAATTGACTCTGGTTACAAAGGAGTCAAATATTACAAATTTGGAGATGGCACCCAAATGGGAAAAGTTTACAATGAAGGGTTTCAATGGCATCTACCTTGGAACAGTTTTTATACGTACAAAGTCCAAGTGAACGAAGCCAAAGAAAAACTTCATATTCTGGCTGTAAATGGAGTCTCTTTGGATATTGATATGGGGGTTTGGTTTTATCCCGATGTTAGCAAATTAGACTCCTTACAAATTACGGTCGGCCCGGATTATGCCAATTCGGTTGTTCTTCCAGCTTTGCGAGAAGAATCCCGCAAAAAGGTAGGAAAATACACACCGGAAGATACATATTCCGCCAAACGAGATTTAATTGGTGAAGAAATTTTGGCCGGGATGCGGGAACTTTGTGGAAAAAAGTTTATTATTGTTGACAAAATTCTCATCCGGGACGTAAATCTTCCCGAAAAAATCAAAGCGGCTATTGATGCCAAAATCACCGCCGATCAAGAGCAGCAACAAATGGAGTTTACACTGTTGAAAGAAGCGAAGGAAGCCGAACGTAAACGAATCGAAGCCGGTGGTATTGCTGATTTTCAGCGAATCGTTTCGCAAGGAATTACGCCGTCGTTGCTCGAATGGAAGGGGATTGAAGCTACGGAAAAGTTAGTTGCTTCGCCAAACGCCAAGATTATTGTAATTGGCAACGGCAAAGACAATCTCCCGGTGCTTTTGAACGGTGGCAATTAGGGCCATTTTGGGATTTTGGAGGATAGGATAATGCACTATTTACTGATAGTATTTACCAACAAGCCGACGGATTTGAATATCACGAACATCATGGAACCATTCTGCGAACATGATGGGGATAATCCCGACGGAAAATGGGACTTCTGGCAAATCGGTGGACGTTGGACGGGCCTGTTTGATGGATACGAACCGGATAAAGACCCCGACAATTCCGAACCATGTTGGCTTTGTGGTGCGACTGGAAAGCGTACCGACATGGAAGTTGTAAACGGGTGCAACAGATGTAACGGAACCGGGACGGCAATCAAATGGCCGACGAAATGGAAACGGCACGACGGCGACATTATGAAGGCCAGTACGGTTAAGACGTGGCCGGAATACATCGGTGAAACACCATATATTGACGGCCAGGGTGGATGGCACGATAATGGCGTGGTCGAATATGCCAAGGCCAATCCTAATCTTTTTGCCGTCGTCGTGGATTTTCATACATGAAAAATTAAAGGGGAAAATGATATGTAGAACATCCGGTGATGGTTATCTATTTTAACCCCCGACCGACCCGTGACTTTCCCCTATAAAAATGGGACTGTAGCTCAATTGGTAGAGCAATTGCCCTTTAAGCAATAGGTCGATGGTTCGACTCCATCCAGTATACACGCAACCTATCCTCTTGTGACTTAAAATTATTTATTATAACAGCACGAGAAGCTGCTCTTTTTTATAGATTCCCTGGTATAACAATTGGAAAACTATTACTCCTGATTTTGGCAGAAAAATGAACGAAATTGGTCTGATATTTATAATCCTTTTTTTGATTACTTTGTATGTTAACTCCTTATATTTCGCGAGAAAAATAATACTGTGAAAAAGATTCAAAGAGAGAATGTAACAATTTACTGACTTACTCAAAGACGGCAAGTAGGTGTCAATGTGGTCGCCCTAATGTGGCTTACAATCAAAAATGCTTCTCATGTGGAAAAATTAATAATAATAGTTATATTGTGGGAAAAAGATGAACATGGATTTTATAGACTTTATTAGATTTACAGCTTGGGTATATGCCATACTGATACCACTATGGGCTATAGCTGGATGTGCGGTCCAACATTTTGACGAACAAAGAGAACTTGCAACTGAACAAATAAAGAATCTGTGAGAAAGAAAACGCCGAAGAATTAAAAGGGCCATAGCTCAATCGGCAGAGCATCTTCCTTACACGGAGACGGTTAGTGGTTCAAATCCACTTGGCCCTATTACATTTCTTTTATTTCTGCTTGCTGTTGCATTTACTCTTGGTATGTGGGTGATAATACTCTTCCTTCCCATTGATAAAATACCCATACCTATAAACGCATATACAAAAATTGGGATATTCTGTATATTTATGTTTACAATAATTGGAATAGATGTCTCACTTTTTAGAATCACGAGAATGAACTTTAATGAAAGATGAATTAATTTTTATACTTATTACTTATTGTATTCATATAAAATATGGTTTCACAACTAATATACATTATCATATAAAATGGTTACCCACTCATATTGAGGCATGTGATTTGTATGACTCATATATTTATAATACTCGTGCATTCCACAAAGAATTGTATAAGTTTAAAATGAAGCTATTGAGGAATGTTAGTTGATTTGCATGCAATCGGCTAATCAAAAAATGGCCTCGTAACTCAGTTGGTTAGAGTACATGCCTTATAAGCATGAAGTCGTTGGTTCAAGTCCAACCGGGGCTATTTTATGATATATATTAGAATAGCACATAAAGCAGTTGATATTAGTGAAAATAAAGATTTTTGTGTTGATCTATATTGTCAAGATGATACAAAAACGTTATACGACATTGGTACAAAAGGTAGAATTAGTTGTGATATACCTCGTGTTATAAAATATGGCAATGAATTATTAGCTTCAAGAAAAACATTCTTTAATGAATTTCCAACTTTATATAGTGTTAAATTATTACTTTTAATACTGGCAGAATTTCCTCTTATTCAATAATCGGAGCTTCAAATGAGAATGTTCTTATTACGATACTTTGATAATTTTATGCCTTGGGTAACTGCTGGAATATTCATAAATTATGGAAATGCTTTATGGAATAATTTTTCTTATTCTTTATTAGCCATTTGGTTTATTGCAATCGGAAGTGGATTACTTGGTTTTAGTCTAGCTATTATATTAATTTCAAATGATTTAAAGCTTGTTTACTTCATTTATAAAAAACAAAAAAAGTTACAAAAATGAAAATTCAAATCATTTTTAATAATATAAGAATAACTGGAAACGAAGGGCCGGGTTGGGTAGAACTCCCTGGAAATATTGCTTTTGGCACATCTCTTAGTCAATATATAGAATATTTGATGAGTTCACATCAGGAGGAAATTTTGCCTGCACAATGTATAAAAGTTCTTTTATGGATATTAGGAGAAAAATAATGCCACATGTTTTATATAAGAATAATCCAACTGCCTATAGAAAAAGCAACCAAGTGTTCATTAATAAAGTACCTATTGCCTATATTTGGGCAGATTTTAACACCCTCGAACAATCGGCAAAGAATCAAATTTATGAAATGATAAAGCATCCCAGACTTTGGCCTCATTTAGCCATAATGCCTGATGTCCATGCGGGAATAGGTGCTACAATTGGTTCTGTAATTCCCTTACGTAATGCAATTATTCCATCTGCCGTTGGAACTGACATTGGTTGTGGAGTAATGGCTCTTAAAACAAATCTTACGGTAAACGAAGTAACTCCTAAATTTAAAGAAATTCATATGGGGATTAAGAGAAGTATTCCGCTTGGATTTAATGATCGAAATATGAATCCAAGAAATCAAAAATTAATGAAAGAATTAGTTCCAGATGTTTTACACGCTCAGATTTTTGATTACGAGCAAAATAAGGAACTTTGGAATAGCCATAAGGGAATCGCTCCGCAAATGGGAACATTAGGTAGTGGAAATCATTTTATAGAGTTGTGCAAAGATAAAGATAATGTGGTATGGGCTGTTGTTCATTCCGGTTCTAGAAATATTGGTTATAAGATTGCAGAAAGATATACTAAATTAGCAAAAGAAGAAGGTCATTCTTTTGGTGATTTGTCATATTTTGATGCTGACTCGGAAAGAGGCGAAGAATATTTAAAGCATATGCGATTTGCGGTGGATTTTGCTTATTATAATAGAAAATTTATGATTCATGAAATAACTTTAATGTTTAAGTCCTTATTTCCAAATCTCATAGGTCAGATAGAATTAAATATTCCGCATAATTTTGTAGCAGAAGAGTTTCATTATGGAGAATGGCTTTGGATTCATAGAAAAGGTGCTGTAAAAGTGCCTAATCTTTTAGTTCCACATTGGTTTACGAGAGGAATTATCCCAGGGTCAATGGGTTCTTCAACTTATATTGTAGAGGGTAGAGGAAATGAAGAGTCCTTTAATTCTTGCTCTCATGGTGCTGGTAGAGTTATGTCTCGTTCTATGGCCAAAGGGAAAGTCAATAGGAAAACAGGGGAGCAAAAAACCGAAGGTGTATTAAAACTGGAAGATTTTAAAGCAAAAATGGCAGGAATTTATTCTGAGGATATTGATTCGCAACATATAGATGAATCTCCAGATGCGTATAAGGATATAGATAAGGTAATGGAAAATCAGAAAGAATTAGTCGTAATTCTGGAAAAATTAGAACCTATATTTAATATTAAGGGATGATATGTTTCATTTAACAAGTTATAATCTTCATCATGCTGGAGTAGATATTATTTATAATGATGATAATTCTGACTGTGATTGTGAGGATATTTGTCGTTGTAGCAGAATAGTAAATGAACAAGTTGAATCTGTAGATTTGAATGAAATTGTTCAAAATCTTTGTGAGAAAGATCCTGTTATTATCAAATATTGTGTTGATAGAATATTAAGAATATTTAAAGCGTACAATCCTGAAAATTACGATATTTCTATAGAAGGGGGATATTACGGGCAAGAAATAGGTAAGGTAACTCTTACAAATGAAGCGGCTAAATTAATAGATTGTGCGTTTGATAATTTATTGGCATTAAATACGGATAAAGAAAAGTTACTTTTCGTGCTTGGTTTAGAATATGCATTTATTACTTCCTTATTAAGGAGGGGAAAATTTGAAGTTAAAGAAATTTCATTAAAAGAGATATCTGAAAAAAGTAACAAATTAGTTATTAAAAAAGTTGAAAAATACGATTTAATACCAGATATCCCCATAGGCATTGTAACACAAAGAAATAATGAGTATATTATCATAGATGGGCATCATAGGATTATCTCTTTGCAACAGATGAAAAATCCTCCTAAAATAATAAAGGTATATTATGTCAAATGAAATCAAGAGTATTATTGATGAAATTGCTAAAAAAGCTGGTGAATCTATAAGAGCAGGAATGGCTTTGCCTCAAGATGAGTTTTATGAAGAAGAAGAAAAACAATTAACCGAAGCAGTAAAACCATTTATAGAAGAAGCTTTTAATACCGGACGAAATATTACGGATTTATGTTCAGAAGTAACTGTTAGGGGTGGAGTAGCTTATGTAGAAAAAGTAGCCGTTGGAACTGAAGTTAAATTAACTGACTACGACGGGGAACAAATTGGAGAACCAACTGTTACATATGTGTATGGAAATAAAAATGATGAAGTAGTTTTATTGAGAGAAGAATGACTATTCAAGTTAAAAATGCCCATTTATATATGAGTGGGTTAGATCAATCTACGGAATATGTTATTCGTAATGAGGACCATTGTATCGGCGTAGCAAGGATAAATTATTCTTATGAAGTTACCATAGTTTATATATCAGCATTATTAATATTTATTTTGAGTAATAGAAAGGAAAAAAATGTCATCATTTAATACTCCAGTTTATGTATCATGCTCTGTTTGTGGACCAAAATTATTCGTCTTTACTTCTAACGGAAAAAGAAAAATTAATTATACTTTTATGGCAACTGTAAAGGAATGGGATTTTGGAATTCCAGAATGTCCACATTGTAGAGGAACTAAAAATAATATAACTTTAATAGAACGTAACAATAATGGTGTTATAACAAAAGAAATAGTTTCAACACCACGTTTAAAATTGGAGGCAATAGAATGTTAATAGAAAGTTTTTTTGATTTAGTCAATAAGCATAAAGGCAAAGAAGTTAATATCCATTACAAAAATGGAACAAAAGACACGGGGAAATTAGTCCTTGATAAGTCCTCCGACGGTCAAGATATCGACATTACCGTTAATGGTGGAACATATCCTAAAACATTGTATAGAAAAACTTATGATACTTGTTTAGGTGAGACGGAAATAACAGTTAGAAGATACCTTCAAATCACTAAAATAATACCACGTAAAACAAAAAAGGAGAAATGATGGAAGAGAACGAAGTAAAAACTTCCAGCATTAATGTCTCAGGTTTCACCGAAAAGGAGAAACAAGACATTAAGATCGCGGCAGTAAAGGCCAATAAAACTCTTGGCCAGTATTGTCACGACATGCTGGTAAAGGTCTAAACAATCGCCGTCTCCCGTCCTTTTTAGGGGCCTTAACTGGCCCCTAAAAATATATGCAAATTATTGTTTTATTTAATTCAATTAATATTATTGAAGATGGATTTTATGTTTCTTGTACTAAATCAACCTGTAACTTATTAACAGAATTACCTTGGTACAAGGTACATTGGGATAGATTAAATTCAGAACGTATAACAGTAGTTAAAATTTTACTTTTGATATTAAGCGATCGAAATGATTAAAGCAATAAAATTAAAAGGAATCCAAGTTACTTCGGAGTTATTTGTTTCTAATTCTTCTCAGATTAAACCTTGTATACAAGAAGTGGTTTATGCTGATGACTCAAAAATAAAATCATTCAATAATTTAAAAATTATTTCATTCAAAGATAAACGATTCATTGCATTATTTTCGGATATTACACCCAATGGCATATGGATTTATCTTGATAAAGATTATAAACGTACTACAAATTTATGGACATTACTTTGTTTTAAAAGAAAAGAATATCACAAAATATACATCTTTTTTAGTTTGGCTTTTAGACAGATGGTTTACAAAGAAACTGAATCTCTTAATAAGATTCCAGTTCAAATTACACTATCATTTAAATTATGATATATTATACTACTGATAGACCTGAAGGATTATACATTAAACATAAAAAATATAAATATTTTTATACTAGCATAAAGGATACAAAATATTGGATTAAACGTTATATTAAATTTTCTGGCATCTCTTCAATTGATATACAAACTAATATTAATTCAGCTGTAATTGCATTATTAGTATTTATATTATTAGAAAGGAAATAAAATGATTGCTAAAGAAAATATTTGTCCACGATGCGGTTCTGAGAATACAGGACTTAGAGAACACGGGGCAAATAAATATGCTGTTTCATCGTCTACAATAGACATTGATAGATATCAGGAAGAGTGGTTCTGTTATGATTGTAATGAACCATTCTTTCAATTATTTGCAGCTATATTCGTAGGACAATCTTTAATCTCTTATACAGGAAAAGATATCATTTGGAGTGACTCTGTTCAAGAAAAACAAAATATATGTTTATCTTTATTGAACAGAATTAAAATGGGAGATTCTAAAGAAGCAGAAGAATTACTTGTAAAGTTACAGAAGATTTTTGAAAAAGAAGTTAAAGTTTGAACCATGGTGCTTTACTCCTATAAATGGGTGGTAATAAGAAATTATTGCCACCCCCTATAAATATGCATCTTGAAGTTATAAAATATTATAGATTTCACAGTAAACTAGAAGCTAGTAAGTACTGTTTAGTAATAAGTACTCCTTTTTTATGTTATAGTCGTGTAATATTTCATATTTTAACAGGAAATGGAAGAGAATCAAGTCCGAGTAGAAATCCTTTTAATTATATGCGGAAACGACCCAATGAGAAAGAACGTAATACTGTTTCTATAATAGCTTGTTTACTTTTTGTGTTGGCAGAGAGATAAGTTTATGTTAGACAGAATATCCAAAAAACTCGACTTCTTCATAATTATAAAATACTTTAATTTATTAACAGGTTTTACATTTATTGGATTTTTTGCATACTATTTATGGATTTTTAATCCAAAAGATGGTATAACTTGTATTAAAATATTATTTATACTTCCTTTATTTTTATTTGCAGCATACTTTGCTTTTAAATGGTACTTTCATTTGAGGAAAAGATGTTAGTAGTATATCATGAAGTACCAGGATGTTTTACCGTAGATGACCGGTTAGTTTTTGATACTAATATAGGTAATAGGTGTGACCATAAAATACCTCTGGGTAAAATGCTTTCTCCAATAGAATATCTTCACAAGTTTAAGACAAGTTACCCAAGAGATTTTATATGTGTAAAAGCAATACTTTTATTTATTTTATATAATCGGCGTGTAGCTCAGTTGGTTCAGAGCACTCGGCCTGGGACCGAGAGGTCGTAAGTTCGAATCTTACCACGCCGATATGAGAATAACAATTTATACACGTTTATTAGAAATAAATTTAGATGGTCAACTTGTATTTTATATTCCAACTGGAAATGGAACAGAATTAAATGATAGTTGTAATCCAATAAATTTTCTTAGGGCATCTTCTGAATGTTCAGGAGAGCACATTTCAAGAGCAATTGTAGCATTCTTATTGTTTCTTTTAGCAGAGGATGATTATGTTGGGAAAAAATAATAAAATGAGTTTGCAAGAAATTTTAGCAAAGGCTAAGGAATTTAATCCTCTTTGTGAATTTGACACTTCATATTATATCTTATTATATCTAATATTAAGGAAGATGGATTGTTCAGTAAAAGATGCCATACATCTTACATTGGGAGAGGCTCGAAGATCAGAAACACCAATAGATATAGATTATCTTAAAGCATTTCATGGAGCAACGCCTATTTTTATAAAAGAATCTATGGAAGCAGGTATAACTTTCATAAGTTCTTGTCCTTTACCCGATCCCAAAGCTATAGAAAATTTAATTAAAAAGTATGGAAAACCTAAAAGTGCCATATTGAATTTAGTATGGCTTGAAGTAGGTTTGAATCTATCACATAATGGTAGAATTGATCCACAAAAAGAATATATTAAATTAATGTCAACTATAATCAAGAAATCCGGAGGTTAAAGTAATGCCATTTTTTGAAGTTAAAAAGAACGATGATGGAAGAATAGGTATTAATGATGAGTATCAAAGTCTTATAGTTTTAAGTTATAGCGACTTTTTGGATACTAATGGGGAAACTATGAAAGTTACCTCAAGAAAGGATTTTCTTATTTTATTCTCACTTGTAAAGCAAATGGCAGAAAAATGTAAAGAAGAAATCTATTCTAATTATCGTAAGTTATCCGGAAAGTCACTTTTAAATGAAGTTACTGAAATAAATTTCAAAACTTCAAATCGAGAAGATGCCGGAAATTACAGTGTTACTATAGCAGAAAAAAATAAAAGTGAGATTATAGGAGATATAATAGTTTATTTTATGGTGGGGAAAGATGGAAAATTAAAATGGGGGGTATTTTCGGACGATCCTAAACGAAGTTTAATAATTGTTAACACAATGCTTTCTGCAGTATTAATGAAATATGTTTCAGTGTTAACCGGCTCAAGATAAGGAAAAAATAATGGACTTTATAGGGGAAATGTTAGACGCTTTTTCAGATAAATTGGATACACCTGTCGAAAATCTCGATGCAACTTTGCGTATTCAATTTAGGATAACGTTAAATGGTGCTTTGATGTCGTTGTGTGCACACTCTAAAAAGGACGAAAGTGATGAAAGTCTTAGTAACTGATACTAAAATAGAAGTTGATTTAACTGATGCAACTGACCTTCAAAAGCAATATTGGTCATTAATGAGTCAGTTAATAGAAAATGGATTGGGTAATCCAACTATTATTTTAAATCTTTTATGTACTATGAGTACGGGTCTAACACTTAATGAAGTAACTAATCCGTCGGAAGTGACTATTTCAACCATTTTAGCAAGTATACACTTCTTGTTACATTTAGGTGGTGGACCAAAATTAGACGAAAATAATTTGCCGGGTTCCATTGGGCCAGAATCTTCTGGTGGAACTCTGGATGACTTCTTTAAAGATTTGGGAGATCCAGATGGAAACAAATAATGCTTTTAATTATTTATTTATTCTTTTTTCATTTTATGTCCAACGTTATTATGAAAGAACGAGAGCAAATCAACAACCCTCTATATGGAATAATTATTCTCAATATATGGCAGAAAGGAGACTATTTGAAAAACGCTTAGTGAACATATGTGATAGTTTATCTTTAAATTTATTTGATTTATCCATGGCCATTCCAACAAATATTATAGACAAGGCAGTTTTTTATAAACTCAAAAGTGGCCCATGTATGTCAATGTATCAAATTTTAAGACAAAGAAGAGGATTTGGACTTAGCACTATAATAAAAGATTATACAATTCCTGATCTTATAATTAATAATGAGATTAATCCTCAAATAATTGAATTACTTATTAGCCTACAAGATACACGCGTAATTCATTGGGAAACATTTCGAACATTATTATTTAATAAAGAAGATTTTAATCTTTTAAGAAAAACATGGGAGACCACTCATCCGAACAAAAATTTAGAACAAGAATTATTTGATTTGACAGGAAATCCGATATGGTTAGGTAATTTTGAACAAAAGCATTTTACTATAAGTGTTGATGAAATAAATAAACTATTATCTTTTATTTTGAGCAAGAAATTCTTATTTACATCTAACGCTTATACTGAAACCAAGATATTGGTTCAATTATTAAATAAATTAGAAATAAAAGATGAAAAAGATTTTTTAAAATTAAATGAATTATATAAACTAACAATATCTTTATCGGGATATACAATTTCTTTACGAGAGATGCTTTGTTCAAAAATTCTTGATGCATATTACCAGATTTACTTTTCAACAGAAAGAATGAAAAAGTTTAATCTGGTTTTAAAATTCCTTCGAAAAGAAAAAACATCTGATATTTGGACAATGGTATTATCCACTATATTCAATGTGTATTACAAAGATGTGCAGGTACAAATAAAACGCACTAGTTATAGTGGAAAAACTCCTATAGAAATCCCAGCAAAAATTTTTGTAGAGAAAAAGTCTAATTTAGATGAATTATTGGATTTTTATAAGAATTTAGACCCATTGAAATATGTTAAAGCACTTCCTTATAGGGCAAGCATTTTTAAAGAAGCAATAGACAATCCAAACACAGTAATTGAGGAGAAAAAGTAATGAACATTAACCAGGTCCCAGAGATAATCAACATCTGTTATAAAGCCAAGAGAGTACCCTTCTTTTGGGGTATGGCCGGTGTTGGAAAAAGTGAAATGGTTGCTCAAAGCACCCAAGAATTGAGTAAAACTATTGGTCACAAATTCGACTTGGTAGATTTACGTTTGGGATGTATGGAAGTTGGTGATCTTATTGGGTTACCAAGAGACAGGGAAGTCAGTCCTGGGATTTGGGCAACAATATGGACTCGTCCTCAATGGTTTCCATTTGATCCATTGAAATGTCCGAATTGTGGCCATATTAAAATGGCTACATCTGAGCCTCATCGGGATGGCGAAATATGCGAATATAAGGGCTGTAAAGGAAAAATGAAATGGGAACCTTCCTTTGGAATCGTTTTTCTTGATGAGTTTAATAGAGCTGGAACTACAGATGTATTACAAGCCATGTTCCAATTCGTTTTGGGCAACAAAGAAATAGTAGATGACAAAATGGTAATTAGAAGGCATCTGCATACCCATTTGTTACCTGATGGTTGGAGCGTTATTTGTGCGGGAAATCCTGATACTGCGGATTATAATGTTCAGGGTTTAGATGCTGCCATGTTAGACAGATTAATTCACATAGTGATAGACTTGGAACCCGATCTGGTCTTGAGATGGCAAAAAGAAAACTTAGATTGCAAAGAAATTTATGAATTTTGCAAGACTATGCCAGCAGTTTTAGGAAAGAATATTCCTATTAAATTACCTATAACTCCTTCTCCAAGAAGTTGGGATATCATCAACACCCTGATTAGCAACATGACACATGACCAAATAAAATCTTTGGGTGCTGAATTATTTGGAGGGATTATTGGTCCCCAAAATGCTAACAGTTTTATTAAATACCTCCAAGATTCTTTGTTAAGACCTCTCGACGCGGAAAGTGTCTTAAATGCAAAGAATCCGGATGAGATTGAAGAAATGCTTAAGAAGTTCATAAATCCGGATAAGCAACATTTGGAATTGCTTGATCTGACTACTGAAAAAATTGTAGAAAAGTTGTCGAGTGATACCTTTCATGCAACAAAAAGGCATGCGGCAAACTTTGTTGAATATCTGAGATTCTTGCCACATGATATGACGCTGCAAGCTTTCACAGAGTTCATGAAAAATTGTAAGATTGAAGACAATTGTATGAAAATTGTTGAAGCCTTGCAAAATATGAAAGAAGACACTCTCATAATGAACATGCTGTTATCCGCCGGAGCTAAAAAAGAAGAAATTTTACCAGCGGTAGAAAAGATCAAAGAAATCAAAAAGGCAGCCAGCGTAAGGGAAAAGGAGTAATTATATGAGCTTTTTAAGAAACCTTTTTAGTAATAAATTCTACAAAGGTTTAACTGAGTTAAGCTCCAAATACCCCTTTTATGGTGCATTGGCCTCACAATGCACCATAGAATCAAATGAGCAAATAAAAACAATCTCTGTACAAGAAAAAGAAGGAGAAATAACAATAACTTATTGTTTGAGTTGGTTTGAAAAACTAACTCCTGAACAAGCAAGTGAAACCATCCGTCATTCTCTTACCCATATACTATTTAATCACTTGGAAATAGCCAATGAAAAAGAGAATGAAAATGTGCGTCTTGAAGTAGCAAAAGATTTGGCTGTAAATTCTTACATGCAAAAGAATTTACTTCCTCAAGGATTTCTTACTCCAGATGCATTTGGATGGCCAACAGGGCTTTCTACACAAGAATATTACCATTTACTTCAAAAAATAAAATTTGGGCAGGATAAAGATAAGGGGAAAGAACAAGGACAGGGTGGAGGGCAAGGACAAGGGCAAGGTGAAAGACAGGGCGAAGAACAAGGTGAAGGACAAGGGCAAGGTGAAGGACAGGGCGAAGGACAACAAGGTGATAAACCAGGAGATAACCATGGAAAAATGAGCCGAAAAAGCTCTCAAGCGGCCATGCAACAAAAAATAAGTGGTATGACTCAACGAGCGGTTCAAAAAGGTGGTAGAACAGGTTCTCCTTCCGGGTCTTTAATGGATAAGTTATTTGAATTTCTTTTGGGAACTGGAGAGTTACCTTGGAATATTATTTTAAGAAGATTTGTAGCTAATTCAGCTAAAGCTTTAAGAGAACCAACATGGAAACGCCCTAACAGAAGATTTGGGGAATTCCAGAAAGGCAATAAGAAAAAACCTATATTAAGAATTTTCTTAGCTGTTGATGAATCTGGTTCCGTTGGAGATAGAGAATGGAAAACCTTTTTAGATGAAATAGAAGGAATTCTATTGTCTAAAAAAGGAGAATTAATTGTATGCAAGTTTACCACAAAAGTAGAAGATACCTTTATATATGATAAGAGATCAAGTTCTAAAATACGTGTGATGCAACGGTATAATGGAGGAACTTTATTTCAACCATTTCTCGATGAGGCAAAAAAACATCGTGTTGACTGCGTAATTTGTTTTACTGATGGTTATAACGCCGACGATAATAATATCTCTTATCCTAATTGGGACAGAGTATTATGGGTATTAACACCAAATCACAATAAACCAACTGTTGGAAAATCTATTATTTTAACAGACTTAAGTAAAGAAATGAATAATACGATGCAAATATGAAAATTTAGTATATATTTCAGGAAAGCATTATAGTGGTTGTCCTGTAAAAGAACTTAAAACTTTAATACAAGAAAGATATCCTGATATATATGTAGATGATGATATGGCATATTTTGTGTGTTTATTATTAGCTATTTTAGGAGAAAGAAAAAAATGAAAATGTTTTATCAGACAGGACAAAAAGTTGAAGATGGTGATCTAACGCGAGTAAAAACTATACACAATGTCTTCAATTTACTTTTAGTTAAAGTAATAGATGGAAAATATTTTGTTCATATCCTTTGTGAAAAAGAACTTCTTCCATTAGAAACCTCACCATATTTTTCTCCCATTAAAGAAGGTTTTGCAAAGTTAGTTAATATACGGTTGATTTTCAGAAAACAGGAATTAAATATACTGGCTACGACACAAGTGGAGTTAATTAAAGAAAGGCTTAGTAAACAATTCAGACTTGAACCATCAAAAGAAATATTGAATAAATGGCACAATTCATAATTTATATTTCAATTGTTATAATAATTTCGGTTGCATTATATTACATATTTCACAATTTTAACAACATTAAATTAGAGGACTTTCATGAGACAAATTTAGTGATTCAATCTGATGAGTATTTAATTCCAACTCTTTCTGAACCCTATTTAACTTTAGATAAGTATACAGGACAAGCAAAGACTGTTGAGTATTTAAAAGGGCATATTGAATTAGCTAAGTCCCAAGGAAAGTCACTACCCCATACGATACTTTGGGGAAGTGGTGGACTTGGAAAATCCACATTAGTTAGAGCTATTGCTAATCATATTGGAGGAAGATTTTTTGAAATTATTCCTGCAAACCTACGTAACACTAAAGAACTTTTTGCAGTTTTATTCAAAAAGCAGTGTGTTCAATGTGGCAGATTAAATCCATTTAGTGCAAACAAATGTCTTAATTGTAAGACAGATATTTCTTCAAGATTTACTCCGATACATCAATTTCAAGATTATGATATCTTATTTTTTGAAGAGTGTCACGGATTAAAAAGTGAGATTGAAGAAGCAATATATTCATTAATGCAAGATGGATATATAATGATAAGATATCTTGGAGTTGACCAAAAAGTATTTTTTCCTAAGATTACTATTATGGGTGCAACCACTCAATTAGGAGATTTAACTAAACCATTTCGAGATAGATTTGGATTACAATTACATTTAATTCCTTATACTCAAGAGGAAATGAAAGTAATTATAACTCAATATGTGATGCATAAGAATTATTCAATTATAGATGATGCTTTAGAATTAACTGCTAAAATATCACATGGTGTTCCAAGAATAGCTAAAAAATATATTATAGATGCCATGACAATTTTGACAAAAGATGATAAAGTTATTACTTCAGTACAAATCAATAAGATATTAATTTTATTAAACATAAATGAAGATGGTTTAAATGAATTACATATAGCTGGAATGAAAATAATATATAAACGAATGTTAGCCTCTAAGAATGGCGGAGCTGGAGTTAGTTCTATCGCGTCCGCTGTGGGTATTCCGGTTGAAATATGGCAAGAAGTCTATGAACCAGCATTGGTTTATTTGGGTTATTTAGAATACGGCAGTCGAGGAAGAAGATTAAGTGGTAACGCAATCACAAAATACTTCTCCAAGTAAAGAATTAATAATATATTTTATATATTTTTTATACCGTGGTTATTCTGGGTATGTTTATATTAATTATAAATATTTGGAATATACAATAAAATATGTTTCTTCCAAAACAGTTCGCCATGATAAACGCAGCGGACATAATCTTATTAATATTCTAATAAAATTATGCAAAGATATCTAATTATATTGTTACTTATACAGCTATATTATAATAAAATTAATATAAAATCAGGAATATTAGTGAGAGTAAAATGTTATTTAGAGCCAAATTGTATAAATTGTCCATGCAGATCACACACAATTATTAGACACATTTTAACTCAAAGGAAGTAATTAGTATGTTGGTAGAACAACGCGTCAATCGTACTGAGGCTGTACAAGAAATTTTGGCCTCACATGGAAGAATGTTCACGGTAGTCTGGAAAACCAAAGGTGGTAAAACCAGACGCCTGAACGGAAAGTTGGCAAAAAGAACTTACCAACGAAAAGTTCAGGACAAAATCTATGGGTATGTCACTCTGATGATTCCTGGAGGACAATTCAGAAGAGTGGATACCCGGACGATCAGTAAACTTTCAATCAATCAGAGGGTGCTTCGTGTCGTGTAAGCCAAGGGGGGAAAAATCCCCCCTTATCTTAATTTTAGTAGCTTTCACATTAAATTTTCGTTATTTTGAGGAACCTATTTTTATGGAATTAAAAGAAACAGAGTTATGTCTTATTATTAAATATTATAAATCAATCTTTTTACCAAAAAGCCCAAAGGGTTGTGATTGTCACAATTGTAGAAAATATAAGGCTAAATTGAAAAAACTATGGACAAAAATATACTAATTTACATTCTTTTAACTCAGATCAGTCAAGGTGGGTCTTTTAACAATACAATTTTTTACCTAACATATTCTCTTCCAGAAAGATGTTATTATTGTAATGGTGAAAGATGTAAATATTTTCAAATTAAAGATGTTGAGAATGAAAAGGAAAAATTATGGCACTTTATTACAAAGCATTAGAAAAAACCATTAGTAACGAGGGTAATTATTCAGACCACCCAAATGACAAAGGTGGAGAAACTTATAAAGGGATATCCAGAATCTTTAATCCAGATTGGGAAGGTTGGTCAATTGTTGATTCAGAAAAACATAATGCTAACTTCCCCGATTGTTTGCAGTTTGATGGAGACCTTGAAAGGATGGTTTCAGATTTTTATGAAACTAACTTCTGGGAACCTCTTCACGGAGAAGAAATTGAGGATCAGGATTTGGCCAATAAATTATTTGATATATCGGTAAATACTGGTTTAACCGATGGGATTGTTATTCTACAACACGCTTTAATGGCGTTAAATACAAACGGAGAATTATATCCTGAGATTATAATGGCAGATGGAAAATTTGGACCTAAAACCTTAGCCGCCATTAAGTCTCTTGAAATGAGACGTGAAACTCGATATTTAATCAAAGCAATGGGTATTCTGCAAGGATACGGGTACATTATGAATGCTATGCATAATATAAATCAAACTGTTTTTATTCGCGGATGGCTTAATCGTATAAGTCTATGACAATAGGTATTAATAAAAATGGTGTACATTTATTTAATCCACATAGTAGGGGGTTTGATAGTAAAGGATTTATTGGATCACAATTTGATCTTCATAGATATATTTTTTATATTATAAATGAATCAATGGATGCAAAAAATGGAATGTGGTTTAGTCGATATAAAGAAATAGCAGTAACTAAAATATTATTATCTATTTTAGCAGCAAGATGAAAATATTAATAGATCAAAATCAAATTATAATTAAAAACCCTCCTAACCTTTGTATTATAGAGGATGATAGATTTTTACAATCATTAAATTTGTATATAAATTTTATAGGTTGTGGACCTTCTTCAATATTTAAAGATCACGAAGAATATCCAGTTGTTATTATAATTAAAATATTATTATTAATAATAGGACAAAGAAATGAAAAAATACTTCGCAGTAGGAAATCACAAATTAAGTAAAAAAATAATGATCTTTAATATGACTCCGGCAGCTACTTGTCCAAGTAGAGCACTTGGGTTGTGCCAGTTGCACAACCCGGATTTTTGTTATGCTATGAAGGCTGAAAAAATGTATCCGAAATGTCTCCCACATCGTATGGAACAACAAGAATTATGGGATTCTTTATCGGCTGAGGATTTTGTTGAATTATTCTTAAGAGAGCGTGGAAAAAAAGATGTTAAATATTTAAGATTTAATGAATCAGGTGACTTTGTTAATCAAGATAGCTTAGACAAAGCTGAAAAAGTTGCGGAACTTTTAATAGAAAAAGGAGTTACAGTATATTGTTATACGGCCAGAAAAGACTTAGATTATTCTAGTATAAAGCATTTGATAATTAATGGTTCTGGCTGGATGGAAGATAATGAATGTGATGTTGTATATTTTAATAATGATTTATTAGATAAAGGAAGTTTTGCTTGTCCAAAGAGTATCGGAAAAAGCAAAGAAGAATGTGGTGAGACTTGTACGGCCTGTATGCAAAAAACAGGCAAAAAAATATTATTTTTGATTCATTAAAATGAAAACTTGTAAAATAAAAGTTATTCAACCGGGCACAGTTTTATCAGTTACTTATAATAATGAAGTAACAGCTATCAGAATTAGCGAAGGTATTATTTTCCCTGGTCCCTTAGGTGAAGATTTCAGGAACGATAGATCATGTAATTATTATACGGCACGGGTAAAATGAAAGTAATAATTAATACTCAAATTTATCACGAAGAAAACACAATAGAAATATGCTATAATATAGAAATATGCTATAATGGTGAAGTATCATATATCGATGAAGAAGAGATAATTCCCAATGTAGACTATTGCTTTAATATAGGTGATGAAGTTGATGATTATTTTTATGCAAGAATAATCAGAATATTATTACTAACATTGGCATACAAATGATAGAAATAAAAGCTAAATGCTGTGGAACTTGTAGTAACTGTATCCTTCTCCAAATCCAAGCGGAATCTCCACCCGCTCCTGTTTTAGGAGAATTTAAAATCGGTGCTTATATTCAAGATTGTTATGCTACTCAAAGTATATGCTATAATTTCAAGAATAAAAGATGGGAATATTATGAACGGGATGAGCATGACGATGATTTTCGTCCAAAGTTTTATAATACACAATTATTTAATTTAATTCAGAAACTAAAAGGAGCAGAAAAATTTTCTGACACTTATCCTGCTTTACCAACAGGATTAATAGTCACAATATTATTATTTATCTTAGTAAGGAGGAGTGGTCGAGTGGATTAAGACAACAGTCCTGAAAACTGTTGTGCTGCAAGGCACCATAGGTTCGAATCCTATCTCCTCCGCCATATTATATGATACAAATTAGTGTTGAAAATATTAAAAATTCTGGGCCGGATATGCATGATAAAGAAATTAATACATCTATACAAGACAGATACCCTATATCAGCGGGATGGAATGTGTACTACCCCCCTAATTGTACAGAAAATGGCTGGCTTGTTAACTATAATGTTATAACTAAGCAATGGGAATTAATAAATATTATAGATGGACAAAAAATAGTACTTTATAGAAAATTTAATTCAATGCATGAATTAATAACTCATGCATGGCCTACCATAGCTGTAGTAGCAATTTTATTTAAAATTTTTGTATATAGAAATGCTAATACAAATTAAACCATTTCATACGCATACCGATGCATTTGCTTTAGAATGTGAAAGTATACCCGTACCAGAACATATTTTAAATGATCCCAATACAATAGGCATATGTTGGTATGGAAGGCATAATAAAAATAAAAATTATAAATTTGGAGAAATACTTTGTTTTAGTCTAAAATTTAAACGATATGAATTTTATAACATCAGCGGCGATGTTACAGAATTGTTAACATTGGGTACTTGGTCAGAAGTAATAAATGGATTGGTCCACGAATTTATCATAAATTTCTTTTTAGTTAGATTGTTAATACCACTTATTTTAGATAAACAATAATGTTTTCATCCAACCATTTTTCAGCTTCATTTTTAGTTATTCCAAGATGCCAAGAAACCAAATCAATTACTTTTCCGCCTTTACTGCAACCAAAACAAAAAAACATATTTTTCTCCCCTCCAATCCACAAAGATTGTTTATCTTCTTTTCCGTCCTTGTGATGGGGACATTTAATCCACAATCCATTAAGTTTTGTCTTTATACTATACCCCTTAAATAATTCCCGACCTACAATCTTAATATCCAGCTGGTTATATGCACACACGTGCGTAATTTTTTTTATTTTTTCCCCCTCTTTACCGAATTTGCGGTTGGAGAATTGCCGGGAATTTTGTACAAGATTTTTTATTATTTGACTCGCAGATTTTTCCGCCAAGAAAAAAGAATTAACATCAATTTTTAATTTTGTCATTGAAGGAAAATGTAAAATAAATGTTTTTTTAGAAATTCCTACAAGCTCTTTAGCCAGCCATAGGGCACCCCTTTGACCAGAGGAGTCGCTATCAAAAAGTATATAGCAATATTTTCCATTAAATAATTCTTTTATGGATTCTTTAATTTTTAAACTCATTACTGCACAAGCTTTAAATCCATATTGCTCTAACGTAATAGCATCAAGTGGGCTTTCCACTATGAAGATACTATTATTTTTTAATACATCAGCATTAAATAATGTATCCTTTGGTTGATGAGGTAAGGTTTTGTGGGGAACTTCTTCCGAGGTCAAAGACCTTCCAGCTATATTATGGTATTCACCATTCATTATCACAGGCATTATAATGCAACCCTCAAAATAGTCTGTATTGCGTGAAGTAACTAATCCATATTGAATAGCATCAGACAACCAACCTTCTTTTGAAGACCGTTCAAAAATTATATTGCCAATAGCAAATCCAAGTTTAAATCTTTCGATAGTCTCTAAATTCAACCCACGTTTATTTAATAAGTATAAAGTTCCAATAGTGCTCTGCCTGAGTTGTTCCACATAAATTTCACATGTTCTCTGCAATACCAAACTTTTTGTCATTAAGCATGACCCCAACTAAAAAATCCAAGTCTTTTTTTACTTCCTGCTTCAATTCAACATTTAATATAAATTCAATAGGTCGCCTTGTAACAACACAAGGAAAATATTTGTTGTTTATTTTTAAATAATATAGTGGTCTTTCAGAACATTTTAAACCTGAAATTCTGGTAGCTATTGCAGATCCTAAAATTAAAATTATTTTTGGATTAACAATAGTAATTTCTTCTTTCAATCTATCCAAACAAGCATGAGTAGAAGCTCCAATATTCAGTTTTGTAGCTCCCGGACAAAGAAGAGCATTGGTATAGTATACCTCGTTGTACAATGGTATAACACGGTTTATATATGATACTAACCCAAAGACTTTCTTGCCCTGATTATCCATAAATGGCTTACCTGTAATACTATCATAATTTGATGGACTTTCTCCGATAATCATCAATCTTGGATTTAATGGGCCACTACCAAAAACCTTTGAATTTTCCTTATCCTTACTTATGTTACCATGCAAACTGCATAATGTGCATCCCTTATACCGGGTTATTAAATCAGATAATGGATTATCTTCATTTTCCTCTATATAAGAGGACGGACAATCTACAAACTGTTTATAAAACAACATTAGTTAATTCCTAATTGTTTTAATTTCCCACTAAATGCACTTCGTTCTGATTTACCAAAATTTTTAAATCTTCCCTGCCCCACTGACAACTCATATCTTATTCTGTCTTTTACTTTGTTATCTCCAGATAGATATTCATTAAGAATGACAAGTTCCGGCCCTGAAATACTTAAACTCTCAAAAATATAATCATTAAAAGCTTCCCAAGTATAGGGAAAATATTTTTTAACAAACTCTGCAATAACTTTAGCATAAACTCTTATTTCAAATTGAGCATTTGTATCCAAACGCTGTAATAAAAAATTCATAATATTCCTGAGATCACACTTCCATATCATTTCTGTATAAGTGGACACCGGAAGCACCATACGAGCCTGTTCTCTAACAATTTCTTCATGCAGCATCCCTTCATAATCAAGAGAAGTTAATTCATATGAATCATCAATATTATAACCTATAACACCACCATCGTTCTTTCGGAAAACCTCTGGACGATAAAATTCAGTTTCAAGTTTTGAATATCTTCCTGATATCTCTGAAATATTCGCTGTCCGATGTCTATGCCATTGCCTAAAAACAAAAATTGGGGCTTTAACGTGAAATTTCATTTCAGCCATTTCAAATGGAGACAAATGCCCTTGACGTATTAAATATCTTATAAGCTTGCGAGTTTCTTGTTTATTAGGGGCTTTTTTCAATTTATTAGATGCATAAGAAACTCTAGCGGCATTTACAATATCTAAATCCGTCCCCATTACATCTAATAATGTAATGCTTCCGTGATCGAGAACATCTATCAACTTACCCAATTTTAAGTTTTTCATAAATCTCTTTCCTTAATACTTCATTATCTGATAAAAATCTAATTACATTATCTACACCTTGGCCTAATCTCGTTTCATTATAGTTATACCATGCACCTTTTTTAGCAATAATTCCTTGTTCAACAGCAATATCAAAAATTTCGTGAGTGCGGTTAATACCCTTCCCAAAAGAGATATGAAAAATTGCTTCCTCAAATGGTTTATATGTTCTATTCTTAACTACTCTAGCCTTTACTTCAATAGACTCTGCCTCAATACTTTCCTTTTGAGAAGATGTTTTTCTAACATCTATTCGAGAACCACAAAAGTATTTAAAACCTGTTCCACCAGTAGTAGTTTCAGGACTACCCCATTTTATAGCAAGCTTATATGTAATCTGATTAATGTATAGAACTACCACTTTGGTTCTACCAACAACTGGACGAAGTTTTCTAAGATGCTGTCTGTTTAATTTAGCCATTAATCCCATCTGAGCATCCCCAGGATCACCCTCCATTTCTGACCTTGGTACTAACCCTGCTACTGAATCCACAACTATAATAGATACATCGGGCATTTCCGCGAGATTTTCAATTATATCGAATGCCTGTTCGGCACAATCTGGTTGTGCAACTATTAGTTTAGAAAGATCAACACCACATGCTTTAGCATATTTGGGATCAAATGAATTCTCTAAATCAACCAAAACTGCTGTGCCTAACTTTTGAGCGGAAGCAATTGCGTGTAAAGCTACTGTACTTTTACCAGAACTTTCAGGACCAAAGATTTCATTAAATGAACCACGTACAAAACCACCACCAAGAGCCTTATCCAAAGTTAAAGATCCGGTAGACAAACGTTCCCTTATCACAAATAAATCTGATGAACTAGAATCCAATTGACAAATTAAAATATCCGGATGAACTCCTCTTAAAATCTCAACTGCTTCAACAACACTTTCCGGTTTTTTATCCTTTTCTGTCATTTTTTGCCTCAATAATAGTTGTAGTAGCTGTTAATTTATCCCCTGAGACAAGTTCAACTCTTACTTCTTTTCCACCAAATCTATCAACATCTCTTTCTCTCATATTTATGACTCCTTTATTTTTGAAATAAGCCCATCATTGTAAACTTCTAACGTGCTCTGAGCAATACCTTTCAACTCTGGTATATGGGTTATTAACAATATTTTTTGAAAAATTGTTCCCAGTTGGTTGAAAATGGACTTGATTATTGACAAATATTGGTCGTCAAAAACCCCCATTCCCTCATCAACAATGAACAGCTCCACATGAGTCCCAGTGCGAAAAGACAGAAGATTGGCTAGTGCGGCCCTCAAAACCAAGGAAACTATCGCCAGCTCAGCCCCAGACGCCTCCAATATGTCCCGTCGACCTTTCTCGTCTACAAGATATATCATTACATCATCTACTTTATGATTATTAGACATTACTTTAAAAGGCTCAATAGATATAGTGAAAGGATTTTTGGATTCAGATAAAGAGTTATTTATAAACTTTTCAACAAATGGAATTACAATATTCTCAATTAATGAAAATACAATTCCAGTTGAACCAACAATATCTTCATATTTATCATATACGCTTATACAACCTTTTACATAAGTAAGGGCTTTTGAAGTTTCTTTAAAGTTATCAGATGCCTCTTTTATAGAGTTTAAAATATTAATAGTCTTGTTATACTTGCTGGTTTCTTGCTGTAATTCAACTTCTAATTCAGATGCTTGCGTTTGCAACAGAGTTAAGTCTTGTTTTTTAAGATAAGTATCCACTAATATGGTGTTAATAGCTTCCTTTTTAGTCTGGAGAATTTTTTTATCCTCTAACTTGTTTAGAATTATTTTTTCATATACAGCTATAAGAGATTCAGTATCTTGCTTGATTTTATCAAAGGATTCAAGTCTACTTTTTATTGACACAAGCTCTCTTTCATCTTCTTGTTCCTTCGCTAGTTTTTTAGCTAATGATATATGTGCATCTGGATTATATTCTAATAATGCAATATCCATTTCAAATTTAGAAATGACTTTTTGTGTCTCTACTCCATCTTTTTGAGAAGTCTTTTTTACTTCATCTAGATTATTTTTGAGTTTTAAGAAAGTATCTCTAAGTCCTTGTTTATTAGTTTTAATAGCAGTATTTAACGGACAATCAGGTTTGGGACAATCTAATAATTTTACACCATCAAATTGTGCTCTAATCATGTTCATTTGATCAACAATAGTTTTAATTCGTTCCTTGTATAGAAATTGTTGGTTTCTCTGATCTCGTGTAACATTTCTTAATGCTTCGGTTAATGTAATAAATTTTTCTTTTTTCTGCAAAAAGACTTGTAATTCTTTTTGATGTGTATCTATCTCCGCAAGTTTAAGCTCTATCTCTTGTATAACTCCTTTATAAGAAGAAAGTTCATTTAATTCTTTGGTCTTTTCATTTATCTTTGTTTTAAGTCCTTCAACATCAAGATTGCACATTTCAATTTGTTTTGAGGTATTTCTCATCTCATCTACAAGATTATCTACTTGTGCAATGTTTCCTATTAATTTTGTTAATTTTTTATTGGCTACATCTTTTCTTCTTGTAAGTTCGTTTATATTTGATTCTATAATACTTTTATCAGAGTGCAATTGCTCTTCATCTACAGTTTTCTTTTTTTGTTCATATACAGATAGTTTTCCATTCAATTGTTGCACTCTATCTTTTAATAATTTCTTTCTAGTTGAAACAATTTCTCTGCGTAAAGTTAGAGCATTAATATTTAAACAATCAATTATAACTTGTTTTCTTTCATTAGGTCTTTTCTTTAATAATAAGTCAACGCCATTTTGCGGCGAGTAAACAGTGCTAGAAAAAACATCATAAGAACCCACTAAATTATCAACTAATTTTTGTGTATGCTTTGTATCCTCCCCAGAAATATCAATCCAATCATTCTGGTCCTTGTAAAATAAGGATAATTTCCCTTGTTTCAAATTTCTAATTCGAACAAGCTTATATTGTTTTTTATTTGATATAAATTCAATAGTCACAGTAGTACTATTTTCACCATTACGAATTACCGATTGTATATCCTTGTTTCTAAACGTCTGACCAAATAACCCCCAAACTATTGCTTCAACTAAAGAACTTTTTCCAGTTCGATTCTTTCCAAAAATACCTACAAGAGTATTAAGTTTTTCAAAATCAATAATAATATTTTTAAAACATTTAAAATTTTCAGCATCTAATTTTTTAAGTTGTAAATGTATATTTCCTGGGATAACAATATCTTTATTATTTAATATTTCTATTTCTATACCAGATGCAACTGTTTTGACCCTATTCGAAAGTTTATGTTCCTTAATATATTCATCAATGATGTCTTTAATTGTGTCATGTTTGAAATCATCAATAGACAATGCTGAAGTTGATTTAATCTCTGATTGAAGATACTCAGGAATTATTTGAACATTTGTTGCTGTCTTTAAACATTCAATTATTTCTTCACTACTAATAACCGTATATTTATCTTTTTGTATAGCATATTTTATTCTAACATAACTATCTGTATAATTTTTTCTTGCAAGAAAATCTTTTATATACTGGAGAGGATTGACAATGTTTGATATATCACCAAAGTCTTCAGTTATAAATTGAAACCTCTTGTGCACATTAATAAATTTGGGGGCTAACTTTCCAGAAGAATCTTCCCATAAAACCCATCCGGTATCCTGGGTATCAATATACGTCAAAGGAACAGGACAACCACTGTAAACTACATTTTCTATTATACTCTGGCGATTATGCAAATGTCCAGCGAATACATAGTCAAATTTGTCCCAAATATGTTTTGGGATATAAACGTCATAATTTACCAATAAATGATTTATATCAACTGGTTTATTATCAATAATCCTTGCACCTTCTAAAATAGTATGACAAATTAAAATATTTTTTTTCTCATTAGAAAGTGTAAAGACCGTGTCAATACTAAGATTATCAAATATAGTAACTGTACTATTTAGTTTATATTTTGACATTTCCTTTTTAGAGGGATAAGGGAAAAAATGGAGTCTATACTGTCCTATATCTAAGAAACTTCCGAGAGATGTATATACATCCACTAAATTATCCTGCTCAAACACTGCCGACAATGAATCCGGTTTTAATTCAGACATACTTGCATCGTGATTTCCAGGTATAGCAATTATTTTATTACTACTTTTTATTCCAGAAAATAATTTTCTAGCTAACAATACTTGTTGTGGGGATAGTCTACCTCTATGGACAAACATATCCCCACAAAAAATTACATAGTCAACATTATTTTCATTAACTGATTTAATAATGTCATCAATTATAACTTCAAATTCTTCTGCTCTATTTTCAGATATATGCAAATCTGCTATTTGACAAATTCTCATTATTAAATAACCTTAGTTACCAAGTTATACTTTAATGCCTCTTTAGGAGTTACATACCAGTCAGTTGTTAAAAATTTCCCAGTAAATTCTTTAAAGGATAACGTTGTCTGAGAAGCTACATCAGTAAGTAATCTATCGTATAAATCTTTAGTCCGTCTAACAATATCCCCATGTTCCTTCATTCCGATATCAAAAGGAACTGCCCATACCGGATAATGGTACATCAACTCACCATATTTGCTAACTATGCGTTCATCTCCTACTGATGCAAGTAAAGCACCCGCTGAATAAGCTATACCTGTTATTTCTGTTATGATAGGACAAGAAAGTTTATTAAACTCGTATATTAAAGATAATAAATCATTTACATCTCCCCCAATGGTAGAAATTTTGATTGTAATAGGTTCCGATTCAGATTCATCTATCAAAAAAGGAAGAAAAGAAATAATTCCAGAAGAGATATAGCTATCAATTATATCATAAATATGTATTATTCTATGTGTTACATCAATCCTACTTGAAGCAGGGTGACCGGACCTTTTTGTAATTAATATAATATTGGGCGTGTTGTCTTCCTGGTTGTAAGGCATGGTATCTCCATTTTTTAGTTTATTTTTCAGCGTGTCCTTCAATAAATTTACCCACATTTGCATGATTCGTAAATGATAAAATTTTATTTGTTTCCCCATACCTATTTTTAGCCACAATAATTTGGGTATATACTTTACTGAAACCCTTTTCAGCATCATATTTGTCGGGACAATGCAACAAAAGAGTTACAGCAGCGTCCTGTCCCGTAGATTTGCAATCTCGCAAATCATTAACAGTAACCGGTAGCCCAGACTTCCTTTCATCCGGATTAGTATTTAACTGTTGCAAAACTAAAATAGCCACATCAAATTGTTTTGCTGCACGTATTAATTTCTTAGAAGAAAGACCAATTTCCTGTTCTCTATTGGTAGCCCGTGAAACTCTATCCGTTATAAGATTGATATGATCTATTACAATTAAACCTAAATCACTAAACTTCGCTTTAGCAAATTGAATAAACATAACAATATCATTTATATCGTTTGTTTCTGCTTCAACTAATAATTTATCCTCCTGTTTTAATAATGTTCCAACATCTTGTATCTTTTTCATTTGTACGTCAGTAATATTTCCTATCAAAATACTGTGAATTGGTACTCCAGATTTCAGAGAGATTAATCTGGCGAATAACTTATCATCGGAATCCTCCAACATAAAATACAAAATTCGTTTGCCAGTTCCCATTATTGAGTTCGAAATCTGAATAGCCAATTGTGTTTTACCATCTGAGGTGCTGCCGCCCAAAACCCATATATTTTTTCTTTCAAGTCCTAATGTAAGTTCATCCAAACTTCTAAATCCAGTAGGCATTTCAATAGACTTAGAAATATTTGATTTAGCCTCTTTAAATCGTGTTACTCTCTCAACCAGAGAAGTTATAAAGGAAGATTCTATATCCGCTGTATTTTTTATTGACTGTTGCTCTTTTAATCCTACTTTATTAATTCCTTTTGTAAGTTCATCTATGATTCTAATTGATGAGGTCTTATTATTTAAATAAACTCCGATTGTATCAAGTAATTTTTGGATTCGACGGAGTCTTGCTTGTTCTATAAGTTCTTCATAGACTAGTGAAATATTATCAACTGGCTTTAAAGATTCAATCCATTCAATTAAACCAAGAGCATTTTTATCCTCTTTATATTTAAATTTTAAATCATTCCAAGTGACTATATCTTCTTCTATAACTGAAGAGGCAATTATGGCATAAAATTCAAAATATATGGGATAGATAAAATCATCAGGAATTATATGATTTTCTATTTCAGTTAACTGTTTTGGATTAACCATTAAACTAACCAAGAATATTCCGTCCAAATCAGATTTCAAATACATAAATATCCTCTACCTAATTTCACATGCCCCACCACCACAAGCCACAGTTTCTATATGGGTTGTAGTGTCTATTTCTTCTTTTAACAAAGATAAGTCTAATTTCTTTACTTTAGAAATCAATTCATCATATTTTTCCTTCGTTATTTCTTCAAAAGGTGGCTGAATATATAACTTATTATCATATGGTAAAACTGTAATAGATGTATAACAATCTTTATTATCCCACATCCATTTTCCTACTTCATCCCATTCATTTTCTTTTATACTGACAGTACAAGACACATTATTATTATTATGCCCTTTTCTATGACCTCCTTGAATCCATTTTTTATAGACTATTTTAACTCTTGTTAATAAATCCAATGCTTTTTCCGTTCTAAAGACAGCTCCAAAAGGTGCTTCTATGGGTAAAGAAATAACCGCTTGCATTGTTGGATTAAAATAATCATCCTCTAAAATCTCAGGATTATCCTTTAATAAATAACTATATAATGGTTCAATTTTATTAATTCGTATTCGTCTAATATAATATGGAGAATGCCAAGCGTGTATTCCACTTGAGCATCCAAGAACTAACGATGATGTGCCTTCTGGCTTTACCGTAGTTGTTCTACTCGCTTTTTTTATACCTAAAATTTTTGCTACACGTTCATTTTCCTGCTTTACTACTTCTGCCGCTTTTTTTATGTCCAATGGAAAAATTTTGTTAGATGCTATTCCACTTAAACTCACTCCTATTAAGGCATCTTTTTCTGTAGTTTCTTTCCATGTTTCTCTAAGATAGTGGAAGTTTGTATACGCTGCTTGCAATGTTGCAATAAACGCCGCTGCTTTTGCACGAGATTCAAATTCAACTTGTGATTCAAGATCAGTAGCATTAACTGTCACTAAGTTACAAAATTGAAAAGACTTTAATGAAATTTCCCCGCAGGGATTACAACCAATTTCAGAATCGTTTGTAAAAAATATACCTGGTTCACCAGTACCCGAATTTCTTATAACGTCCCAAAATACTTTAAACTCATCCTCAGTTATTTCATGTCTTAATATGACAGCCGAATTATTCGCTCTGGCTCTTTGGGGATTTTCTTCAGCCCAATTTTGAAATTTACAGGTTCTCATTTGTTCGTCATCAAATGAAAATAATGCTATCATAGCAGAACGTCGTATTCCACCTGATAAAACTGCATCAGCTAAAAGACAGTTGATATCATGCACCTCTAAAGTAGTTAATTTTTCGCCGTCTTTTTTTCTGTCTAACAACGTCTGTATTCTATGTAGACATGTTTTCAATGGTTCAGGACCAGGAGCAACCCCACCACTTGTTTTTAGTAGTGTGCCTCTTGATCGTATATCCGAAAAGTCAAACTCTGGACTTGACTTTCTGACACCCATATAAGAATTGATTAAAACTTTGACTGAATCCGCCCAACCTTCAACTGAATCGGTTATTAAAAATCTTCTGGATTTTTTTGGTTTAATTATTTCTGGAAGTTCCCGAACATGATGCTTTTGTATAGAGTATCCAACTCCACAACCACACATTAATAAAAACATTATCTCACCAAAAGCATCCGGGCTATCCATTTTTACAAATGAGCAATTATACAACCTTGTTGGATTAAGTTCAATAGCTCTACCGCCAAATTGTAAACTTCTCATAGACGGCAAAACTTTTTTTTCAAAAACATATGCATATGCTCGCTGTATTTCATCTTCTAAAGATGGAAATTTTTTTATATGCATTTGCATGTTACGAGTGACTAATTCTTCCCATGTTTCTCTTCTATTTAATTCAGGTATATACCTGCTATATTTCATATATATTGCTAGTGCACTTAAATTTCTAAGTGATTCAGTCATTTATGTCCCTTTCTAAGTTGAAACTGAGTTAAGTCAATTGTATTTTTTAATTGCCTTTTACCCACTCTATAATCTGAATCCATAGCATTCTTTTTACAGATACCATATAAGTACTTTGATTTTTGAATTGGATCAGAAATTGTTTCAGGCATCAATAAAATACATTTGCATAAAAAATCATAGGTATACTGTTTAGTCATTTTACCAAATAGGGGCCAGAAAAACTGACCCCTGTTTTGTACAGTAAAAGATATAAGTTCTTTATAAGTCATTTTGTAGAAAAATGTTCCACATTTAATCTGATTTCGTTAATATCAGAAAAATTTGCTTCTGATATCCCCAATTTTTCTAACATCTCGTTAAATGATGAGTCTGATTCAAAGTCAACTCGGTATAAAGATATAGTAGGCATACAGGATCTCCATAAAATGGAGGTGGGTGGATTTGAACCACCGTGTGAGTAAAACTGCATTGAAAATGATCTTCCCGATGGGAAGCATATCAATGCCATGATCTACTCGTCAATGCCTGTCACCCCCATATAGTCAAATGTTGATATAGTTAATGGTTTAACTCTATATTCTCTTTCTATTTTTCTACGCATTTCCCTATTTTGTCCTCTATCAATAAATAGAATACCATACAAATGGTCATATTCATGCAAAAATACAGATGCATCAATACCTTCAAATGTTAATTCCTCAGATTCACCCTTTTCGTTTAAAAATGAGACAGATACATATAGAGGTCGTTCAATTCTTAAATGTGCTCCTGGAAAAGATAAGCATCCCTCCACAGCAGAAACTATTTTAGTACTCTTAAATGATTTTACACATGGGTTCATTATAACTTGTGTTTTACCTGCATATTTTAAAACAATTATTTGTTGAGATATACCCAGTTGTGGAGCGGCAATTCCAGCAACATCAGGAAAAAGATTTACTTTATTTTCCATTTCAAATATAATTGAACCGGGCATATCCCCCGGCGATACAGGTACAGAGACACCCCGTAATATTGGATTATTACTTTGAAGCAGTTTCATTTTTTGTAAACTCCCTGAATTTTTTTATCATAGGATGATCCATATAATCAGACCGATAAATAGGAAATCTTCCAGTAGGAACTAAATAGGCTATAGCTTTTCTAATAGCATTAGAAGTAGGTATTTCTATATTACCAAATATAGCGTTCCCTTCTTTATCAAGACTCACGACTTCCTTTTTTGTATTAGTGTCATAATACGTTTCTAATGGAACTTCAGCTAGCCCCTCTACATAACTACTGCCAAATTTAATGGTCGCTTTTACCCACAATTTGTGTAACAATTGCTCTGAAACTACTTCCGTTGTTATTGTAACATCCCCTTTCATGTCCGATAAGATAGTTAAATATCCATCTAAACTAAGATAAGGACTTTCAATGGTAAAGAAAATACCTTTATTAAAAGAAGCAACTTTATTCCACCCATATTTCTTTTGGAGAGCTTTCAATTCTTCTTCTGATGCTTCTTTATGCCACACCTTTACTTTTTGCGGGATACCCTGAATATACCCGGCATATCTTTCATCCAAATGAGCATAAGCAATGGCAAATCGTCTGGCTTCTTCTTTTTGCCATCCTTCAATTATATCATCTATCTTATTTAATTCCCATTGCTCCATTACATCCTCACTCGTTTAAATTTTTCTATTCCACATTTTTGATTTGCCCATTTATGAAACCATAAAAAGCACATATTAAAGTCCTATTTCCTCTTGTAAGATAACGCTTAATCCCATATCTTCAATAAGCATATTTAACTCACCTCCCAATATAATAATGCCACATGGGTATAAGAATACACCAAAATATTACTACTGATAAAATCACATATGCAAACTCATATCTTTTTAAGTGTGAAAAAATTTTTTTAAATGTCATATAAACCTATATAATGGCAGGGGCGGGAATCGAACCCGCCTATCTTGCTTATGAGACAAGAGAGCATCCACTGCTCCACCCTGCTAAAATTTATAGGAGCCATCAGTAGGACTTATGAGATGCCATTACGCTGTGTTTTTCAGGGATACTCTACGTCCTACACTACTACTATCCCTTATTCGGTCTGATAGCTCCCGAAACAAAATTTTTACGGGCTGGCAGCTTATCTTATGATAAGCCAATCTCCCACGGGGGTTCCCATATACTTTCTCAAGGTTAGCTGGAACCCTAGTATCTCCCGTGGAAATCCCCAGCCCACAGCGACTTACCGCAATTCTGAATCCGTGGGCACATCCACGCAGACTGTCAACTGATAATCAGAACCAAAAATAAGGCCGAAAAGTTCCAAGTCCGGGGAACTTTTTTATGTTTTCCTCAGTTTCAACCAGTGTGAGAAGGGATATTATCAAACTATTGGAGGAAAATATGGGCATCATTGAAAACTTTGGCAACCACTTAAAAGAGTTAGGATTCAGTCCACACACAATTCGTAATTATACAAGTGATGTACAAAAAGCTATTGATGAAGAAATTATAGATATTTATTTCTCAGATATACATGTAGAGAATATAGTCTCATTAGAAATATCTAAATCTTCAAAACATAGATTATTAGCAAGTATAAAAAAATACGCCGAATTCTTAGTACAATCCGGCATACTTTCAAACATTCCACCAATCATAAGTACCTTATCCTTACCTAAGATATCCCAAACGATACCAAGAGTTACTTCACCAGACCAAGTATATAAACTAATTGATTCTACACAAAACCTACAAGCTAAATTAATTCTTACATTACTAGTTTCAACAGGATGCAGAGTTTCATCTCTCGTTAATATTCAAATTGAAGATATTAACTTTGAGAAAAAAATTATTATGTTCCAAGTAGCCAAAGGAAATAAGCCCTATCTTACCATTCTTTCTGAACAAGCTGAACGGTTAATTCGAGAATCTATTGGAAAGAGAGTTTCTGGCTATCTATTCCCTAAACCAGATGGAACTCATTTATCTGAAAGTGCAATCCGAATGATCCTTCAAAAGGAGTTAAAAGAAAATTATATAAACCCACATTCAATAAGATATGGAATATGTACTTCGTTAATTTCTCAAGGCATTGATATTTATACTCTATCTTTATACATGAACCATAGTTCCGTTAAGGTTACAGAGAGGTATATAAGATTATCCCCTGAGTCTATTTCAGAAAAATTTGATAGCATTAGGTCATCCTGTTCAATAAATCCTCAAGACCAAGATTTGAAGATGTGCACGTCAGATAAGTAGCTCGACCACCAATAGAAACTCCTTTAGAATCTTCCCCAACTGTTGCTGGGATATAATGTACGACATCTCCAGCATGTGACCTTGTAACTCTGTGAAGCCGTTGGCCAGTCCAATAAAAAGATCGTTCTGGATGAATATACTTTGTAGTTAAAACTAAGTCTTGGTCTCCACCAACTAATACAGTTCCAGATGTGTTTATAACTTTATAATATACGTATGAATCCCATGGATATGAATTAGTCACAATAAATCTACCAAGAGTAGAATATGCAACGGCAACGTTATTAGGAATTTTTGTGGCATCTCCAAATGTGTCTTTATAACGTTCGTTGTATCCACCATAAGTTTCAATAGCAATGGTTGGAACAACAACTGCAAAAGATGTATTGTATCCAGTCATATAGATATAGTCTTCTGCAACACTTGGTGAAGTATCTTTTGTATAAAATAAAAATATAGTTCCACCTGGGGTTATATCAAAACTATTATCATACATAGCAAAGCTAGTTAAACGACGACAAGTCTTTGATATAACTGTTCCACCCATAGTTAATTTTGTCATTCGTAAATTACGGGCTATTCCATAATTATAGTCATAGGCTACACCAATTACGTAATAATTTCCATTGTAGTATTTTATTTCACAATCTTCTGTATTAGACTTGGTTGCTATAATTTGAGGGGACGACCATAAGGCATGTGCTCCCGATAAGACTTGATCATATGTTCTAACGCTGTACAGTGTAGCATATGTTTGTCCACCGTTTACTAATAATATCGTCGTATCTGAACCACCATCCCAGTCTGTTTTCCTGCAAATTAATGGACGTTGTGTAGTTCTGGTAACTACAGAATCTACTTTATCTGAGAAAAGTTGACTAAAACTATGGCCGGTATTTCCAGCTACAATGTAGCTTGTTTCCCCGCGTTTTCCTATTCCGGCAAAAATATAATCTCCTAAACCGGCTAAGTCTTTTGCTAAACAAAAGTGCAAATCTCCATAGATAGTAGCACAAGTAGGGGAAAAATCTGGAGAAATTTTTGTTGATACTCTATCTTTAAGATAAATAACCGCATTTGCTAATTTTAATTCGTTAGTAGTAATAGTATCAGACTTTATAATACTGGCAGCTACACTATTAACTGTCATATGCTGTGCTTCAATACTCTCTGCTTGTATATGCCCAGCATTTATTGAATCTGCCTCAATCATATGTCCACGAATTAAATTTCCTTGTAAATAGTCTGCCGTAACAGATTTAGTATCATAATAATCAGTAGGTGGTAAAGAATCCTTTTCCTCTAACTGTATATCATCAAAATACACATCACCCGTTATAATACCCCCTATATCAATACTAAAATGAGTAACACTAGCCTGCGTAACATAGATAGTTCCTGTTTGTCTGGTCCAAGTATCAATTGAAGAAGTTATACTATTTATTCTAATAAGTTTAGTTTTAACCAGCACATTATTTTTATCTCGTTCAGTTAAAAAAACACCAGCAACTGAATTCATATCATTTAGTCGAGAATAAAAGCTATAAACATAAGTACGTGTACGCCCAAGAAATGGAAGTATATTTATGCTGTTTTGAATCAGCCTATTTGTAGTTGATCCTCTCATATATAAACATGTGTTTCCTGTTTTACTTATTGAAGCTACAACATTCCAACTTCTCCCAGCATATTCAGTTTTAACTCCAGTATTAGAATAACCAAATGTATCCCAATCCATTGGCTTTAATGTTCCAGTTGTTAATTTTTCCACCCTTTCAAAACTTGAATTATTCAACATATTTCTAAAAGAATCACGATAATTTTGTTTTGCTTTTAAAAATTTCTTACCTGAATAATTTGAAATATTCCCTGCTTTGTCTTTATACTTTATTTTATAGATGTAGTTATTCCAGGGTAGCACATCTGTGTCTGTATACTCCTCAATATTGCTGTTGAATTCGTACAATGTTGAAAAAACTGGTGTTCTAACGATATAGGTTTCTCCAACCAAAATATAATCGGATATTTGTGGGTTTAATATTTGACATTTAACTTTTAAATAAAACGTGGCCGGTGATATAGGGGATATACCCGCAGTATAATAATCAAAGATAGGATCTTCAGATCTATGACTAACCACTTGTGAAGAAACTACACTTCCAGTATCTGCATCTACAACCATTAAAGATATCGTTGCTGTATTTTTTAACGACGGTATAGATACATAGGAAATACAGTTTAATACTTCCGCTCCAGTTATATGCATATTACTTGTTCTAATTGACGCAGTTATTGCACCACCAACAGTAAGTACTTTAATCCTTGCTTGGGTATTTCCATATAATTTTTCAGAGTCATTATTAACCATAGTTAAAGTAGCACCTGCACCACTAACACCAGATTGACTAAAAGTATATCCTAAAAATCCTAAGTCAAACCCCGGATTCGATGTAATATGTTCAGTATCTACTATAGCCCGTACTAAATACCCCTTATCCAATCCACTCGTTGCATCAGAAAATTTTGATGCATTCCATTTTAAATAATTATAACCAGCATAACTATTTGAATCCGAAGACCAAAATCCATCATTTGATGAGATAGATGGAGCAACATTATCATACTGAATTGCTATAGGTCCAAGTGCTGGGCCTATATTGTTATAGGAATCATACACTCTATAATAATATTCAAGTCTTGCAGAACTACATATAGTCGTTGCATTTAGTAATCCAGTTCCTAAACCAAACCAATTATATGAAACACCCGTTATTAAATTAGTAAATCTGAAATATGTATAATTAATTACTGATTTTCCTCCATATCTAATAGATGCTATTATACCTAGAGAATCATTATACCAACCATTTTCATTTGGAGATATCGGAACTCCAGAACCATTCTTTATTATATGTGTTAAACTTAAATCAACTAATTGGGGCAATGGAGTACAGGTTTTGGATTCTGATGCAGAGGCATTTCCATAAGAATCTACCGCACGAATATATCTTGTATATAAAAATGTACCCGTTGTCAATTCACTATATGTATACTGTTTATTTGTAGCCACTGTTATCTGAGTTTTTAAACTAGCAAAAGTGCTTTTCGAAGATATTTGAACATACTTTAAATCTGAAGCAGTTGGAGTTACAAATGAATGTAATATACCCCCGGATAATGCAGTCAAGGCATATGATGTAATTTTTTTAGGTGCTGTTGTATCTCCAGTGGTAATAGATACACCATAAGTTTTATTTGATCTGTTTTTTAAATAAGAATTATCATATAAATCAACAAAATAAGTATACGTCGTTTTATCTTCAACATTTGTATCATATAGATTAACAATAGCACCATCTTCAGATTGTCTATTACGATCATACAAATGAACAATATTACCCATATATAACAATGTGTTTGTATCCACTGTACCAACAGTACCCATTCTATATAAAGAATATGGGGTCGCAAATATGCTGGTTTGTAAATTTGAAATTAATGAACCCGCGACAAACAAATGAATTTTTCTGGATATTTGAATAACCGTTGAGACATCATTTATACTACCAATGTATCCTAATTTATAATAAGCACAATCAGATGGGAATCTAAATCTATTATTTTGTATTGTCCCTGAAGCTAATGTTGTCCCTATAGGAACAATAAGTGAGTTTAATCCTTCAACTAAATTTTTTAACTGTATTGTAGCACAAGGGATACTACATGCATTATGAGAACTATCAAAATATGATACTTTAAATAGTTCTGTATATGACGTTTTATTAGAATAGGCATTGATTAGAGAAAATTCGGATATGTGCAATGTAGGTGATGAATAGCCCGATATGGTAGCTGGCACATTAATCTGAATGTACAAGGAACCAGTTATACTTGGAGTAAATGAAAAACTATTATGAATATAACCCGCATCAGCATACATAGTTGGAGAATTCCATACAGTAGGATGTCCGGAAGTAGACTTTCGAATTGTAACTGAAAACTCAGATAATTTAGGAGACGAGGCTAAACACGCTAATCTCATTGTTGCATAAGTTGACCCATGAAAAACTAATTTTTTATTATTAGAATAAACAATACCACTTGTATTTCCTCTTATAATTTTTAAAACTGGCAATTGATCTATTGTAGCTGATGCTAAACTTGTTACTCCACCTGAAAAATTCCATCTACTTGGATTAGATTTATAACCAGCTAAATTATATTTTATGCCTGATAGTAAATTCACTTCATGTGTTAAACCAACATAATGCATCCTATCATTATTGTTAACTATATAGTCCGTTGTTAACGATACTTTTGCTTTAGTGGCAATTATACTCAGATCAAAATGATTCTTCCCATATATAGAAGAAACATCAGATTTTATACTTCCAATCTTGGTTGCTTTAGTATATACATGGGAGTAATGAGTAAAACTTTCATTAAAAATAGGGTCAGATACGTAATTTTTAGGCAAAGAAATTAATTTAGTTAGATTATGAAGCGTACCGGATACACTAAAAGCAATTTTATCACCTAAATTTAAAGTTCCATTTTCTGAAATTGTAATCCATTTATTTTTTTCGTTAAACAATGAAGAAGATAAAGTCCCGGATATCGGTTGAGAAGTTAGAACTCCACTCGATATATTTTGTTGTCTGTATAAACCATAACCACCCACGTTAGATGTCGTTTCTTTCTTTATTCTTATTGTATTTCTTCCAATAGCAGAATTTTGATTTATAACTTCATACATAACAGGTGAAGAAGCAAATGTAGGCACATTAAGGGTGGCAATTTCAAATGATCTATAAGCTATGGCTGCTTCATTATAATTAGTTCCAGCAACAACACAAATTGAGTTATCAACCATGCTATAAAATGTTATAATTACCGTTGTCCACTCATTTGCTGATAATGGGACTTCAATAGTTGTTCTATTTCCATTCAATGAAGAGTATATTTTTTTATACAAAGTTTCAGATTCCAATTTAACATAAATTTCAAATATCCCACCCGATATAAAATTATTCAACTTTAATACAGATTGATTCCTTGTATAAAATTGAATTCCTGCTAAAATATTATCATGACTAAACAAACTTCTTTTATCTATACTTCTTTCTTGAGTCCATGTCACCCCATTAGTATGACTCATAAATTCTTCTGGAGTTACCCCACTAAAAACAGCATCGTCAGTACGTTGTAAATTATAATTACCTATCGTCCATACTGGAATAAATTCTACTGGGTTAGGAATTTCTGTACGCTGGGATGGTGGTCCTAAAACTATAGTTTTAGATTTTGTTAAATCAACATTTAAATGTTGTCTAGTTTGAACAGAAATTTGTCGTTTAATTATATCATATATATTTGGCATATTATTCTCCACCCATTCCAGTTCCATCTGCCCATTCTACAACACCTATTACAATATTTTTTTGTACACCATTTTTTAATGAGTCCGGGTCAATGTTAGCATCTGTAGCAACATGATAAAGTAACGGAGGATAAATATCATACCCGCGTAATTCAGGAAACCAGATGTATGGTCCAGTATTATCATTTGCATATTTAAATTGTATTGCTTCAAATACTGTATTATTTAAAGGATTTCTTAATAAATTAGCTGTTGAAGTTCCCCAAGGATTATACCTTGATGGAGAAATATACCATATACTTTTACCAATAATACTTTTCTGTCCTGCAAAATCTGTTGCAATTATTTTTATGACATGCAAATGAGCATAAGCAACCTTATATGACTTAACGTTACCAGTATTTTGACCCAATATATTGTAAGTTTTAACCCCGTTAATTGTTGTCATTTCACTATCCGGAATCCATGAAATTGCCGGAGCTTTTAAATAAATAGTATCATATTCATTGGACCCTTTTATTGAATTAAAAAATCCATTTCCTTCTGTTACATCCTCTTTATAGCTAGCTATTTGTTCTACCATTGCCTTTACTACACGCGGACTTGATAACGTATCATATATATGCAATCTAAGTACATAAATATATCGTTTGATATCTAAATTTACTATTCTGGAAATATTATAATGACCCTTTAAACTTATTCGTAATCCCTTCCCATCATTTTCCTGACCAGTATAAAAGTCACAATAATGTTCATTGTAACCATTAGTAGGATTATACAAATCAGTTAATAAATGTCTTCCAGCTGCTTCCCAATTAACCGTCATCAAATCATATTTTGTATTTTCAAAGCCTTTATAGGTTCTATATGGTATAATACTATGATTATTGTGTGGTTCAAACATAATTTTTTCATCAATACCATTAGCTTCAGCAACACCAAATCCTCGTATTCTTATCACAGAATTTATTTGTGGTAAATTACTTACTGTAATTAATTCCTTAGAAAAAGTTTTAGTCAAATCCCTGTATTCTAATATAAAATAAAATTTGCCATATTTTTCTTTTTTAACATTATACGCATAGTACCCTCCGGTTTGTATAGTGTATATTGTATCACCTTCCCCAGTCGATGAACCAAAATACTCTCTCCATTCATCTAGTATGCTTATTCCATTTTTTGGTAAATCTTTAACTGAATCAGTTTCATATTTAAAAAAGCCACTATTTTTTAAATTATGTGTTCCTACCTCATCTGTCATATTCCAAGTATACACATATTTACCAGTATCTAAATATTCCCATCCTGTACTATCATCAATTATAGAAGCACTCCCTGTAAGATAAGAAACTAAAACCCCCATATGATCAACTACTTTTACCCTTATATATCCAGGAGCCATTAAGTCAAATTGCACGGATGGAGATTGTCCAAATTCTTCTACAGCATACGGATTTATTTGCATCTCAACGGGTAATAGCTTATGTGCTGACAGAACGTTTATTGTTGCTGTCTGATAAATCCCTCTTTTCAAATTTTGTAAATAGATAGTTGCCACCACACTAGTAATACCAGAAATTGTTCCATTTGTATAAGAATAAATAATCTTAGGAGTAGACATTTCTCTATTTAAATATCTTATTATTTCATTATGAATTTTAATATACCCAGTAGTAGGAACCCGTTCTTCTAGTATACTTTTAGATGCACTTATTGATAATCTTTCTAAATCATCGCCCACGTTATAAGAAATTGCTCTACTGGATGTGTATTTTATAGCGATAGTTGCCACATTTTGCGGGGCACCTAAATGATTATTTTCAAATATTAATTGTTGTTCTGAAAGAACAGGTTTAGTATCATTCTCTATAGGCAGTCCTATATTATACAATTTAATATTATTAAATACATTATGTTCAAATCTTTTTAAACTCGCAATAGGATAATTATAAAAAGATTCCCAAGGTTTAAATGAGGATAATTTTAGTGTTGTTCTATAAACAATTCCATTTGCATCATATGAATCAGAGATATCTTCAACCCAAAAATTATGCATAGTACCTAAAATACCAGTATTAATATCCTTTACATGCACAAAATCTCCGACACTTATCAATGGGTTGCCTATAATATTTATTTGTGGAGTAAACGACTTTCTAGTTTCGTTATACCTAAGAGCAGTCTGTCCGGCCAACCATAAAGCATGATTCTCAGTTACAAATTTAGGGTCTATTACTATCATTTGTAACTTACGACCAGAATAGCTACTATTAGACATAGAACCTATAGAAACACGATCTAATGCCCTTGCTAAAATATGTTGTTCAATTGGATTATTTATATTAGCAGTAATTGAATTTTCTTCGTCTACCGCTAGATTAGCATACTCTCCGGTTAACTTTCCTACCACGATAATATCGTTGCGTATATTTGATATGTTAGAATTTACACTAAGACTATCAATTAATACACCATTATTTGTTAAATAATCGGAACTATAAAAAGTTTCAACTGGGTTATTGTAATCTGTATCATAAATAAAAATTCCGCCTAAAGCTAAAGTCCCGGTACTTATAAATTTTGGTGTTAAATTGATAGAATAATAACCATATTTATGGTTAAGATTTAAATTTATAATACATGGATTATACCCTAATGTATCATCAACGCCGTATTTAAAATATCTCAAATCACTTGTATTTAAACTCACATTCATAGTAACCACTGCACCAAGAGTAGGATTTGATACTTTTATATGTATTGTACCAAAAGATGGCCCTGTATGCACAATTATCGCTGCAGCAGTACCTCGCATAGTAGCCACACATTTATCCGTTAATGTTGTTGCATATTTACCCACACAAGCTATTTCAGCAAACTGAGTATACTCCGTCCAAGATCCAACAAAAGAAAGTTCATCTATTCCTTTTATTTTATACGGGTTATATATAGATTCAATAAAAAAATTACCCCTATTATTGAAGCCATAATTAAGACCATAATTATCCATTAATTTCTGGACATTATCAGAAATCTGTTCTCCAATAGAGAATTGCCAGTTATATTTATCATCAGAATTACTATTTTGAAGACTGTTCCCATATTGAAAACCTTTAGGTAGTAACATTGGATATGTATTATTATGTTCACACACCAAATAAGCATTAGAGTCCACATCTGCATCTTCTGCATTTAATAGTCTTTTTTTATTGTAATATAACTCTGGATCAATATAGGCATTAATAAGTAAATTTTCTATTACTTTGGATAACTTCCAACCATCATATGTTCGTGGTTTAGTATCACCAGCAACACCATTTGTTGCTTGAGAATAGATATAACCAGCAGCCAAATAATCACTTTTATCCGGATAACCCTCATTCAATTTATCTGATAAAAAAGATGTCCAATCATGACATTCAATTTCCGCTGCAGCCCCATCACGATTCTTTGATATATTCCATCCTCTAACTTGACCAGTAAATTTTGTTATCGTTGCTATAGTACCAGAAGGATATTTATATCCTATATGCCATTCAATTTTATTGAATTTTTTAATTTTTTTATTTGCATATGCAACATCCACTAAAGTATCATCTGCTGTATATTTATAGCCGGATGATGCGGAACTATTCACAACTGGAACTTTAAAAGTTAATTTTGCAGAAGTTTTTTTAGCCTGATCTAGCTGTATATTGCCAACATATTTTAAAATCGTCCCTTTAATCGGATTAGGTCCACTTGGATAATCATTATCATTATAAAATCTGCTGGCAGATAATACGGTAGCATCTTTCATTGTAGAATCTTTTAATAAGACTACAAATAAATTCTCATTATCTGATGCTTGATATTTACTCGTTGAAATATACCATATATCTAAATTATAATATGTATTTGCTGATAATCCAGTAGCATGAAATGACTGATCGGCAGACTCATTCACTCCCAGTTTAATCGTTCCTGTTGTAACAGAATTTAACGTCAGCTTGGCATAGCCGTTGCCGCGAAGATAAAGAGTAGCCGTGGTTGCCTTAGCCAAAAACTTTCCATTATAGTGTATGCCAAATTGTTCTCCAACATAATAGTAAGGAGATATTTCTAGTGGCCAAGCGGTAGCAGTATACCATTTTATAAAAGGCACTGTACTAGACCATTTTTTATACAACACATCAAAAGATACGCTTAATTCATTTTTAAATGTTGGAAATACATAGAAATCTGCGTAACAACCATGTGAATTCACAGTATATGGAGTATCATATACGTATAAATTTGAAAATACCGTGATAGATTTATTTTTGTAGGGGGGAATATTACCAGAAAAAGTAGGGAAAGCTTTAGCAATCATTATGTCGTTTCCTTCACTAAGTGCAATTCGATATTGTACCTAATACTTCCACCGGATTCAACACTAACTTTTAAATCCAATACTCTGACATAAATCCATGAAGTTGTTGTAGTTACACGATAATCGGCTGTTCCAAAATTCACATATTTTTTAGAATCGACGTATCCTTGTAGAGTAGACAACATTCCAGAAAATCCGGAAAAAGTTTTTGGTATCTTAGACCATCGTAAAACAATTAACCGATCATCAAAATATGATCTTTGCTTTACAAGTCCCCCATCAATCAACTCAAAAGTAGAATAATCTTGTGAATCATTTAATTCAATCATTGATGGATTTAAAATTAAATAATATGCTCCAGAATATGAACTAGTTGTATTAAAAGCTATTCTTGTTAATGACATAGTTTATCCCATAATCGAAGGTGAATGAGAATTTCTGTTATATAAATCATCCAGTTGTGCTGATAACTCATCAATAACTCTTTTATTTCCGCTATTACCAGAAATAACAAAATGATTTGTTATATTAACACCACCACCAAAGCCTGTTCCAACCGGAAGTACAAAACCAGATGGTGCATTTAAAATTTCTGGTGTTAATCTATCAACCAACTGGGCAGTATTTTGCTCAATACTTCTTAATTGTTCTAGTTGGGCATTCTCCGCGTCATCCAATTTTTTCCCACCAAACATACCACCAAATAACGAACCAACCATGCTTCCTATCATTGACCCGACATAAGACCCCGCAGGACCAACAGATGAGCCAACTAATGCTCCAACTGTAGTGCCTATTTCACCACCCATTTGAACTCCAGAAGAATCAACTCCACGAGATTTTGCAATGTTAAATCCCACCACACTACCAAACATGGCCACCCCACGTCTTAACAACGCCGCCTGTAATTCAGAGGTACGTGCAGATTCTTCCGTTGATGAACTTATCTTCTCAAGATGCGGAAGCGTTTTATCCTCTTTTGTCTTGTTTAATTCATTATAAAAATCTTTACCCTCTTGTAATCGTTTTTCAAAACTATCTATTTGAAGTTCATCCGGGGAAGTTGTAAAACCCACATATGCAGGAACTTTTTTATTTGATACATCAGCCGCTGTTATTGCTTGTGCGACTGAATTAGCGGCCTGTTCGGCCGCTTGAGATATAGCTTCCGCAGCAGCCAATTGTTCCGGAGAAGCAAAAGCATATTCAATTGGTGAATTAGGAACTCCCGGAATAGGCGGGGTGGTGGGCGGCGATGACTTATCCACGGCACCAGCGTATATGTTTGCCGCTTGAACCATTTTGTCACTCGCTTGATCCATTATAGAAGAAGCACTATTAGTTTTATCCGCCGTCTTATCTAAAGAAACTCCAGCATCAGTTAAAAGCCCTGAAATTTTTTCAGTAGTCTTTGCAGATTCACCTTGGAGTTTTTGTAACGCTGAAATAATGGCAGCAGGTAATTTTTCTATCACCGTCTGAACCATTGAAGCACCATCTATTATAGATGCTTTAATAAGATTTGCGGTTAATGTTCCGCTTGCTACAATTGGTTCCTGCATTGCTTGATCAAATTGTGGAGACTGTGAAGCTTTAATTAAAGCATTTTCTAAATTTTTGGACTCCTGACTATTAAGATCAAATGCCGGTTTAAAAATTTCAGAAGCTTTCTTTGCAATAACTTCAGCATCAATGTTAGCTATTGCATCCGACACACCTTTAGCTCCCTGTCTAAGAAATTCAAAAAGACTTCCTCTAGTTTCTAAAATATCAAAAAAGTTATCTTCATCTGATAAGAGTTTATTAAAACTGGTTCGTACAGAATCCACACCACTCTGTACTTTTTCATAATTCTTACTTAGCCTTTCTGATAAACTTTCAGCCTTCCTTAAAATAGAATCAGATTCATATTCTAATTTTAACTGCTGCTCTTTAGTCTTTAAAATAGCTTCTTCAGTACCCTCATATGCAGCTTGACCTCTTAAAACAGCTAATTGTATCCTATAAATCTTATCATAAAGCTTTTCATTTTCTTGTAACGCAAGACTAGGTTTATTAGCAAATTTAATTTTATTAAAATCTATTAATTTAGTTAACAAATCTTCGCTGAGTTTGCCTTCAGCTACAAGAACTTGGCTTCTTTGTTTTTCTGCCTCAATTACCTCTATAGCAGCTAATTTCAAAGATTGCAATACTAACGATTGTTTTTCTATCAATTCAAGATTTAACTTTTGAGCTTCTTTTAATAAACTAGTTTTTGTAAGTAATCTGTCTATATCTTGTTGTCTTTTTCCGGCAATATTTGGATCAGACTCCACAATCCCCCGCTCTTGTAAAATCTTCTGTGTTTGTTGTAAACCAGCCAATTCAATTTCAGCATCAGAAATCATTCTTTGAGTTTCAAGTAATTTTTGACTCAACGAACCAAGAGATGTTTCTGCAAATTTACTCAATTCAGCAGCTAAATTAAAAGATGCACCGATCTTTTGAGATACTTTATCTATGGTGTATAAAAGATTTATTTGTTTTTGAAACCCAGCAAATAAAGAAGAAGTAGTTTGTTTTAATCCAGTAGTAAACGCAGTATCATTAAATTCAATAGCAAAAACTCCGGCTGCTGATAATGTCTTAATTAAAGAATTAAGCACATCTTTATTTTTATTCATTGCTTCAATTGATTTAATAATATCCGCTTCCTGCATTCCATAGGCTTGTCCAACTTCTCTGATAACTTTAGGGATCGCCTCTTGAATTTTTAAAGCTGCCCTTGCACGACCTATTTGAGTATCATAAAGTAAACCACTCTCCGCAATTTTATTTACATCTTTAACTGCTTTTCCAAATAAATTTTCCACTCCTATAAAATTAATAATTTGCTTAGCAGCATTCTCAGCAATACCAGTTATACTATCCTCAATAGATTTCGCTACAGCTTCAAAACCGGGAAGTGCTTTACCGGAAGAATCTGAAACTGCATCAAGTTGTGTTTGATACAATATTAAGTTCTGTACGGCATAATTTAAAGAATCAGAAAGTATATCAGCATTTTTTGCAAGTTCACTTATTGCAGCGGCCTTTATTTGTTGAAATCCAAATTTGCTTTCAACTGGACTGAGTCCACCAAATATATTTTTCTTTGCAGTTAACTTAACAGCATATTTATCTATAACACCAAATTGATCTGCCAAATTTAATAATGCTTTACGACTGTCCGCCCCATTAAATTCTAGTGCTCTTGCAAAGTCATTAAATTTTGGAACAATCGAGGTAATGCTTGTTTCAATTGCATCAAAATAAGGTTTCATTATAGATTGTTTTAATTTTTCTTGAACAGAATCTAAATTATCTCGAAGTTTAATTAAATCATCTTGAATAACGTTTGTCCCTAATTTACCTAAAAATAACTTAGAATAAGCATCCACCATTTTTGAAACAGATATAGCAGAATCGGCATTCACATGTCCCAAGTTCTTAGTAGTGAGAACTATCGCTTTTAATTTTTGTTCAACATTCCCTTTTGCAATACTTGCAAAGTCCATTTCGGAAAGACTTTGTTGAAATTTTTTGAATTCCTCTACACCTTCCGCAACAATTAAGTTATGCCGTCTTTGTTCTCTTGTAGCCCGTTCCCAAATTACTGATACTAAAGCAAGAACTCCTAAAAATGCCGCAACACCCATTACATATTTACCTATCATCGGAGTTACTTTTTTGTACGTTTTTTCTCCATCAGTAACTACTTCAATATGCCTTTTCCAATTTTTACTTGCTATTACAACCCCGTCACTTTCCTTTACTAATTCCAATGTGGTTTTAGGAAGTAATTTAGATAATCCAAAATATGCCCCGCCGACCAATCCAATAGTAGAAAGAAATCCGGCTATCCCAGCACCAGTTTCACCCATAGCACCAACAAAACTACCAAAGGCAACCTTCATTGAAGTGATAGCACCAACTACTCCATTAGAATCCTGCATGGCACCCATAGCAAAAGTTTTTAATTGATTTTCTGCGATTGCTATTTGTTTAGAAAATGTCATTAATTCAATTTGATTAGCTCTAAATGCGTCACCAGATGCACCTTGAGATTTAACTAAAGCCTCCTGATAACGACTATAGTTAGACAACAAGGCGATAAGTTTTGGATATTGTCTACTCTGAGCAAGTACAATAGCAGTATTCTGTTGTTCGGCTTGTGATAAATCTTTCCATTTAGAACCTAAATCACCCATGATATCTCTCAATGGGCGAAACTTTCCTGCCGACTCAAAAACAGTAACTCCAACTTTCTGAAGGGCAGAAATACCTTCAGCTGACGCAAATCTTGAAAACACTCTCTTTAATGCATTGGCTGCTTCTTTACCGGAAATTCTTGCAACTTCACCTAACGTCGCTATATTAGCAAATAAGTCATCTATATCTCCACCAAATACAGTAATAGCAGGACCAATAGCCTGAATAGATTCAATAAGATCTTTAGCAGACACAGCATAGTCTGCCTGTATTCTCATGACCTTATCAATAACTTTACCCATATCACTAAAACCAATATTAAAAATACGGTTAGCACCAAGTAAAGCATTGAAGGTTTGTTCAGTATCTGCCCCGGTAGTATTCATAGCTAACAATGAATTTCGTGTAGCATCCACTACTTCTTTGGCCTTCAAACCTGCTTGCCCATACAACGTCATGACTTTCAAAACATCTTGTGGAGTCTGGCCAAAATCTATTGAAAACTTCATTGCAGATGTTTTTAACCAATCAAAATCAGTCTCCGTTGGCATCACTTTTTTAAGCTCAGCCATTGCACGATTAACTTCTAAGATTAAATCATAAAATTCTCTAACATTTTGAATAGCTCCAAAGATAACCGCCGATGCCGATCCCCATACAAACACACGTCTAGCCACATCACCAAGGGCATTAGACACTTTAGTAGTCTGTACAAGATATTTTTTAACACTTGTGTCGTCTATTTTGGGAATAACCGGAGTTGGAACAATAGGAGAAGGCAAAGTTATAGCAGTAGCGGCAGTTGGTTTAAATGCGGCCAATTTTGTATTTATTTGTTTTAAACCTTCATTGATACCAGAAAGGTCTAATTGGGTAGTTATAATAAAAGGGCTTGAGGCAGCAGTATCAGCCATTGGATTATCCTATTGAGAAAGATTTATGAGGACCTTGTTTCTTGCCCGAAGAAGATGTTTGTTTTTTTCGTTCATGCATCTCTTCTTTTATTTTTTTCTTCCATTGTTCCAAATATTCATCGAGTTCATCATCATCATTTATGATATCGTCTTCTGGAATCTCCGGACCTTTTCCGGATAGCATCCAATCATAAAAACGTAGCCACATCAAAAGAATTAATTGGGGATTTGTGAGATCAATAGATGCCCTATTTGATCCATCATGAAATAAAAATAAAGAAGAATTAGAGGATAAAGAATATCTATACTTTAAGAGGATATCTGATCTGCGGGCGACTCGCCGAAAAAACTTACGTCGAATCCCCTTAAGAATAGATTGAATAAAGCCAGAATTTTTGTGGCGGCAAAACCATCCTCTAATAGTTCCTTTTCAGAATTCCATAAGGGAACAAGAGAATGTTTGTTGTTGTATTTTTTTATACAACCTGGAGCTAAAATTTTTATTCGTTCAGTAATTAACTGCTCTTCTAATGAATCAGAAAATAATCTTGCTCTCAAAGAAGCAAGTTCCATGTGCCGTGCTTTTGTAGTCATCAGTTGATTATATATTTCTCTGGCTCTTTGTTCAAGAGAATCTCTCTTTTTTTGTAATTCAGCAAGAGTAGTTTCATAGTTATCTGAATCTTTTGGTAGTTGTAAAATTTCTTCTTCTTGTTTCTGGAACATTTCCCGTGTAACAGAAAAATTTTCATTAAGTTTTTTTAACTTTTCAGGAAGTTCATCTCGATATTCTCTTTCTTGAGATTCCGGCCAATCACCACTACCAATTTTTACTTGTTTACCATCGACATCAATCATTAATGGTTGATTGTATATTGCGAGATATTGGCGATCCGTTAAATATAGATTTTCTCGTAATGCTTTTGCTCTGAACTGAGCGGATGTCTTATCCGCTTTCAAAGATAATTCAACTCCGGGATAAATAAAAACAATTGGCCCATATTCTTCAGTATTTATTGTTTGGCTACCTGTTAATACCGATTGTAGTTTAGCATTATCTTCGGATTCAATTATAGCCTTTTCAGTATCCTTGTCAATAGACAATGCATCTTTTAATTCTTTCTCTGCCATACCATTTTCCCTTTAAAAGCTCCCCCAGTAGGATTCGAACCTACATTCAATCGGTTAACAGCCGATTGCTGGACCATTCAGCTATAGGGGAATTGTTTGAATTTGGATGGCCCAGAAATTGGGCCATCCATACTAATAATCTGATCATTTTTGTAATCCCTAATCGGGAATTAGTTACATCCCGACGTATTACAAAAGCCCGATTGGGCATGAGTAGGTATTAAACCCACTCAATGTATGTTACGCGTATACCGGAGGCAAACCGCTACCAACTATACTCAACGCCTGAGTTGAGAAATTAAGTTCAAGTCCACCTGCACCAGTAATTGGCGTTGTGCTATTATCACCAATAAAGTTACAACCGGTAAATGTTTGAGTCTTTAATAGAGTTGTAGTACCGTGGGTTGTTTGAGAACTATAAAACTTAAGAATTATAGTCATATCCTTCACTGCCTTTAAGTCAGACATTAAAATTTCTTTTAGCGTCCCAGCATCAAAAGCAGTATCAGAACCCAGTAATTGTGCAAATTCCCTCAAATCATTTCTGTTAAATGAGAGTGTAATTTCATTACGAAGATTGCCCTCAAGAGGTTTTGCAACCGATCTTGATTCACCAAACTCATCAATTGACTCTCTCGTCAAAGGAACATTAATACTAACGTTAGTACAACGTTGAAGTTTAGACGCCGTATCAGAAGCGTGTTGGAACTCAACTCTGATATAGCCCTTTGACAATTTACCAATACCACTATCAATATTTGTCAATCCTCGGAAGCCCGTCTTATGGCCAGTACCATTATAGAAATAATAAACTAATGGCGTAGTAGAATCAATACCAAGAGCTGGACCAATATACGCTTTGATAGTATAACCATGTGATGTATGATTACTATGTATAATTGTTCCACCGGCAGTTCCAGTCCATTTGACTAAGTTTGATCCAGCATAAACAGCATAAGGTGAACCAAAACAGGCATTACTATTAATTGGAACTCTAAAAGTCAATGAACCAGTTGTAGAATTATAGCTCATAAAAGAACCAGTAATAGAATTAGTTTCTCTCCAATCACCCAAAAGCAGCCGCTCTTCTTCACCAACCAAAGTATAGTTTTGACTACATTCACCACCAACGTCAAAATTATAGGTTAAGTTATCCACGTAACAACGAGGTAGTATAATACTATACATAATAGTAGTAGCGACAGTATCATATCTATGAGGAAGTATAACATGAACTGGATTAGAATCAACGGTAGTCTGTGTAATAGTATATTTATTTACCAATGAAACAATATCTGCCGTAGCTGGAGCAGCAGTTAATTTATTTGCAGTTACTAATCTAAGTCTATGCACATTAGCAGTTTTACCACATTTAATCTTTGTACTTACTGTAGAACTTCCCTGAACTTTACAATACTCAGTATCGTTTGTCGTGGCAAAACTACGTATACGAATAACCTGGACCCAGTCATTCGTCGCAATACTATCTTTTCCACCATTAACTCCGCTAATACCTAAGTAGATTGTAGCTGCTGTATTACCCTTCGTTCCAACGATATTTCTACTAATATAAGTACCAAACATCATTGCTTCCAAGTCAGTTGTGCCCCATTCGTTGCTATTAACTGTCACATTGGTTTCAACTAACGTAACTGTATCTTCTACTAATCCAGCATTACCCATTTCGAAGACACTATCAATAGTATAGTTAGAATTCCAATCAAATGTTTGAATTCTTCGTGTAGGAACTCCATTTATATATGCAGCAACTTGTTTTGCTTGCACGCGTGTCGGTTTTACGGACATTTTAAATCTCCTTTTCTATGTAAATTTTATATTTATTCAACTGGAACCTCCATAGTTGCATGTATGGTGCATACATATTTCTCAGTTGGTATACTTGATGACGGATTAGAAATGTCATTCAATATTATATTTGATAAAACCCCAGTAGACAATTCCTCTTTACGCTGTGAATTGTAATTATAAATTTTAAACGCCAAATCATTACATTCTCTTCTGATAACATTTCCTAACGTCAATAATTCTATTGCATTTGATGCAATAACATATATGGCAATTGAAACTGTGTCATATCCGTCAGTACTACCTAATTCAAAAACTGAGTTACGTATAGTCCCAGTATCCAATATTACAACCGGAAGAGCCAACTGTGAGTTTGTTATTTTAACAAGCACGATCTCCAAATTTTCATATTGAAGATCATTAGCCATGACAATGTTATATTTATTTCTCCAACCATTATTATCTAAATAAGTTTTAAAATAACTTTTTAATGAAAGCAAGGCCAATACTATATTATCTACTGTAGTTGACATTTATTACTCATTTAAGAAATTTTGTAATTTTACACTTACTGCTTTTTGAAACATATTTATTACTTCATATCTTGCTTTTTCTATATACAGTCTTCCTTTTTGGCCCGGATGATTAATTGCAAGATTAAAAGGTGCTTTTCCTACCATTGCTACTTTACCTTTATAATATCCACTGGAATATTTTTCAGATTTTCCCACAAAGTATATGTTATTACGTTTCCACCAAAAGATCATAGGAACTTCAGGGTCTCTGGCTCTTAACTCCGAAAAAGGATCAACGCCAAATTGTAAAATTCTCCATAAGCGTATATTATTATTCTTAGGTTTTCTTTTTAAAATTCTTTTTATTGGATCTAATTGGTCCATCCTGGTTATTCTACCAATCCCGCAGGTTATAATATAACCACCTTTTCTTCTTGAAACTTCCGCTTTAATATTTTCAGCGATTAGTTTAACTAAAATATTATGTGGTTCAGTCGCTGATGGGTCTCTCATAGAATACTTATCATCTAATAAGGTATCTTGTGTAACAATTTCCATAGTCCTTGATACTGCATTAATAGTATTGTCAATTGAACCGGGTTTTGCTATTTTAGCAATTTTACTATTAATGTATCTTGTAACTAAATCAACCCTAGTCCCAAACTGTATATTAGCCATCGTTTTTCTTTAAATTACGACTGTAATTTCCAACTATGTCTAAAATATTTTTTCTTATTCTAGAATAAGAATCTTCTAATTCTTGTCTTAATTCCGGATGTTTTTTATATAAAACTTCAAATTCAGTTTCAATATTACTTAATACTTGTCTATTCAATGCCTTAATCTGTATATCCATTTAAACCTCACTATCTTTCACCAAAAAAAGATATGCTATTTCATTATTTCCAGAAGTATCAAATGTTTTTGATTTTAATTTAAACCGTTTAGATCCAAATTGAACATAATCCAAATAATTCAAACAAGTCTCATCACCACTAATTTTTATATCTTGTTTTTTACAAGCTAACCAAATGTCAAATGGTTGAAATTTAGCAATCAAAGAATCTTTAATGCTGTTTGATTCATATCTATTTAAAGTTCTTTCTATAATATAAACAGTTATATGCAAAGATGCTGGTAAATCTTTTCTATAATCTTTTTGAATTACTGCATTTTGTCGTCCATCTAGAGAACCCGACATTTCTTGTGCCGTTGAATTGTGCCAAACTGGAGTGCCTATTAAAAATAATGTTGCGGTAGACGCATAACAACTACTCAATAATTCTTTATTAACTTCATCAACAAGACTTTTGATATATTTAAAATCCATTATGTCGTCACGTCATCTTCGTTATAAATGTCTACAGTTTGTCCTGAACCGCCAGACTTCAATTTTTCTTCATCAATTAAATCTTTAATTGATTGTTCTAATTTATTAGTTATATCGTTATACACGTTTAATTGTGTCTTACTATCAATTGAAGTCATTGGTCCTTTAAATGCAACACCTAAACCATATCTCATTTGTTCACTGGCATAATATTTCCGAACAATAACTGCAAGTGAACGGGCAATTAATTCCATTCCATCATTATCAGAAATATTTACAGTAAAAGTACTTATTGTTCCAGTAATATAAACAAATGTCTTAGAAAAATTATTATTTAAATAACTAATTGCATTAGGCAAAAAAGATACTAATTCTTCATTACTAAAAATATAGGGTATTTTTTCAGTATACTCATAACTGGCATACACCAGCTTAAACTGTGCTGGTCTGATAGACTTATCAGCACTTTTTGGAAATGTACAAGATTGCAAGGTTGCATTATACAAAAATACCCTATCCGTAGTAGCCGACGTTTTTAAGGAAGCAGTCGAGGAATACGTATAGGGATCAACATACAGAGATACAGACCCAATAGCGGGATGTTTTATATAAAAAGTTTCACGTAATGTAGTTGGATTGCTTAATCGTCCAATTTCTTCATTTCTTATTACTTTAATCCTTGTTATTGGGTCTGGTATGTATCCCCTTGAAATCAATAAAATATTATTTATTACTACACTCATTATTACTCAAGATCTGATGAATTTAAATTTTTAAACTCAATTTCTGTTAGTGCATCAATTTTCTCATCAATTGATAAATTCTCTGAATCCCTCACTTTAAAACTTTCACAAGCTACCTGTAAATCGTGAGGATGAAGCAATGATACTCTAAATTTAAGTAGAAGATAATTTTTTCTACTCCGTATTATTGAAAGTCTTGACTCATCTGTTATTCCAAGATCCCTTGCTTCGTCAATCAAATGGATTGCACCCCAAAAGGAAGTCAACCCATCAACGACTTTCTTCAAGTCTTTTATTGATCCCTCAAGAATCTTTTTAGCTTCAGTTGGAGTAAAAGAATTTGGACCTGGTTTGTTGGCATCTGGTTTTGCAGCAACACCAGTCATACTTAATTCATCAATTACTAAATCATCTCGAACCAATAAACCAAGTACTGCGTGTTCTGTACTTCTTATACGAAGCCAGGTTGTGTAATCAATTACAGCCTTATCCCCATATCCATCTAATACTAATCTGGTTAACCCACCTACTGGATGAGACAAACCAATTCCAAATCCACCACGGCCAAACCATCTCACACCAACTATTGGACTCTTTTGTTGATATAAGTCCAATTCTTGACGGATTTGTTCTAATTCTTTTGACTGTCTATCAAATAACTCTTTTGGAACCGTTGAACTAACTTGCTTCTGTTTCATATCCTATCTCCGTTCTTCTGCTATATTTGGGGGTTACATAAATGTAACCCCCGACAACTCTTCTACTGCTATATATAAACCCTAACAATTACAAATTAAGTAATTGCTGCCACTCTGACAATACGATTGGTCTTAAAAATGCCAATACCGTCATCCCAACGCAAATAGATGTTCATAGATTCGTTGGACATAATCGTCTCGTTTGAACTACGAACAGCGTCAGCAATAACGGCCCGACCAGCCGGTAACAATGAAATTATCCACAGTTCAGTCGCTGGCATAGGATACACTGAACCATAATCCGGGTCTGTAAATGAATTAACTTTTACAACCGGGATACCGGCATATTTACCAACCTGGCCCAACTTTTCAAATTCCTCTTTACCCGAATCTGACCAACCCGACATGCTTGCTAATTTATGGATCGCATATCTACGACCTATAATCATCTTAATATCACCCTCGTCAGTCAGTTTGTTAATGGCCGTATTCATTGTACCAAATGCAAGGCTAGTACCTGCTTGATATTGGGCACCACCGGAACCATAAACTGTCATACCAGCCAATGTGGTAACAAACAGCAAGCGGTTACGCCAAGCCCTAATCAAATTCGCGGCATAATCAGCCAATTCGGAAGCGGAATACTTACCAGTACGAATTTGGGCTAAGTCAAGTCTTATACCAATTTCTTTCTGGCTTGTAGTAGCTGTATATTCCGTGAATTGGGGTCTGGACATACGAACGGCAGCACCATATGTGCTGTAGTACACGTTCAAGCCGTGGACTTCACGAAGTTTAAACGTATCACCCGGTTGAACAGTTTCCGTTGGAAGAATAGCCGAAATTAAATCCTCCTGACCAGCAACCATAACTGAAACATTTTTCATTATAGTTCTAGCGAAAGAATCTAATTTTTCTTTTACAATTGGATCATTCCAATTAAAGTTATTTCCAATAGCTTCAAAATCCGCTTTAATAGCCTTTTTTTCCTCGGAATACAACGAAAATCTATCTCCAGATGCACGTTGTAATCCAGCGGGACTTATCATAGCAACGCTAGACATTTTATTTGACATGAAAAATTACCTCCTAATTTATATTAAAAATTATAATACACGAACTCTTACATACTTACCATTGAACGTACCAAGACACTGCCCAAAAACAAGAGATGTATCGTTATACCCGCCTCTAGCTGCAGTCAGTTTGCCAGTTGAACCGATACAAACAAGTCCACCCTTGGTAAATTTTGGAAATGTCGAAAAAGCCTTTTCAGTCATTGAATAATGAACTTCGAATTCATTTCCAGACTTTAAGGCCATCCCAATACAATAGTCATTTTGATTGATAGTACAAGCCACGGATTCAGGATCAGGGTCTTCTATAAAGATTGGGAAAAATTCTCCAACTGCGGGAATAACCGTACCGGCAGTTTTATTTAACTGTAAAGTTGGAACGGCAGATGCTTTTCCGTACCACGGGGTAGCTGCAACAACGTTCAAAGACGATGACCCAGCACTAATTCTACAAAAACGACCTTCACGAGTTGCTGAACCAATATACTTGAACGATCTTAAATCTGCATCAGCGTAGGAAATAGGTCTAAATGTTAACATTATAATTATCCTCCTAAATTACTTTATATGTTTTTCTCTAATTCTAGTAAGTTTGTCTTCTAACGTTCCTGTCAATTCTTCGTTAGCAGAACCTGGGGTTAAACCATTATTATTTGCGGAAGCGGTTGCAAGTGTCTCTTGTTTAACCATAGCAATCAAAGATAATTTCAAATCATTAAGTTTCTTTTCATCAAAAAGTTTTGCTTCTATCATTACTTTCACATCGGGTAAAAGTGTTTCTGGAATAGTCACACCGTCTTCCTTCAATGAAGCAAGAAAAGTGTCAATCTTAGCATTTACTTCTGTTTTAGTAATATTACTTTTAAGTTCTGTTAATGCTTTTTCTGTATCTTCTAATTTCTTTATTAACTCTGTTCTTGCTGTTTCTGCGGCAACCAGATTGTCCTGCAATTTTGTTAATTCAATCTTAGCAATAGACTGCTCTTCCTGTCTTGCGGCCTCAATTTGTGCTGACACGTCTTTTACGAGAGTAACTTCATTTTCATTATACACTCTATCAGTTAACGTAATTACTTCTAATCCACCAATAACGCGAGCTAACGCTGCCGAAAACTCAGTTGTAAAAGCGTCAATTTGTTCTTTTGTTGGTTTTTGTCCATTAGTCAAATCCACTAACTCTTTATTAGCAACTAAGAATGCTTGCACTAGAGTTAGAGTATTTGTAATGGAAGTTTCAAATTTAAATAAACTCATTACTTTTCCTCCTGTTATGTCACTTAAGTTATTATCGTTTATTGTGTTAATTTTTGTACTAATTTCTAAAGATTTTTCAGAAGCAAATACAATTTCTTTATCTTTTTCAATTACTATATCAGTCGGACAATGAATTGACGACTCAATTAAATCTCTAATTGTATTATCTGGATTTGTTTGTAATGAAGAAACATAGGCTTTTGTGTCAGCTGGAAACTCAACTATTCCCCACCCCATAAAATTGATACCAATTAATTTATGCCGTGGAGTAATACCACTATCTATAAGTGCACGATGTTCAATAGCAACATGTTGATAATAATCAAACATACTATGGGTTTCACTATTAAACACTTTTCCACATTCCATACATTCTAGAGAATCAAATAAACACTCCATACTTACAGCTAATTTACCTTCGAAGTATCTCTGCCTTATTATCTCATCTCTTAAAAGATACGTATTGGATTGTGCGTCTACTAAGTCCGTCTGTTGCATATAGGGTGATAATCTATTCAATATTCCAGTAAATTCTAAGGCAAGAATTTCTTTATTTTCTTCTGGAGAAGAATCTGGGTCCGCTAAAGTTCTCAAAGTTGCCTCTAATGAGAAACCTATAACTTGATCTCTCATATGCTCCCAATCAATTAGTTGAAATCCAGCAGTTTGATAACTTTTAATTAGTTCCTCTTTTGAGAAGAATGTACCATTCTTGTTAGCCCCTTCATGAACACCAGCCACATACAAGTAGTACTTATCATTCATGCTGGCTGCTAAGAATGATTCTTTACTTAAAGGTATAATACCTTGTTCTCTTGGTACTTTAAGGTTTGGTTGTGTAGAGCATAATTGTGCCCCAGATGAAAAGAAAGCTTTCTTATTTGCCAACATGACTAATGAAGACTGTACTCTATTTTTAAGGGTCTCTTTAACCCAATTTCTCGCTTCTTCTATAGTCCACGTGTTTTTATCAAAAAGATAAGAATACACAGCGGCCTCCTTGGTATCTTTTAATATACCAATTACCTCTTTAACTCCTTCTTTATCTTTAATTAAACACTCTTTAAAAGAATCAATTTCAAATTTATCATCTGAATTTACAATGATTATAATATGCATATCTGTTACTTTTGGAGTTGCCATTACTTATCTCCTAATAATGATTCTTGTTTATTTTGTGTATCAAAAAACTTCATAGCAACATCTCCAAAAAGACTTTTCATATTCATCCATTTATTTTGCACCATTTGATAAGCCGGAGATGTTTTTGGTGTCATATTTAACGCTTGATAATAATTAAATTTAGCTCCTTCTATATTTATATCTTCTAATTCTATACTTGCAAAATAAATGTACACCTGATATGCCTTTGTGGCATGTTGGAACATAAATTTATTAACATGGTCTAATAACTCTTTATTTTTTCCTTGATTTTTTAAACAATCAATAAATCTTATAAATGTATCTTGATATTCAGGTTCAATTTTATAGGATTCCCAAAAATGTTTTTCTGCCTGTTCCCAATTTTGTTTAGCAGAATAGATAATCCCAAGTCTATATAAAACGATAAAAGATGAATTCAAATTGTTCAATATAATATTAGAATTATCCTTTTTTTCGTCATATCTGGATACAACAAATAGATATCGTTTTAACCAAAATTCTGCTTTATCTAAATCATTTGTCATCAAATAAACTTCACTTAGATTCATGATTGAATCCAGGTGATCGGGTTTTATTTTTAATACAGCGTTAGCATGCTCTGCAGCTTTAATAGGTTGCCTGGAGTTTATATATGCCGTGCTTAATTGCTCATTTGCCATAATAAAAGCATTAATAAACCTGTCATCTCCAGTATGCATTTTAGAAACAATTAAATCAAGAACTTTTTGAGCCGCTGAAATAGTCCCTGCACTATCATTTTTAGCTCTTAATAATTGGGCCAAATTTAAATAAGCAAAATAATCATTTGGGTCATTTGCAATTTGTTCACGCAAAAGCTCTTCCGTTCTTGCATGTTTTCTTTGCATTTCTTCTTCACCAAGAGAATATCCATAATGATATAAAGATATATTTGATCTCCGTGCATTTGACATTTCATTATTAGGATAGATCAACTGATTGTGCACTGACCCGATAAAAGTTGGATTTAATCTTTTTCCAGAAATATCTCTAAAGGGGAATAATCTAGGATAAAATAAAGAAGCAACTAAAGAATCCTCTGAGACAGAATTATATATATTAACCATAACTTCTTCGTGAGGATGATTTGAATTTAATACAAATTCTAATTCTTTATATGATTCTTTAGTAATTATTTCATCTAAGTCCACAAATAGAATCCAGTCGGTGTCTTCTGGAACAGCCTCCAAAGTAAAATTTCTGGCCTTAGAAAAATTCTTTTCCCATGGATGTTTCATTAAAACCAATTTATCTTCTGGAATAAACTTTCTAAACAACGCCTCAGAATTATCATCATATTTAGTTAAATTAATAATAACTTTATCTGGATTGGTCTCTAATATGCTTTTAGACCACTGTTCAACCCATTTTTCTTCATTACCTGAAATAGCAATAACTACGAATTTTTTCCGTGCCATAAAATCCTCTTAAGTTAAAATATCTGTCATATAAGGAACTTTTCTCACATAATTAAAAAAAGCATGTGAATTCCTTTTTCCACTACCATATGTCCAAACAAAAAGAGCAATATGCAATTCTTGTTCTGTATCCGTATCTAATTTTGTATTATCACTTGGTTGTACTTGCCAAGTCACAGTTCCACTTGTATTTATAACTACATCATTTGCGTTTTTAATATTTTGTTTATATCTACTATTTATTGTAGCCAGATGTTTTGCATCAGCAGTTAATAATTCTGGACTATAATAAAATTGAGTGCATCTTAATGTACCAAGTGACGATAGTGGAATCTTTGTACCTGTTTCTGTATCTATAAGTGTAAAAACTAATTTATAAGAATTAAGTTCATCGAAATACTGTGTAGAAGCTGACATAATAAATTCCTATTAAGATAACAATTTTAGAGATAATTCACTTTGTATAACTTTTGTAGATTCATTACTTGTACAGTATACTTTTAAATTATCTGTATCCACCTGTCCTCTATATAGGGTAATTTCAGATAATCCTATTTGTTCAGTGATAACTGCAAAAGCTATTGGAGAAGTTGGTTGAAATCTTGGATCAAGTTCTCCCGGTTTTGCATTAAATCTATCGTCAAATCCAAAAGGCATTATGGCACCCTATGAAACACTAAAGTACTATCTAACACCGTGGATGTATTACTGTGCTTATAAATAATGGACATTAAGCACACACCAAGTGAATCAATTATTTGGATGCTATCCTTTGGACTAGCCCCGGTATTCGGCCAGTATACCATCTTTGTTTTATTTGTTGCTCCCCAAAAAGTAGCCATACTCCATATTAGACCATTTTGTCGTTCTAATTTAGTATTTAATGTATCAACAAGTTTATTCCAGTAAGCAGTCGTAAAATAAGAAGAATCCATAAGAATTCTTTGAAAGTCAATAGTTTCAATAGAATCAACTCCAAAAAAGGCTGTATATTTAATAAATACATATTTATCAGTCTTTACTGCACTAGCAATAATTACAATAGAGTCCCAACTTGCATTTGTTGGTATAATCTTAAAAGAAGAATCCGTTCCAGATGGTTCAAATTGCATTTTAACTATAACAGAATCAGCAGTAGACAAACTACCATTATTTGCTGTAGTAAAAGAACAAGGGATATCAGATCCTATAGATATTGACCCAAACAAAATTATTATAGTTAATATAAAAGAAACAAAATTTTTTATTTTCATAACATTTATCCAATTATATACTTATCATGTATTATTCCATATTTTTGTACTGATTATCGGACACTAACCCCAAAAATACTCAAAAGTTTAAGCCCCAATTTTTGCAACCAAGTCAAAGGTGCTTTCACAAGATAAGCAACGCTATCTCTCGTAACATTTCCACCCGTGTCCACGATAGCAACAACAAAATAAGCATTCCCGGTATCCTGAGAACGCCATAAGTAATCCTTGACTTTTGTAATATATCTTACTTCTGATCCATAGGCTGTATCATAAATTGTTGTGTCAATGCCATATTGGTTATTAATTTTTAAAGTACACGAAGCTAACCGCTCTTCCGCGTTAGCATTTGCAGATGTGTCAGACATATAGGCTATTAGGGCATTAGAAATACCTGTTATAAAAGTATCTGTAACTGGTATGATGCTATCAATTACTGGAGGAACTGTATCAATATAATTTGCTTTAGTATGATAAAATACTTTAGTCATAAGATTATACGTTGTAGTGCTACTCCATGATGGATTATTAGGTAATGTTCTTTCTTCAGGGGTTAAAAAACCTGAAAATAAATACTTTATAGGCTTATTGTTAGCTGTAGTATCTGAAATTGGCCAAAAATGAACCCCATATTGAGAATGAGAGGGTATTTCTGTGCTATCACCATATACCCACAAACCAACCCAATAATTTGTATTGGACTCCAATACAGTTGTTGGATCAAAAGAGTATCTCAATCTTTCAGGAATAGCATCACTAGTGCCGTTTGTTAAGGATGAATCTAATGATCTCGCCAAAGGTGTTTTAGGTGCTCCGGCAGTTCCATCACTCTTATAAATTGCATAATATACAGTATCAATGCCCACTCCGTTTGCACTACACCAAAGGGCAGAAGAATCTAAAAAGGCGGTAACTCCAGCTGCAAATATTGGTGTAGTATATTTCCATAACCGTAATACACCTTTTGAGTTAAGTTGAGAACCCGGAGTTGTCCCACTATCTAATCTCCATCCAAAGTAATTAATGGTAGTATCAACCCAAATATAATTCATTATTCCCGTGCTATATACCGTTTTACTAACTTCTCCACAAGTAGGATCATCACTCCATACTCTTAGTTTAAATTTACCATTTTGAGTTGTATCATTTCTGGTAATTGTCCTTGTCATTATAGTATCACCGGTCGTAGGTTCACTTGTGTGATAATCAAATACTATTGGGTATGTCACTCCACCATCCTTTGAAAACCATAATGTATCTGCAATAAAAGTAAGATCACCACTTAAGGTATAAGTTACAGTAGAAATAGCATCAACAGTATCAGTTCCGCCAATAGCATATGTTGTTAACGTTGGTGATACTATATTTGCCACACCAATTGTAATATCATTTGTGTCATATCTGGCACCACCAACCGAATTAAATGCTTTAATTATCCAGTGTGACTCACCAACATCACTACAAATTGGAGTATAGGGAACAACGGTGTCTCCATTTACCATATCCCCCACAGCAGTGCATGTTCCAGAAAAGATATTATACTTTACTAATGAGTCATTAAAATAAACAGCTAATGAACAAATAGTATTATCGTCGTCTATACCAAAGGTAATATTCATTGCAGAATTAGCATTAGCAGAAGTAACAGTTCGATCTATAATAGTGGAAGGGCGAATTCCTTTTTTTGTTCCTATGAAAGCTTCGTAGGGGGTAAGAACAACTGAATTTACAGATGTGGCGGAAGTCTCACCATTAGCATTTATAGGATAATAATATTCTTCTAAAGAAACAGTTTTTTGAAAAGCAGTTCCATATGGAGCAATTGCGGTTCTTCCCCATCTTCCATCAGAACAAGTCATTAACAAAACTACGTTATTACTATCATCATAGTTACGTTGCCAAATATATAAATAAGTAGAATCCGTTTCTTTTGTATCTTCATTTCCTGCAATAGTTGTATCCCTTACCCAATTTCTATTTCCAAATGTGTATAATACGCGGGTGTACGCGTCGGGCAAGCCCAAGTCTACCTCGTAGATATTATACCAACGCAAAGAATCATTAAACCTCATAAAAGTTACGTATGCATTAGTATCTTGAACACAAGCAAAAAATGCCAAATGGAGTTTAGAAATATCACCTATATGCCCCATAGCCCAGGTCGCAGTATCAGTTCCACTATTTGTTAGGTATCCAACGTCAGTAGGTATAGTCCAAACAACCATTTTATTTAGATGTTGTGCCATTGTGTCACCGTAGGCTAATAAGGTCAGCCATGAGGGAGCATTACTAGTCACTCCTATAGGATTTTCTAAAGAAACACCAGATACAAACGGAAGAGTAGCTGATAGCATAGCAACGTTAGACTTGTCTATATTGACGCACTGTCTAATTCTTGGTAGACCTCCTGCGGTGGTTGCTGCATCCAACCAACTTTGAATCATTGTGTCTATGGGACCAGTGGATTTATCAAAATATTTATATAATGAATCTTGATTACTTTCTATATTGGCTATTTCTTTCCAATCCATTTCTGAGGTAGGTCCACCCCTTGTTGAGTCAATCCGATAATAAGAATTAAGTCTTGGTGAGGCCGCGTTGCGGTATTGGTTATCAGAGAAAAATCCTGTAGGTGGATGTGTGCCTATTCCTGGGCCTATAGCTTTTGCTGAATCTTCTATAAAATGCCGTACAAATGCATAAGCGATAGCCTTTTGAGTAGTTACACTGAACCCATTGGCTAGCCATTGATAACCCATTGGATATGCAAAGGTATCTGTATTAGTGTTATTAAAAAATTGATATGTAAATCGTGTTTCACTAGGATTTAATCCAGCTGTAAGAATTACTCTACTATAGTTTTCAGGAGCAGCTCCACGAGAACTATCACCATGTTGTTTAAGTGAAATCATATCGTCAGCAATATGCACAACTAAGGTTTCAGCACGAGTAGAAACACCAGGAAGTACGGAATCAAGATAATGGGTAGCATAATCATACAACCAAGCATTAACCGTATCGAGTTCTCTAGCATCAATCTGATTAAGTACTCCGGCATCACCATCATACAGATCAATTTCTTGTGATGAAGCATACGGGCCTACTATACAGGGCCAATTGTAAACTGCTGCCGTATCCCGTAAAGCATTCATTATAATAGGAGATCCGGCAATCATCCAATAACCCATATGACGGGATAACCACGCATAGTTATAGTGATCCGCCTGAATGTAGCCATTTCCACCAAAACCAGATTTCCAAGGAGTGTCTCTATCTACGGCTCCAGTGATAGAGAATAAAAATAAACAAATACCAAAAAGTATAATTAATTTTTTAAGCATTATCTTCCATTCCTGTTTGGTTTGCCATTGCGGTTCTGTTTACCGTTGATGTTGTCCTTAAAATTCCCCGGCGAAGCATAGACGTAGGTGATCGTCATATATGGGTCATTGGTTGTCCCGGTAGCATTTACGGAATAGAAGTTTATCATATGCCCTTTCGTTTCCGTCTTTAAGGCAAGGCGGACTCCTATAAAATTGGCAAGATTCCCTGTCACAACCGAATCCATGATTGCCGTCAAGGGTATTCGATACCACTTACCAGCAATAGTATCGGGAATAGCCTTTTTGATTCTCCAAGCCGATGAATAATCGTTCCCGTCACTACCACATCCGGCCGATGTCCAGTTGGTATCAGTCCGTCGTCGTGTCCATGTAACTTGTGAGAGTACCCAGTCTTTAATAAGAACATCGGTATAGAATGTGTCGGTTGATGAGGCACTCAACCCGTAGCTCTTTCCTTTCACGAAAAGGGTGCAAGCTACTACGGAAGACGCATTATCCATGCTATCATTAAAGGTAGCCCCCCCGACGTAGAACCCCATAATAGTACGATATTTATATATATCATCAACCAGCATCGCTCCAACAGCAAGAGTATCGACATTACTGTAGTTTGTGGTGGCATCTATACTATTCATGTAACTATCTTCGAGATAGTACGTCCGAGTTATAGTCGTGTCTGTCGCCCCAACCATACCATAGAGCAGAAGGACGGCAAATAGTAATCGCTTAATCATAGTACCTCTTGCCGAACAAGACGATTCGTTTCATTTTCAGAAAATTCCCTGCCGCCGTATGTGCAATGACCCACTTGAAGGCAATCTCTTGACCGGCGGTGAAGGTATTGCCGATAGTAAATTTGGAACCAGCACCCCATGATTCGCTCGCTCCAACATCTGATCCGCTACTACTCGCATGAACCGAATCGGCAAATACCGCTCCAGTCTTGGGAATGATGATGGCGAAACTGTCTACTACCGTTGTCGCGGAACTTCGATAAAATTTGATGCTATCGACAAGGACGTGGGCCTCAAAGGTGTAGGACGCGGCAACTGTGTCATGGATATTTGTTCCCACTATGCAGGTATCCATAAATGTCACCCAATCAGTACCAGAAAAGTACGGGAACGTGCATCGGGTAGAATCGTCTGTCCTCATATTTCCAAGTACATTTCCTGCCGATAATTCACGTACCCAAGACGACGGGGAGGGCGTTCGCGGAGTTGGGCGAAATGGAACCTCCTTATACCCGGTATGCCAGATACTCGTCCCGGAAGAATCGTAAAGACCCGTGAACACAACCCCTAGAGTCATGTGCGACCCTTCATCAATTCCAAAGATTGACGACTGATATATGATGTCGTCCCACTTTCCGGCCGTTCCGTTCTTGATTAAAAGGCTATCCCCCTTTGTCCATGTCCACCCATGGTTACGGCTTTCCCATATCTCCCCTCCGGCAGAAGCACTCATTACTGTAATAAACATTTGGTCATAAGCTGGTGCCCAAGCAGATAGATGGCTCGGTTGAATTGTCGCGGTGGAGCACGGCCCTTGGAATGTGAAAAATGTATCAAGAGTTTTCGACACAAACCGGTAGAGTGAGTCTGTACCTATTCGCCCTGTGACTGAATCCTTGTCGGTTGAAACAAACATTACATAAAGACTGCCGGTGTCCAGGACAATGGCCGGAGATTTCCAACGGCCGAACCGAGTAATCCTATGAAGTGTTCCCCACGTCACGCCGTCGTTACTCGTGCGGGCGAATATAGCTGACATCGGAATGTTACCGACATTCCACGTCGCCCGGTAAAACAAACATAACTTTCCGTCTGCCGTTTGCAGAAGGCCGGGGTCAGATAGATAGGATGCCGCTTGATTGCATTTATGTGAATCTGCCGCTATACTCGTTGTATCATAATACCCGATGTTCGACCCACTGTGGAAATAGTAAATCGTATCCTCTATAAAATTTGTTGAACCGGCGGTATCTATCGGATTATGAAATGTGTCTACCGCATCCGGGCCGTACTTATTTGACCACCCCTTAGGGTTGGTAATATCATTGGAAACATGGATAGTGGGGTTTTCCTCGGTATCAGAATTGATAAGTGGCGTTGTTACCAACCACCATTTCCAAGCCGATACCGTATCTGAATTGCGGGGAAATCCTTCAGGGAAATAAGCAATTCCCGGATGGACATGGCGGGAACTATCCCCCGTGGCCACAGTCAATTTTCGGGCAGATAGAGTAAAAAAGGTGTCCGTTCCATAGACCACACTTGCCGGGATAATATCATCTAGGTTCCAACGGGTTTGGATGTTGTTTCTTCCGAAATGGCCAGAAACCGAAAGACCACCATTGACGTGGAGATTTGATATATTCCCCGATCCCTCGCCTATATGGCCGTCAACCATCGCCTGTAAATCAGCATCCGTGGTATCGACAGTGGCAGTAGGTGTCTCCCATGTCGGAACCGATGACACGCCGTTAGATTTCAAGTATGTCCCTGATACCCCAAACGCTAATTCCTGAATCGAAGTAGCTGTTGCGTTAGAATAAAACATTCTCCAAGCTGTAGCATTTAAATAAGTTATTGGTGTATCCGAAACAGCGGCATTTGGAGTAGTAACCACAAAATCAAGAGTATTATCATCATCCTGATAGGTAACAGTAATCCCCGTTTCAGTGTTTCCAGTAGTCATTCCACCAACTTTATCAGATACCCATTCAACAATATTAGTTGTGTTAAGTTTTGTTGAATCAATACATGCTGTTGCTAAATGGCCATTTTTTATTGCACCGGCATCCAGACTAACAACACCGGCAGAGCCAAAATTAAAAATAGAATCAATAAAACTAGTAATACCCTTATTAGTGGTAGATGCATCCTCTCCTGTTATTGTAATACCCCCAGCTGAATTAGTAATGTCTATTCCTTCACCTTCAGTTAATGTCGCTAAAACCGGATCAGTTGTTCCATCTCCTATTGGAATCTGACCATTCGTTGCGACGCCTAGAGCAGTTATTGCCCCAGTACCAGAACCTAATAATATTCCACCATCTGTAAATGTAGCTGCACCAGTACCGCCTTCATTAACATCCCAAGGATTAGCGGTATTTACAAGGTTGGCTTCTATTGTTCCATCTGCAATATCTGTCAATATTGCAGAATAGGCCGTAAACTTAGTTTTAACAGTTGTTGTATCCCAATACTTGCCAAAGTAGCCGGTAAACGCACTATTGGTGGTATCTATCTTAGTTGCAGAATCAGCATGTTTAGCATATGTGACCGAGTCAGGGCCAAATGCTGAGCTGTCAGCCCAGTTCCATACAGCACCAGCCAACTCAAATTTAGTTTTAACAGTTGTTGTATCCCAATACTTGCCAAAGTAGCCGGTAAACGCACTATTGGTGGTATCTATCTTAGTTGCAGAATCAGCATGTTTAGCATATGTGACCGAGTCAGGGCCAAATGCTGAGCTGTCAGCCCAGTTCCATACAGCACCAGCCAACTCAAATTTAGTTTTAACAGTTGTTGTATCCCAATACTTGCCAAAGTAGCCGGTAAACGCACTATTGGTGGTATCTATCTTAGTTGCAGAATCAGCATGTTTAGCATATGTTACCGAGTCAGGGCCAAATGCTGAGCTATCAGCCCAGTTCCATACAGCACCAGCCAACTCAAATTTAGTTTTAACAGTTGTTGTATCCCAATACTTGCCAAAGTAGCCGGTAAACGCACTATTGGTGGTATCTATCTTAGTCGCAGAATCGGCATGTTTAGCATATGTTACCGAGTCAGGGCCAAATGCTGAGCTGTCAGCCCAGTTCCATACAGCACCAGCCAACTCAAATTTAGTTTTAACAGTTGTTGTATCCCAATACTTGCCAAAGTAGCCGGTAAACGCACTATTGGTGGTATCTATCTTAGTTGCAGAATCAGCATGTTTAGCATATGTGACCGAGTCAGGGCCAAATGCTG